GCCTGGGAGTACTATCGGGGACGGTGACACCAGCCATCGCATATGCGCTCGAGGTGTTGCGCTCGATGCAGCTTGCGCTCGAGGGTGCAGCTCGCACCGGGCTTGCCACCGTCGGCGTGCTGCCGTCGAGGGCTGTCGATGCACCCCAGCGCGTGATGGCACAACGCTCGGTGCTACCGCCAGACTCGAACGCGCCAAAGCCGAAGATCGCGATCGTCGAGGAGGTGCCATTCCTCGGCGTGCCCTACACGACCTATGCGCTCTGGCACGACGCGTGGTCGCGCGTGGCTCGTGCTCCGTGGCCCCTTGGCAACGGAGAGGCCGGGCTACGTGACCCCGGCGAGGCCGCGAAGCTACCTCCCGTCGTGGCCGCGCTGCCGGTCCTCACGGCGACCCTGGTCGCCACTCAGGCGGCCGACTGGAAGGCGCCGCTCAAGCCGAGCGCCGTCGTGGCCTCCGTCGCCTTCCTCGCGGGCGCGGCCGTGACGTTTCATTCAATCCTCGCGATGCGATGACCTCGTCGAGCCGCCACCGTCGATGATTCAACTCGCGCAGCGCCATGGCGCACGACTCCTCCTGAAAATCTCCAGTCGGCACGTCACCCTCGAACCGCGACACCTGCCACCTGTCAGGCGCCTTCGTTGAACGATGGATGATGGCGGTCGTTCCAGGTTCAAGCCGGGACACGAACCTCGCCATCTCGAGCCGGGCGTCGTCGCATTTCCACGTGTGGAACGTAGGTCCCTTCGCGCCGAAGGGCTGCTGTTTCACGAGCCAGATAGGTGACCGACGAGCCATGACACCAGTCTATCCGTATGCGAACGCTCGGTGTAGGCTGTTCCGGTGAGCCGCGCGTCCCTGCCGACCTACCAGACGATTGCAGACGTGCTCGAGAGGAGGACCGGCTCCGGATGGAAACTGATCGGCTGGACCCTCGCGCGCGCCGGCTTGATCTCGGTCCCATTCTGGTTCCTCGATCTGGACAAGCGAAAGATCCTGATCGGCTCGGCAGCATCGTCGGTGCTGATCTCGCTTCTAGCCATGGCGCGCATCTACAACGCGCGCCAGCAGGCCGACGTCGAGGTCGCCACTGGAGAGCGGTTCACGCGACAGGTCGCCGAGTTCCGACGACGGGCCGCGGTGCGGGCTTCGGGACTGCGGCAGGCCGAGCGTTCACTGGCTCGCCTGGCACCGCGGCCATTGGTGCGGGCGCCTGGCGTGGCGGGGCCGGCACTACGGGCTGCGTCACGGCTGGGCCCGGCTTGGTCGTCTGGACCTCGTGCTCGTTCCCGTCGTCCTCGTCCTCGTCGTCCTCCTGGTCCTCCTCGTCGTCCTCGAGCCCTGCTGGCAACGCGGTGGTCAGATACTTGACGACGCTATCGCGGTAGCTCTGCGGGACATCGGGCACAAGGAGATCGAGCAGCTCGGCGTAGCGCTCTTGCAAGAAGAGCCGGAACGCCGGCATGGCTTCGAGGTCGATCTTGTTGGCAACTATGTAGTGGGCTGCTTCCATGAGGAAGCGGGCCGCATCCTTGGGGCTCGCGCCCGGGATCTCACCCTCCTCGTTGCGCCTGAATGGCCGCGTCTTGGTGGCCTCGACGTACGCGCCAGCCGCTTGGCGCAGCTCGAGGACACGCTCGGTGGCTCCACCGAACCACTGCAGGTCGGTGCGGCCGCTTCGCTTGGACACCTCGATCTCTGGCTGCGCGGGAACGGCGCCAGCGTTGTTCGAGGGCAGCGGTGCACCGTTGGCAGGGATCTGTGCCTGCTGCTGCGGGCCTGGCTGCTGCTGGACCGACTGCGCCGTAGCTTGCGCCTTGACCATCTCGGCCTGCGCTTCGATGTAGCTCTGTTGCACCCTGGCCTTGGCGACCTCGACATCGCGCTGGCCCTTCATGTAATCCTTGCCGAGCCCGTCGAGACGCTGTAGGCCGTTCTCGATCACGCGCATCACTGGCGACTCGCCACCGCCCGAGAGCTGTAGCACGTTGGCCACGCCCTCGCGGAACAGGTCGAACATCGACGAGAACGCGCCCATGACGTTCTTCATGAGCTGATCGGAGCCGTTCGAGGCGTCGCGCATGATCCCGGCGATCGCCTGCGGTGGCATCATGAATTGCGTGAGCTGCTGCATCGAGAGTTGCTGCTGCTGACTCACCTGCCGCAGTGCCTCCATCTGCGTTTGCATCGAGGTCTGCATCATCTGGAGGATCGGATCGGGCCCACGATCTTTCTGCGCGTCCTTCAGCTCGCGCATCATGGTCGCGGTGCGCTCTTCCATCCGACGGATCTCCTCGCGCAGGGCACCCTCGCGCGCATCCCGTTCTCGCGCTTCATTGCTGCGCCGCAGCTCGTCCTCGAGCCGCTTGACTCGATCATCATCCTTGTTGCCGAGTAGCGGCTTGATCATCCGCTCGAACATGGATTCGATCTTGGCATCGACGTCGATGGCAGGCTTCTCGGCAGCTCGCCGCATCTCGCGCATCTCCGTCTCGAGATGCGAGACCTGCTTGTCGAAGCCACCGCGCAGATCGGTGATCTGGCCCTGGTACTTGCTCTCGATGTCGCGCAAGAGCTTCTCACTCCGAGTCTCCATGTCTCGGCGCTGGATCTCGGAGTCGAAGCGCATGCGCTCGATGGTACGCAGGGCCTCGTCGAGCGCAGCCTTCGTCGCCTTGGTCTCGGTCTCTAGCTCGCGCTCGCGATCACGCGCGCTCGCTCCATTGGGGGCCGGGGCCTGGTAGATCGGCGTCGGCGGATACCAAGGGCGATACATGTTCGAGACTCCTTGCGGCAAGGCAGGCAGGGGCGGATAGTTCACAGGGCCGTAGACGTGCGCCGGATAGAAGCCAGCAGCCTCCATCGGAGAGGGTGCTGGTGCGACCGTCGCTGCCGCAGGTGGGCCCGAAGTCACCTGCGCATTGGCACCCGAGCGCAACGGCGGCGGCACCATCTTGGGGTACTTCCCAGGATCGAAGTTGGCCTCCCACTCCATCGAGGTGTTGTTGGCATCCACGATCGAGATCGAGTAGAAGCCTCCCCCCGACCACTCGGTGAGCAACCATTGCTCGAGCCCCGACACGTCGGCCGCAGTCCATCCGGTGACGGGCGAGGTACATGGGCTCGTCATTCCCGTTGATGGCGAGGGTGGCAACGGGATCGGCGAGCGCGTACTCCCCTCCAGACGCTCGACGCGAACCGTGAACGGTTCGATCATCTGCTGGAAGCGCTCGAGATCGAACTTCCGGTGACGCGGACCATGCGGTGCCATACAAGGTTCATCGGGCTAACCGACGACGGATGATCACAAGTTTTCCCAACACCTGCGCTTATCCGCCCCAGATGTCAACGGACCCTTGAAATTGTGCGCCCATCTGCTTACGGTATCGTAAGGAGAGGCCTTCTGGAATGCATAATTCGGACCAATCGGATCACGTCTACGACGTGACTCCGAAGGATCGCATCGTCGAGCGCGCTCGTGGCTGCTGGTCGTGTGCAGCCTTCGACCGCGATGGCAAACTTTCCGTCGACAAGTGGACAGGAGATCGCGACTACAAGCTCGCGGAAGCCATGCGTACGGCGCTCGAGCAGCCCGATTCCATCACTGCCGTCGAGAAGATGCAACGCTGGGCAGCCGCGCCCTCGACCATCCACATTGAGGAGGACGACGACGCACCGACTCGCAAGATCAAGACGGTGCTGCGCATGGTCGACAAGATGGACCACCTTGTTGCACAGGGCGCTTTCCGTCTCTGCATGCGGAACCCGGCGCCCGCCGATCGGCACGAGGCAACATACTTTGCTGCGCGATACCTGTGCTCGGGCTGGACGGGCCGCGACGGACACTCGCTAGCGACGCAAGGTGCGCCGCTCGACAAGCTCCCTGACGAGCTGCGGGAGGAAAAGCAATGACGGCGGTGACGACCCTATTGCTCTTCTCGCTGATCACCACGTTCCTCTGGTACCTTGGCTCGGCTGCCAACATCACGCTCCCGATCCGCGAGATGCTCCCTGCAAAGGTCAACTCATTCCTGCTCTGCCCTGCGTGCTCGGGCTTCTGGTACGGGCTCGGACTCGGGATCTATGCGCATACTCGTCATCTGCTACCCTGGCCCTCCGAATTGGTGATCTTTGGCCTTGCGGCAGCTTCTGGGACGTGGACGGCCCTCGGAGCTGGCCTCTTGCTGCGCGCGCTCAGCTACCGAGACGAGATCTTGTCCCGCGGGCAAGAGCACCAGGTAGGTGACGTCGACGCCGGCTAGGCTACGAGGAGTGAAGGTTCTCGCCGGAGCCCTGTTGCGGCCCAAGACGAAGCTACGGCTTGACTACAGCGAGCGTGTGGATCCAGACGTGCACGCCGTAACGCTAGTGGCCAAGCCCTCGTTGGTGGTCTCGATGCTTGAGTCTGCTCCGGATCACATGATGGTGGAGAACACCTCTAGCTCCCAGAGCGCGATCGTTGTCATCACGATCGGCCATTCAGGGAGGGCAGAGGCACACCGCCGGTGGGGTCTTCTCGATCTCCTCGCAGGTGTTCTCGACGCGGACATCACCCTGACTGGAGGAATCAAGAAGCCATGATCCGAGATCTTGCCCGGAGATCCGCAGATCGACGTTGACAGAGCTGCGTCGTCGATCGACACGTGAAACGTCATGACGCAGGCAGAGGCATCGCTGCGCTCCTGGTACCGGATCGTGCGCGTCATCTTCTGGTTCCACGCCGCGTGTATGGTAGGCGCAGCACTGAGCCTCCAGAGGCAAGCCTGGTTTGGCATGGCGCTGATCGTGAACCTCATTGGTCTCATCCACGCCGGACGTAGGAGCGCCGAGCTGCGAAAGCGAATCGTCCTCGTCAACGCTATCTCGGTCTTGCCATCCACGTGCGTTATCCGTGCCCTCCGTAAGGAGGATCCATGTCACCGATCACGCTGGAGTTGAGCGAGTACAACACGCTCATGTCGGAGCACCACCGGCTCGAGAATGAGCTGGCCGCGCTGCGTGCCCACAATGCGATCGAGACCGCTCGTCACGTCAACGAGCGCCTCAACAAGATCGCCTCACACGCGATCCCGATCGTGAAGTTTGCGATGGCTTACCTGTCCCCAGAGCAGGTTCATGGCTGGCCTCGTCGAGACCTCGATGAGTTCGTCGCACTGCTCGAGGACCGTCCGCGCAGCAACGAGCTGGACGAGATCTCGTGGGTGAGCGACGCCCGCGCCTTCGTACAGGAGTGCGCCGACTGGGATGCTCGTCGTGATCGCCGGCAGGTCTCACTCCTGGGAAAGGGCGATCGCAAGACCGTGGCCTACATGGCGCACGCCGTCGGCAAGCGGCCCCAACGCAGCGCCAACACCACGCGGGCTCTGCGCTGGCTGCGATACCTCGTCGAGGCCACGCCCTACGCGATCTGCGCGCCGTGGCTGCCCTACGTGCTCATACTCGAGGAGGAGATCTACCGAGAGCGTAGCATCGCGGATGACCTCGAAATCGCGCGCCGGTGTGATCGCATCATCCTCTGCGGGGGCAAGCTCTCCGAAGGCATGCGACGGGAGGAGGAGCTGTTCAAGTCGCTGGGCAAGCCCGTCGAGGACATGCTCGCGCTTGGTGAGGAGCCGCCTCTTCTCCAGCACACGAAGGTCATGTAGGTCATGCCTCGCGCCGACGGGTCGGAGACGCCATCGGTCTATCTCTCGTTCACGGCCGCTCTGGCCAAGGGCGAGCCCATGCGCCGGCGGATCTGGCAGATCCACCCAGATCCAATGTGGCTCGTGCTCAATGCTGACGGCGACTGGCTTTGCTACGACCAGGAGGAGGTCCAGATCATCGGCTATGCCGATGAAAACTTCCTCAAGCTCAAGCTCGAGGACTACCTGGCCAACGACTGGGAAGTGCTCTCTCGATAGGACGAGCCTCGACACAGAAGTGCCCCATTTCCCTAGTGCGAGCCTCGGATTGGACGTGTCCCACTCCAGTAGAGCGAGCCTGAAGTAGCGAGTGACCCCACGGCGGTAAAGCGTGCCTTTGCTGATGCGTCCCCCGAGCGATCAAAAAGCGAGCCATAAGACGTGAGTGACCCACGGATTGTGAGCGATCCCTGCGAGATGCGTCCCCCAAGCGTCAAAAGCGAGCCTTAGCAGGCGAGTGCCCCCATAGGTTGAGAGCGAGCCCTGTATCGCAAGTTGTCCCTTATGGGATGAGCGTGCTATCCTCGCTGGCAAGGTCGCGCCGTCTCGTGCCCGACAGGCGCGACCCTAGCGCTCCTCCGCTCGCCAACCCCTCCAAGCCTGTGGCACGGAGGAGCGCCCCGCTTCCTCACGGCACAGAGCGCAAACGCGGCGCCCACACGTTGGGTCCGACGATGACCACGCCATCCTCGTCCCGGGTGACGGCCATCGTTCGCTTGTCGATCGTGTAGCGCACGCCCGGCTGGAATGGGCATGGTGCTCGTGGCACGCCTTCCTTGAAGCCATCGTAGATCCACGCCTCATAGGCCGGGTGGATCAGGAGCGGCGCTCGGAGCACGCTACCGCCTTCGATCTCCTGCTGGAGGAGATCGTCCTCCTCCCTGCGGTGTTCCTTCTCGAGGAACTTTGCCCGCTCGACCGCGGCCTCCTCAGGCGAGTCATAGGTCCCGACGGTGTGCTTGTCACGCCGACCGTTGCGCTCGAGGTTGACCATCGCGCGCCAGCGATGGGCGCCATTGCGGTACACGCCGGCATAGCCTGCGTCATTGCCGTTCTCGATCACGAACCCGAGCCGAATGTAGCGGTCCAGGTCCGTGAAGAGCCGAGTCGGGCGTCGATCCGCCAGGGCCTCCTCACCCAGCTCGACGAAGTCAGCCGGGCGCTCAGGTGGTGGCTCTGGCTGTGCAGCCTCCTCAAGCACTCGCTGGTGCTCAGCGAGACGCTCTGCCATCCTGCGTTCCTCAGCAGCCTTGGCGGCTATGGCCGCTTCTGCTGCGGCCTTCGCGTTCCTCTCGTTCTCGACGCCTCGAGCCCACTGGATTACGAGGATAGAGACCTCGTCATCCACTGTCCTGAGCTGCTCGAATGCCTCAGCTTTCAAGATAGCCCACTGCGCGCTCGTGAGCGATACAGTAACTCGTTGCTTGATTCGGTTCTGCATGGTGATCTTGAGCCTACAATTGTAGGACGACACGAAGCGCAAGCAGCATGTAAGTCCGCGAGGCCATGTTGGTACCTAGATCCGGCTGTCTGACTTGGCTGGGCCGAAAAGTCGAGTTGTAGCCGACCCTACCAACCATAGGGTGACTGGATAGGGTGAAAATAGGGTTTCGGACTTGGGTAAAAAGCGCGCGCAGGAGAACTTGGAATGCCGGAGATAGGAAATGAATGCTAAAACGTTACTGGTTACCGGCATTCCAAGTTCTCTCCGCCAAAAAGTTTCCCCGATCCCGAAACCTGGTCCTTACGGCGCTCCTTACGGTGTCGCACGGCGCTGTAAGCGGACTGCGCGGACCCGCTGATCGCCAAGTCTGCGAGACCTGGTTCAGGAATGACGACCGTTCACACAGGAACGGGCTACACGGGGAGGCTACAGCTCAGCTCAGGGCAGGCCGCGAGCCGCTCGAGCAAGGGCGTACGCCAGCCGGTACCGGCCCGCCCGCCATGCGTCCCTGAACGCGCGCGTCGCCTTGGCGTGTCGGGGCTCGCCTACGTCGCCGAGCGCGTCGTACATGCGTGCGTCCTCGAGCCGGTCTGCGTACCACTCGTCAGGGTGCGACCGGACAACATCGAGAAGCAGCGTGCCAGGTAGGAGCCCACCACCCGTGGAGTTGGCGATGCCCGCCTCGGCGATGAGACACACCACGGTGAGCCAGCGCTGCTGCCGATGGCTCAGCTCGGCACTGTAGGGTAGCTGTCGCCGCAGTCCCTGGAGTGCCTCGTAGGCCTCTCGGGCCGGTGGCGCCGACTGGCCCCAGAGGTTCAAGAAGATCGCCGCCTCGATCTCGCGCGAGCGCGGCGCCTCGAGCCGGGAGCAACGGAAGGCCAGGCGGGCAGGCTCACGCCACGTGAGCCATGCCGTGGTCCAGGCCTCGTCCTCGGTGCCCTCGTCTAGCTCCCACAGCAGGTCGGCCGGATCAGGTTCTGTGGGTGACCGACGTCGCCGGTTCCGCTCGATGCCCCGAGCCACGGCTACGCTCGTTGTTGCTGGCGCTGCCGGACCTTGACGGCATGCTGTTCGAGGAAGCGGTAAAACACCTGGTTGTTGAGCGCATCGGGCGCATGATGGTTACGCAAGGCCCCGACGGTGATACTGAGCGGGTAGCCCAACTCGACGAGCGCCAACCCGGCGACGAGGGCACTGCGATTCAGCCCCGCATGGCACGTCACGAGGACGTTGCGGGCGGACTCGACTTGCCTGGCGATGGCACGTCCTGCACGGACAGCATCGTGTGCGTGCGCCTGCGTGAGTGGCTCTTCCCGATCCTCGAGTCGTACTCGCCAGACCTGGCCGCCGAATGCGAGCTGCTCGGGCTGGACCTCGCTTGCACAGAGCACCAGCGTTGAGAAGCCGGTGAGAGGATGATCAAAGGGTGGCTTTGGTCCGATCCACAGGTAGGGATACAGGCTGCTGGCTTGATAGCCTTCGGGAAGCTGCGGTGTTTGCATGACCCAGCATATGCATCTCGGATGGCGAGCCCAACATGATAGACTCGCGGACATGTGGCGCAGTCTTCGTGGCTCGTCCCTCGATTTCTTGTCGACGTTCGGGAACACGTCGGCGCTCGGTCGCGGCACGACGGCGACAGTGCTCAGCTCGGGTAGCCTCGGGATCATACCCAACCCGTTCCCAAGAACCCGACCGGCGCCGTTCCCGACGACGATCCCGAGGACAACGCCGACGCCGCCACCACCACCGACCTCCGTCCCTCCTCCTGCAGATCGGCCGCAGGTCTATGAGCCGACCACGTATCCGCCAGAACCTCCCGTGACGCCCGCGCCTCCCGTGACGCCCGCGCCTCCCGTGACGCCAGCGCCTCCTGCACCTCCTGCGCCTCCCACGACGCCTACGCCTCCTGCACCTCCTGCACCTCCTGCGCCTCCCACGACGCCTACGCCTGGCGCAGATACCTCATCGGGGCAGGCCCAAGTCCCAGCCCAAGTCCCAGCGTCGCCAAACGTGCCCGCACCACCCGTTGGAGCCGGTACGACAGCAACGGTGACCCAAGAGCCGACGTCGCCGCCACCCGTTGAAGCCGGCGCGGCGACGCCGCAAGAGCCGAGCCCGGCACCAGCGCCAGCCTGGTACTCGAGCACACCCGTCAAGATCGCTGCAGGGGTCATCGTAGCCGGCGGGATCGCCTACGGCATGTTGAGGTTGCTCAGCGCCGGCCGCTAGGGCTATCGCCGACTTCGTGCCATCGAGACGGCAAACATCATGAGGCCCGTAGCGAGGCCTCCACCGATGGCGAGTCCCGCGATACCGCCAGTCGTCTTGTACCAGGGTGGTGGTGGTGCGGGTGGTGGTGCGGGTGGTGGTGCGGGTGCGGGTGCGGGTGCGGGTGCGGGTGCGGGCGCGGCTGCGGGTAGTTCTGGCGTCGGAGGCTGGATCGTTGGCGTCACCGGCGGCAGTGGGTTCGCGATCATGCACATGTGTTGCAGCCCGGCATTCGTCACGGCGATCGCGGCTTGGTACGGCGGGGGAGCATACGTCGCTGCAACGGCGGCTCCTGCTTGCACTGCCGGCTTATCCATATTGTCGCAGACCGCGCCAAAGATACGACCCACTGAATTCTCGAGCAGCCAGACGAGCGGCGCGCCGACATACCTCTCGATGGTGCCTCGAGTGTCCGGCTGCCGTGAGAGAATCACAGTGTAGCTGGTGCCATCATTGGCATGCTCGACGGAGACATCCCAATGTCGGCCTCCGGGGTCGATCTCCACGGGTGCCGCACAACTGAGGATCCCGTTTGGCCAGTTCTTCGTGATGCATCCACGGCACCAAGCGGCGCAGGATCGCAGGAACACGTGGCAGAGCGGCAACACACCGTCAAACACCTTTTTCTCGAGAAGACTGCCGCCCGCGGCGATGAAGTGCTTGAGCCCGTCTGCGTTGACTAGCTCGGCGTGCGTCGGGTTGACCCGCTGCCGGATACCCTTGTAGGTGACAGCAAAGCCAGGATTGCGGTCCAGGAAGCTTTGGAGCGAGCCCTTCTGATCCCCGGCGGCCTTGATGAAGTCTTCTCGTGAGCGAGCCGACGCGGCGACGAGAAGCTTGCTCTTGACCGCGGAGGAGAACTCGGAAGCCTTGAAGGTCTTCCTTATCGTGGCGTTCGGACCAGTCAGGTTCCGATTCGCGAAGTCGTCGAGCGTAAACCAGATCCCATAGGGGAGCTTCACTGAGCCCGCAGGCATGTACCAGGCGGCCACTTCCTGCCCCAGCGTGTTCCAAGCCTCTTTCGAGCAATCTTGGCCGCTGCAAGAGGGCAAGGACTCAGTGGCCTTGCGCATGAGGTCAAACTCGAGATCGCCTGCAGCTTTGTTCTCGGGACTGTTCCACGCCTTGCTCTCCACGTACCCGCCAGGATTGGCGGGATCGCTCACGAACCCATAGCAGGGGTCACTCGGGCTGGTGCCCAGGCCGGCGACGCCGGCGAACCCATAGCCTACACGGTGGTACGCGATGCCGAGCATGGCTTCGAGTCTAGTCGTGGCATGCTACGAAAGATAGACACCAACGGGGCAACCCACGAGCCCTAGTCATTGAGCGCGAGCCGGAGGTCGACCAGAAGGGTCCGAAGGTGCTTCCGGTCGTCCCTGGCCATCTCGGCCACTGAAAGGAAGCGGTTCAGCTCGACGAGCACAAGTCTCGCGTCGGCAATCCGTTGCCTGAGTCGGATCTCCTCTGTTGAGGCAGGGGCCATGCACTACCTCCTCGAGAGACATAGACTATCACGGCTCGCTTGGTGGGTCGGGACGCTTACGCTGGGCTCAATTGGGATCGCTCTGGTTCCTTCGGCGTGATTGGATCGCTTGGATCAATTGGATCGCTCTGCTTCCTCAGGCTCGCTCACGTACCGTGGTTGACTCGTTGGGTTTGGGCTCGCTTCACGTTGTTGGCGCTCGCCTTGGGCTCGCTCATCTGGCTTGGGTGCCGCATCACTCGCAGGCCCATGCTAGGACGCCGTCGCTCGTCGATGCTCGCGATGCTCGAGAAACGGCTCGATGAGCTGCGCGGGATCCTCGTCGGGTGCCGCGAGCCCGACGAAGGTGAGTTCAAAGCCATCGCCAACCAGGTTCCGTGCTTCGTAGATCTGGCCACTGCGAGTCCGCACCATCGTTTTGCCGCTCACGCCGTGCGCGGAGCACGTCGTGACGAGGAGGAAGACCGGCATGACGACGAGGTGCCGCTGGTCATCACCCTCGGCGATGTACACGGCCAGCCAGCCCGGGGCCTCGACGGTCTCGGTTTGTACCTCGCAGCTCACAAGGCACAAGCTATCACGTGCCGACGTCATGCCAGCGGGATCAATTGGCAAGCCAGCTCTCGAGCCAATGCCCGTGACCTTCCTCATCGACTACCTTGGCGAAGCCGAGCAGTTCAATCGTCGCGCTCTCGGGTAACGTCTCGAGGTAGGCCGGCCAGGCGTTCGGACCCTCCACGGCAATGATGGCCACGGTCAGGATGTCCTCCTGCAGGGCGTCACGCACGCTCTGGAGTCCTGCCTCCTCCAGATCGTAGCTCTCCGACGCAAGCTCTACCCATCTCAGGTAGTGGCGTGCCCACTGGATCGCCAGGTCGACCGTCCGACATGGTGGCGAGTCGGACAACCAACCGCGCCCTCCAGGACGGCAGTGGAATGCCTGATAACGCACCTAGTTGACTCCCTGCGTCTTTTGTCGGATGGCGTAGGTCCAGGCGCCCCCGCGCGCCGAGATCTCGATGTCGTAGCGGGCCAGCAAGTGCGGCGAGCGGAGCCGCTGGATCAGCATCGACACGCCCTTGATGGGCTGCCGGTTCATCGCGTCGGCGATCAGGTTGAGCGACCGGAGCAGCTCGTCGGCGTCGACCGGACGACCGACATTGCTCGGGATCCTTGCCCACGTCTCGAGCAGGTCTACCACGTCGTCGGTCTCGGCTGCGAACGCGTCACGCTCGCGCTGTAGACCTGTCAGCATCGCGTCAACGTCGGCATCGGACCAGCCGAGCGCCTCGCCTACCACCAGGGCGAATGCCGAGAAGTCGGCCATGCGGTACTGGCCGTCGGCGCTGAGCCCGCCCCGCTCGCGCAGACGTGCCACGATTCGACCCAGCCAGTACAGCCACTCTCCATACAGGCGCTCGATGTCCTGATCGATGTCTCGTTGGATCGCAGACAGTGGTGTGAACTTCGGACGTCGCGCGAGTCGGAGCACCACGATGCGGTCCACGATGTCGGAGCGCCGGAACGAGGATGGGTTCATCGAGGTGACGGCGACGAATGCATGGGGCCGGATCACCTGCTCCTCGGTGTCGTGGTAGAGGCGCCGGCGTACCCACTCTCCCTTGGTGACGTAGGAGCAGATCGCGTTAGGAATCCACTTCACGTAGGAGTCCACGTTGTCGAACATGGCGATGGGTGAGCGCACGAGCTGGATCGCGAAGTCGTCCTCGCGATTCTCGGCGACTTGCATCACGCGATCACGGCCATGCACGATGCGCTGGAGGATCGACACCGCCGAGGTCTTGCCCGAGCCTGGTGGCCCCTCGACGAGAAGAAAGGGCTTCGTTGGCAGTAGATCATGGAAGGCCGTCGCGAACGACCAGGCCAGAAACGCTCGGCGCTGATCAAGGGGCCGCATGCCGCCAGGCGTCTCGTCGGCGCAGTGCAAGTTGCTGAGCGTGGCCAGAAGCCTACCGTGGTTCGCGATCAGCGGCGCGCGTCGGACACCACCCCACTCGCGGCCACCGTCGTCGTCGAGGAAGAACACACGTTCACCGTTGGGAACGATGTCGGCGCCGCGCCCATCGAGGGCCCACGCCCAGCCGTTGTATCTTGACAGGTAAAGCACCTGCCGCTCCATGTCGTAGACCGCGAACCGACGACTCTCCCGGGGCCAGCCCTTCTCGAGGATCATCGAGCGCAGGTTCGAGATGATGGCCTTGGTGAGCGCGTCCTTGCCGTTGAGCCGGTACCGATACAGGAGGTAGCCGAGGAGGGCTTCCGAGCGCTCGGAGATCCGCATCACACGATGGCGATGTCCCTCGACGAGTACCGCGTCGTGCTCGGGCACCGAGCGGATCATGAGGGTCCCGGCCGCCAGCTCGGTGCGCACGATCTCGTTGGTGAGCGAGGCGACAAGGTCATCCTCGGGCATCCAATTCGACTGCTGGCGTACGGTCCAGAACTGCCTACGTGAGAGCTTGCATCGCTCCTCCCAGGCGATGATCGACTGCGGCGTAGCCAGCGGGTAGCTCTCGTCCGGCGCCACCACGTCCAGGTGATCGGCGTCGGGTCCGGAGTCGCCTGGCTCGAAAAAGACCTGATCGCGATCGCTCATAAGGAAGGGCCGTTGTACGTCGTCGCGACGACGTAGCGTCTGGGCTCATGGCCGCTCTGCTCGAGTCATTTCACCTGTCTCCAGACAGGCTCAAGCCCGATTGGTACCGAACCGATCCCGGCTGCATGCAACTGATTGGACATCTTCCTGGGGTGATCTATGACCAGCGCGGGACCTGGATCCACCGTACGCATCTTCCCGTGCTCCGGGGCCTGCCGTTCACGGTTGACAAGCTGTGGACGTACCCGTCACGCACCCTCCCGGCTGTGCCAAACGTCCAGCTCCGACCTCACCAGGAGGAAGCTGTCCGGTTCACGGACTCCCGTCGAGGTGCGCTACTCGCGTACGAGATGCGCACCGGCAAGACAGCAGCAGCGATCTTTGCCCATGATCCCAACCGTGGCCCTCTGCTCATCGTGGCGCCCCTGAACGTGCGCTCGGTCTGGCTCGACTGGATCCGCCGGCGGTGGCCACTTGCCGAGCCGTACGTGATCGAGGGTCTCACCTACGACCGTGCTCGGTTCCTCAATGCCGGGATCATCTTCGCACACTACGACGTGATCCGACGGCACACGAGCCTTGGGATCACGCCGGGTACGATGGTCCTCGACGAGTGTCACCTCCTTGCCAATCCTCGAAGCCAGCGCACGCGGGCGTGCCTCACGTTCGCGTCGATGGCCCGGAAAGTCATTTGCCTATCCGGCACGCCGCAGTGGAACCGCCCCGTCGGACTCTGGGCCCTGCTCGCAGCCTGCAACCCGGGCGCCTGGGGTCGCTTCCACGAGTTTGGCAAGCGGTACGGGGCGCCGGTGCAGAATGGCTACGGCGTCAAGTACACGGGCTCCTCCCACGAGGAGGAGTTCCGCGCGCGCACCTCCGAGGTGATGCTCGTCCGGCGCTGGGCCGACGTGCAACAGGACCTTCCGCCGATCACAAGGTCTGTCGAGATCGCATTCTTGGGCGCCGAGCAACGTCTCCTCCTCGATCGTGCCGTCGAGATCGAGCGCGATCACCTCTATCGCTCTGCGATCGGAGAGACGAGCGTGTTCCGCAGGCTCGTCGGAGAAACCAAGGTGGCGTTGGCTGCAGACCTCGCCCAGCACGTGCTAGACGAGGCGCAGCCGGTCGTAGTGTGGACCCACCACCGTGAGGTGGCGAACGCGATCCATAGATGTCTGGAGGGCTCGATCTTGATCACCGGAAATGTTCCCATCGCCGAGCGCACGCAGCGGCTCACGGAGTGGCAGGCGGGACGGCATCCGAACGCACTGGTCATCACCTTGGCCGTGGGACAGGTCGGGATCGACCTCTCACGCTCTCACCATGCCGTCTTTGCCGAGCTAGACTGGACGCCCTCGGTGATCTACCAGGCCGAGATGCGCACCTTTGCGCCGAGTCGGCCAATGTCCGCGACCTACGTCGTCGCTGATCATGAGATCGAGCACGCGCTCGTGGAGGCGGTGCTGAGCAAGGCCGACGATGCCCAGCGCATGGGCCTTCCCCCGACGGAGGTGGCTCTCACGCTGGCCCATGCCTTCGGCGCCGAGACCGACAGTGCATCCATGGACCAGCTCATGCGCGCTATTCTTCTCAACGGGGAACGTTTGCTTGCCGAGCTGTGAGCCATCCGGACCGCTCTGTTACGTCTCCGTGTTGTTGGTGACGTCCCCGTGTGATACGGAAGGAAACATCGCCGGCACTGCCTACGGATCGGAGGGATCCAGTGGCTGCATCATCGCGTGCTCGTAAAGCAGCGCGACCGTCCTGCCTCCTGTGCGGGTCGGTCGGTATCTCCGTCGGGACCTACGGGCTCTATGAGCATCCTACTTCCGAGGTGTGTAGCGTCCGACTCTTCGAGATGGATGGCACCTGCGCCGATGACCGCTTCGAGCTGGAGGATGGCACGCTCTATGCCATCGGCGACACTGCCGCTCCGGTTGTCAACGCGTGTGCATCCTCCGAGAATGCATCCTCCGCAGCGGAGGATACTACAAGCCTCGTGTTCTTCTCGGCGCCCTCGTACATCAACGTCGAGGAAGCCACCTTGGCCCTGTTCGCCAGCACCGGCCTCGAGCGCCTCGGTGGCGCTTCGGGTGACCGTGGCTGGTCGTCAGTGTCCACCTTCCAGCGGTGTCCTCACCTGTGGGAGGCGACGTATCTCGGTCGCAAGCCCGCCCGCAAGGGCCGAGATCCAGACGGGCTCCAGATCGGCTCGCTTGTCCACACCCTGCTGGCGGTCCACTACCAAGCTCGGATCCTTCCAGGCTACCCGATCACGCCCGAGTCAGTGCGTGAGTACTGCCTCGATCAGCGAGTGGATCCTGCGATCGTCGATGAGTCGTGGCGGGTCTTCGTGGCCCATCGGATCTACTACGGACCTGAGGGTCCAGGCTCACCCAAGGATAGTCAGATCGAGCCTCTCGCCGTCGAGCATCGCATTGCGGACCCCAAGACCGGCCGTTCAGCTCGCTATGACCTCGTGGTCCGTTTGCCCGAGGCCACGATGAGCCTTAGCGCGGGCACGTGGATCTTCGAGCACAAAACGAGTGGCCGCTTCGACCAGGCAACGCTCGATGGCTGGCGCAACGATGGTGAGATCTTGGGCCAGATCGATCTCTGGGAGACGCTGAAGCTCGACAAGCGATTCGGCAAGCTGCAAGGAGTCGTGGTCAACATCCTTGGCAAGCAAAAGAAGCCTGAGTTTCATCGGACGATCGTGTCCCCGCTTCGATGGCAAACGCGTGATCATCGTCGGTCCATGGCGATCTGGGGCGCCGAGATCGATCGCGCGATCGCAACTCAGGTGTTTCCGCGCGCTCGTGCGCACTGCGTTGGGCGCTACGGCATGTGTCCACTGTTCGACGCGTGCTCGGAGGACAAGGGATGACAACGATGGTGACAGAGAGCTTGGAGGCTCTGGACGTCGAGATCCGACGCCAGAACGAGGCGTTCCACACGTACAGCCTTGCGCTCGAGGAAGCGTTCAATGCCGACGCGCCCGTCAGTGCGCTACATCATGAGGGGCGCGCCAGGCTATCCCAGCTTCTCGACGTCATGCAGATCGGCATGAGGGCGCTTGAGCGCCACCCCGACCTGGAACGGCTCGGTGGCGTTCCACGTGCCGAGTATCCAGCGATCATCCTGTTCCTCACGCGCTTCTCTCGCTTCTACGAGCTGCTGCTCAAAGCCGATCGGGACCAGGCCAGGAGGGACACGATGTAGGCGGCGGCACGTTTCCATCGTGCTCGACGGCAACGTGCCGTCGTCGGGCGCGTTGTCAACCAAGGGCACAACCATGAAGGTGATCGATATCCGAGCCGCGCGGTCGCGGTCTGGCTCGGAGGCTGTCAAGCACTCCCAGATCACGCTCCTCAACTATGGAGCCACGCGCAGCGGCAAGACTGAGCTACTGGCGACCTTCCCTCGTCCGCTCCTCCTCGCCGAGGTGAGCGAGCACGGCTGGGAAACGATCGAGAACATGCCGGCCGAGAAGTTCTACGAACCCGGCGTGGAACCGATCGTGTGGGGGATCGAGACACCCCAGGACATGATGGAAGCCATCTCGAAGCTCCCGGCCGAGGTCGCCTCTGGCCGCGTTCGCACCGTCGGCGTCGACTCGCTGAGCTTCTACCACGATCTCTTTCTCAACATGCTCATGGGCATCGCCGAGCGGAACGCCGGCGCGAGCAAGGAGCCCGACACGCGCAAGGTGTACTCGTCCCTCGCGAGTCACTTGCGTGATATCCGCATCCGTCTCCATGGCCTTGGCGTTCATGTCGTCTGGAACTGCCAGGATGCCCCCGTCGACGAGCAGCACAAGGAGTCGGGGCCGAATCTCGCCGGCCAGAGCCGGCAGAAGTTCCCAGCAGCGTGCTCGCTGTTCACCTATCAGAGCAAGTATCGGGTCCAGAACGCGGAGGTATTCCAGCTCCACACCCGGCAATACGCGCATTACCCCGCCGGGGGGCGCTACGGTGAGCTGCTCCCGCCGGTGATCACCAGCCCGACGTTCAAGAAGCTCTGTTGGTACCTGTTCGAGGATGGCCGTGCTCGTGAAGCGCAAGGAGAGCGCTTCGATGATGGAGATCCATCCGAGATCGCCTCCGTACCACCCGTCGCTGCCAAGCCGGCTCCGGCGCCGGCGCCTGCGCCGCGGGCTGCTCCGACACCCGCCAAGATACCGACATCGACGCCGACTGCCGTCCGGCGATGACGCATCCGCTCTCGTGATCACAAGGAGACAACGCAGCCATGAGTCAGTTCAACGACATCATGATCGGGGACCTCGGCCTCGATGATCCGAACCTCGCCTCTTGGGATGGGAAGACTCGAGATCTGATTCCCGTCGGGCAGTACGTGCTCGAGGTCGCCGAGGTCAAGCTCGGCCTGTCCAAGAAGGGCAACAACACCATCGAGGTGGAGTGGAAGGTCGTCTCCGAGGGGGACGCCTATGGCAAGACCTTCCGCCAGTGGTACGGCACCGGGCAGACCGGCGTTGCCAAGAATGACCAGATCTCGAAGCGCCGGCTCAAGCATGTCTTCGTCGACTGCCTCGGCGTGACGATCCTGGCCGGCGGTGGCTTCTCGACGGGCGACTGCATCGGTCGCCGTCTCATCGGCGAGGTCACTCACGAGTCACGCACCGAGTACTCGGCGCAGCGTGGCCAGGAGGTGCAGTACACCAACGAGCGCCTGGCCGCCGAGCGCCCGCTCGACGTCGAGGACGCTCAGCCGCAGCCCGAGCCGCAACCCGAGCCGGTCAAGCCCGAGCCGATGAAGCCGCAGAACGGCCAGAACAAGACCAGGACGCCAGTGGCGACTCGCCAGCCTGCCGCCGCGAAGTGATCATCACGAGTCGCGAGCACCGCGGCTCTTTTGGGAAAGGAATCTCCCACATCATGCGTGCCCCTTGTTCCTCCATGCGTGCCCCTTGCTCCTCGGTGCCGATCCGCTGGGAAGAGATCGCCGGGCCCATCGAGGTCGCCGACGTGCTCGACATGGCCGCGACAATGACGCTATGCCGCGATGATGCGTGCGGCAACTGCGCCCCCCACGCGGCGCATCCGGTGCGCTCGAGGCGCGATCGCACCGAGTACAACGTCCATCCGCTCGACGAGATCGTGTATGCGCATGTCCACGAGCGCGAGTGCCGGACTGCCGGCCAGATCTACGGACTGGTGCTGAACGACTATGGCACCGTAGATTATCGGACCTTGCAACGGGCCCTCGCCCGTCTGTCCCAGGAGCACAAGATCATTGCGGTCCTCTCTCGTCGGCGACGCCGGCGCCTGGCCAACCCCAACGATCTCGGTCGCCGGGGTGGAGCAGCCTCCGGAGGAGCCTACATCCGCTGGACGAGTCCGCTTCTGTGGACTCAGGATGGCCTCGAGTGCCTCACGGCTCAGGTGGAGGATCTGATCCAGGATCGGAGCCTGTGCCATGGCCGGAACCGAAGCGCTCGCCTGCGCTCGTCTCCTTGAGGGCGTGTGACCCGTGAGGCCTAGCCGTTCATGTCGACCGGCTCATAGGGCACTGTCTCGGGTGGGCCGATCTCGAACTCGCCTGCCATCATCCGGCGCTCGAGATCCTTCGCCGCCGATTGCATGGCCTGCATGATCATGTTGTAACCGTGGGCAAATCCTGCTCGCCAGCCCTGCTCGATCGGGGCGCCGCCGGTCTGCAACTCCTTGTCCAGAATGACCCGAAGGAGTTGAGACACCGTGAGTCCGTACTCCGAGGCACGCATCTTGACCACCCTGGCCTGCTCGTCGGTCCACCAGATGGTGACTCGCTGGGGCATGAGCCAAGCTACCCGATTCCTGAGCAGCGCTGCAAGTCAACGTATGCAACTGGATGCAGACCTTGTGTTAGGGTCATGGCATGTACGCCCAAGGGCGGGACTTCAACTGCAAGGGAGCCTCTTGCTACGGCATTGGGCCGATCCCGGCAACGGTGCTCACGCAGCTCCAGCAGGCCACGAACGCGGCGCTGGTGACGCTCAAGATTCCGATCAAGCCCGTCAAGGTTGATGGCCTGATCGGCCCCGCGACCGTCGCTGCCATCGTCGAGATCGCGAAGCGGGCACCTGGCACCTTCCTGGTCCTGGTGCAGCGGATGCCGACTCCCATCGTCGCGTCCCAGTACGCCTCCGAGCTGGTCGGCGAGCTGGCCGCGATCACACCCCTCGCTGGGACGCGCCCACCCGCGGCGCCTGGCCTTCCAGTCTCGGCGCCCGGAGTTCCGGTCCAAATTCCGCAGTCGACGGCGCCGCAGTCGCAGGCACCTACGGTCGTGACGCCGACACCATTCATGCCGGTAGGGACCGCTACGGCTGTAGGGACTGCGGCAACGGCAGCCGCCGCAGCGGCTGACGCTGCACCTCCTCCTCGAGATTACGGGAAGTACTGGATCGCAGCGGGTGCGGCCTTCGTGATCGCGACCGTGATCGCAGTGAGCGTCTACACGCGAGCCCGGCTCCGCGAGTCTGGGGCGCAGCCTGGCTAGCCGTAAGAGGACGCGTCCATCGGGGCCACGGCTCCTTGCATGCGCTCGATCTCTTCGCGCTTGGCGCCGTCCAGGATGCCACTGCCACGCATCGGTACGTGGGCGAAGAGCCTGCGCGTGCGTGCTCGCGCCGTCGGTTTGTCGCTCGTGCGGCGCCCCGTGAGGGACTGCCGGTGCATGCGACTCCACATGACCCGTCGCCTCCCGAGGTGAGTGATGGCCGGAACGCTGATCCAGATCCTCAACGTCACGGTGCCCGCCGCGGGCTCCATCGTCGCCGCGCACACCCTCAACGTCAACGGGACGGCTGTCAAGCCCGACGTGGTGCAGGTCGATCGACTGGGTAGTGGCCTCGACGTCAATCCTGCCAATGTCACCACGACGACGATCCAGGTCGACAACCCAACGGCCGCGCCGATCACAGCGAACATCCTCCTCACGGCCTGGCACACGATCGTGCGCCAGTTTGGCAATGGTGCGAGCGGCGCGTTCCAGAGCCTAGTGCCCCAGCCCTTCGTGGCCACCGGCGGTGGTGGCGGTGGCACCTCCGGTAACCCGGAGGCCTTCGTCTACATCGCGACCGGGCTCGAGGGCAGTGATTTCTTTGTGCCACTGCCCGCTGCCCGCGCGAATGACAACTACGCTGTCTTCGCGCAGGGCGACGGCGAAACCAACATCCTTGGTTTCGATTGCCCGAATCTGTTGCCCGCCGACCGCACGACCTTGCAATTTCGCGTGGTGTCGACTGCGGCCGTGACGGCCGCCGATCGCATCGCGTTCTTCCTCTTCAACTTCTGAGACCATCATGTCCAAAGTCTTCGCCGCCGACGAGATCAGGCTCAACCTGGTCAACATCCTGGACGGGGCCGCGGACCCGACGGTGGGTCCGGGCGTCGCCCGTCCGATCGGTAGCTTCTACACGCGTACCGCGGGCAGTCCTGGTCTCTACCAGAAGACTGGTGCACTGGCGACCGACTGGGAGAAGCTCTCGCAGTCGCTGGCGTGGCGCTCGATCTCGGACTTCGGCGCGATCGCCGACGGCGTGACCGACGCGACGGCTGCGATCCAGGCTGCCATCGCCGAGGTCGCCGCGCTTGGCGGTGGCGTCGTCTACGTCCCTCGGGGCACGTTCGCCATCACGCAGCTCACCATCACGGCGACGACCGGCGTCCAGGTGCTCGGCACAGGTCCGGACTCGGTGCTGCTCTGGACCTTCGATGCCGCGACCCTGGCGGCCTCGGCCGTCACGGTGACCGCCAACACCACGGCGATCCGCTTCGCGAACCTGCGTTTCGACGGCTCGGGTCTGACGAACCCGGCCGCCTCGCGAGAGAACCACCTGCTCCTCCTCAACGGCGCCGGCGGTGGCGTGCTCGAGACCCGTGTCGAGGAGTGCTGGTTCGGCGGCATGGTAGCCGCGAGCGGAGACGGCGTCCACGTCGTCGGCACGGCGGGCAATCTCGTCAATCGAGCCTGGATCCGTGACAACGTGTTCGATGGCTGCTCGCGCTACGGCATCGGCGTCGAGCAAGGCTGGCGCTCGGGCTGGATCATTGACAGCTACTTCACGAACAACGAGACCGACATCGGCATCGTCGCGACCGCGAACGTCGCCACGCAGGGCGTCAACATCTCGAACAACGAGATCGTGCATACCGGCGCTGAGCGCCGCGCCGTCCGTCTCGAGGGTGACGCGACGGGGCTTCTCACCTACTCGCTGTTCAGCAACAACCTCATCCTCGGCGGTTACCTCACGATCAGCAACGCGCAGTACCTGAACGTCTACGGCAATCCGATCTTCTCGGGGACGTTTGTGTCGACCGACCCGGTGATCCGAGTCTTCGGCACGTACCTCGACAGCCTCATCATGGACAACGTGATCGATCGCCAGGGCGTAACCGCGGGTCCATGCCTTGGCGTCGAGCCCGTCGGTGCGGCAGTGCCCTCGCGCTTCCGCATCGGCAACAACGTGATGGTGCAGGAGGTCGCCTCCGCAAACTTCATGACGGTCGTCGACGCGACGCGCTTCTCGATCGGTGGCAACGTGTGTCGCGCGACCGACGCGGGTGCATCGACCATCTTCGCCATCGACGCACAGGCGGTGACGGTCGCACTGGACGATGCGCTCATCGGGCCGGGCAATCAGGTGACGGCCGCCGCGGGCACGTTCGCCGCCGCGGTCCGCTTGCTCGCCAACGGCGCCAACGTGCTCGGTGTCTCGATCGTGAGCAATCTGGGAAACCAGATCGTCTATGGTGCTCAGTTTGAGGTCGGTGGCGGCGGTGGCAACTTCACCACCAACATCATCATGTTTGGTGGCAACGTGTGGAACGCTACCACCGATGACTTCAACAACGTTGGCACCACGGTGATCCCTCGAGTCGGCTTCAACGCGGGCACAGCGGCGACGACGGGCGCGCAGTTGTTCACGGGCTCGGGGACGCCCGAGGGCGTGGTGACCGCACGCGTCGGCTCGATGTACCTGAACCGCACGGGAGGTGCGGGGACAGCCGTCTGGTACAAGGAGACGGGTGGTGCTGCACTTGGCTGGGTTGCCATGGGCGGATCGGCGCTCGTCTTTGGCACCGGCGACACGACGGTGGCCGCAACTGCGGTCTTCTTTGCGCCCGGCTATGGTGCCATAGCGACGGCGACTGAGATCCAGATGCCGATCACGCGCACCGGCACGATCCGCAACCTGCGCGTTCAGGTCGCCACAGCGGGCACGACCGCAGAGACCGTCACCTTCACGGTTCGCATCGGTGGCGTTGACACGGCGATCACGACGACGATCGACAACACGGCGACGGGCCTGGTCACCGATCTCGTCAACACCGCCGCGGTCGTCGCGGGCAACCTCGTGTCGATCAGCATCACGAAAACGGGCATCGTGGTCGCGGGTCAAGCCGACGTGATCGCGAGTCTGGAGCTGGTGTAGTCATGTCCAAGCCGTTCGCCACCGAGGAGTTTCGCAATCAGGTCGCATCGTGGCAGAACCGGACGGCCGATCCCAACGCAGGGCTCGGCACGTCGCGCGCTCTGGGCTCGGTCTGGGATCGCAGCGGCACGTTCCCGACGACACCGCTCGAGACGTTCTTCAAGCTCAACGCCAACGATCAGGACTGGATTCGTGAGAACCTGGTCAACCTGCGCGTGTACAACGTCGTGCGCGACTTCGGCGCGGTCCCCGACGGTGTCACTAGCTGTGTCACGCCGATCAACAATGCTGTTGCGGCAGCGCAAGCCGCTGGTGGCGGCATCATCTACTTCCCGCCAGCCGTCAACGGATATGCCGTCTACACCCGTGCGCCGCAGCCGGGCATCATCACCGTCGAGAACTGCCAGAACATCCTATTCATGGGCGACGGCTACAACTCGTGGATCAAGGTGACAGGAGATGCGCTGGCATCGTTCCTGGCGCTGTTCTACATCGTCACCTCGTCGCAGCGGATCGCGATCTACAACCTGCGATGCAACACGACCGGGCTTTTCAACTTCGCGGTGCAGACGCACTACGTGCAGATGTCGGTCGCCAACCCGCCCGTCATCAATCAGAGCCCGCATGACGTGCAGGTCTACAACTGCTGGTTCGATCCGATTCGCGGCGACCAGGTCCGTCTCCTCGGTGGCAATGGCGCCTTTGGCGCGGGCTTCGACGTGACTGGCTGCCGCGTGCTCTACAACACGTTCAACATGGACGTCAACACGCGCACGGGGGTCAGCGTCCAGCGTGACGTGAATCAGGTCTCGGTGCTCTACAACTGGTTCACCGAGAACCTGCAGCAGCAGATCGATTTCGAGCCTGCGGGCGGCGACGGTCCCGCCGAGTTCATCATCAACCACAACATTTTCGATCTGTTTCCCGCGTCGAACAACAACGCTTCCATCACGTTGTCCGGCGTCGATATCACCCACCCGAGCCAGCGCAATACCTGCTCGTTCAACCTCTTCTTGGAGGGCGGAACCATCGAGGGCGTCAATGTCGCCCAGCTCCAGATCGTCGGCAACGTCATGCAGGTGACCGAGGTGACCACGGGCCTCGCGGGCATCGAGCTGCGCAACCCGACGGATCTCATCATCGATAGCAACATCCTCATCGTAGAGACTGTCATTCCGGCGGGTGGTGAGCGCGCGGCCCTTCTCATCTTCACCGATGCCCCGGGCGTGATCAATCGCGTCGAGGTGTCGAACAACCTTCTCAAGGCCATCGCCACGACCGAGGGCAACGTTTGCCTCCAGCTCGAAAGCTCTCAGCAGTTGACGGCATCCGGCAACGTCTGCTTCCTTGACCAGGACACGATCGCGGTGGGCTCCACGGCGGGCATTCAGATCCGCAACGTCGACCAGATCGGACAGGACTGGGTCATCGTCGGCAACTTGGTGATCTGCACGCGCGATCGTGTCAATGACGGCATCCAGATCGATACCGAGAACGGTCTCGACATTCACAATGTCGTCACGAATGACAACTACACGCGGAACACCCTGCAGGGCATTCGCTACATCTCCGCGGGCGGGGGGCTCTTCCTGGACTGGCGATCCTGCACGGGCAACAACGCGGTCGACTCGACGACGACGCTCATCACCCCACCGACGCCGAGCAACGTCGGCGTGACCTGCAACGGCTCCGCGGCGCCGGCAGCGCAGATCACCACCTTCAACGTTGCGGGCAATCCGAACACACGTGTCACGGCGCCAAATGGCTCGCTGTGCGCCAACACGCAAGGCGTCGCCGGCGCGGTGATCTTCACCAAGGATACCGGCACCGGAAATACCGGATGGGCCATCGTGGGACCCTCGGAGTTTGTCTTCGGCACGCTCGCCTCGAGCGCAGCGACCGCGGCGCGCTACCTCGCTCCTGGGGCTGGCCAGCTCATCGAGAGCACGACCGAGATCCAGATGGCGTTTCCACGCGCAGGTGTGATCCGCAACATGCGCATCGACTGCGATGCTGGCATCGGTGGCGGCACCAACACCTACACGCTCCGCATCAATGGCGTGGCCAGCGCGCTCTCGATCGCGATCCTCAACACCGCGACCTCCGGTGGCCCAGATACCTCGCAGGTGGCGATCGCCGCGGGCGCGCTCGTCTCGATGCAAGTGACCAAGACGGTCGCCCCTGCGACCCCGCAGACCAACATCGTCGTGACCGTCGAGTTGACGGGATAGGCTCGGAAAACCATGTCACCGTTGTCATCGCTGGCCACTACCTCGTGGCCTCATGGCCACGGCGATCCTGGGGTGCATCATGGGTGCTCGTCTCCTCGTCTTTGGCGACTCGATGACCCACCGGGGTCCGGACGACGGACCCGAGCAAGCGGAGGTCTCTGCGGAACCAGCTCCTGGGGCCATGCCGGGCGATCTCCTGGCGAGCTTGCTCCTACAGCAGGGGCTGGCCTCCGCAGCTCGACTCGATGCACGCGTCGGTCGCTCGGCCTACAACTTCTGGCGCCGAGAGAAGGCGACCTCCCTCCTACAGAGTGACCTTGCCTGGGGACCGACGATCGCGATCGTGTTCCTCGGCACCAATGACATCGGGCTCAACATGGCCGTCGACCAGAAGTCGATGGACAACGTCCGCCAGTGGCTCGCCTCGGGTGGCGCTGAGGTTTGGGCCATCGGGCCACCGAGCTTCGCCAACGTGGACCGGCAGAAGGGCACCAGCGCCGTCGTGGCCATGATGCGCCGGGTGTTCGGGGTCCGGTTCCTCGACGCACGTCCGCTCACGGCAGATCTCACCCGGCAGGGAAGGGCGAGCGACCTGATCCACTTCAACGCGCAGGGCTCGAAGGTGTTCGCCGACCGGCTCGCCAACGCGTTCCTCAACGCGCGCCGTTGGTACCTCGTGAGGCAGCTTGGTACCGTCGCGGTGACCATGGCCGCTCCGCTCGTGGCCTACGCGTGGCAGTCACGGCCGTAGATCTGGTTCTCACGCTGCGACACGTTGACGATGTTTGCGTCTGGATGCTAGTTACCATCCATCCTCGCGGGGCCACGGGAGCCGCACTTTTTTGCCAAGCCAGCTCGTCAGTCGTGCTTTCCACGTCGACCCTTCCCATGCATGACAAGCGACTGCTCCTGTTGGCGGTTGGCGAGACGCCTGGGGAGCTGGCTTTGGCACCCTTTCAAGGTGAACTATGATGGTGACGGGCAGTGAGATCAAGGAGGCGATCAATCGCTGGAAGCTGACGCTCGAGATGGTCGAGAAGCGATTCAAGCCATCCCTCATGGTCTTTCCAGGCGATGAGAAGGACCATCCGGACGAGCTAGCCCTTCAGATCATGACCGCCGAGTACGCGATCGCGCGGCTCCAGTACGCGCAGACGCTGTACAACAACCACGTCACGGTGGAGGTGGAGGGCGCCAAGATGTCGCTCGCTGAGGCCGTGCGTCTGGTGGGCAGCGCGGGCCGGATGAGCAAGCGGTGGCGTGAGGCCATCGTCGAGGAGCGGGATCGGTTCGGCCCGCGTGACGACCTCACGCGCAAGGCCGATGAGATCTACGCCCAGCGTGTTCTCGCCGCGGAAGAGGTGACGAAGCGTGCCAAGCGAGCGCTCAAGCGTGCGAGCGCGCTGCGCAACGCGATCGGTGGCGGCAACAACACGTCCGTCGCTGCGGCCGATATCCAGTTGGACCCCTCGCTTCTCGCGGAGTAGGGGGGCCAGTGGGGGACGCGGGAGCGAATCTCCTCATTACGGTCTAGCGACCGTGGAACTCGCCACCAAGTGCGAAGCCGTTCTCGTTCTGAGGACGTTGGCATGGCTTAGGCCATTGACCAGCCGAACCATCAAGAGCGCATTCGCTATCTGGGCAAGAGTCTGCTCTGTCCTGCTTCGCTTCCGTCGTCCCCTCTTTTTTTCCAGTCCAAATAAGCAAGTCCAAATGCGCGATCGCTTCTTTGACTCTCTCCTCGATGACACCCATCGCCAGTTCTACGACTCGTGCCGGCGCTTCGCGGCCGAGCAGATCGCACCCTGCGCCAGCGATTGGGAAGAGAACGAGTCGTTCCCCCGCGATCTCTACGGGCGAGCGGCGGCGGCCGGCATCCTCGCGCCGCACCTGCCGAGCGAGTACGGCGGCGGTGGTGGCGACGCCTTGCACGCGGTCCTGCAGGTCGAGGCGCTCATGCACGGAGGCAACGGCGGAGTCGTCGCCGGCCTAACCAGCCTAGCGATCGCCCTGCCGCCGATCCTCACACTCGGCGACGAATCCCAGCGTCGTCATTTCGTGCCGCCCGTCCTCGCCGGCGACAGGATCGCGGCGCTCGCGGTCACCGAACCGAGCACCGGATCCGATGTTGCCGCATTGCGCACGCGCGCGGTCCGCCACGGAAACGACTACGTGCTCAACGGCGAGAAGGTGTTCATCACCAGCGGCGTTCGCGCCGACGTCGTCGCGGTCCTCGCTCGCACTAGTGACGCGCCGCACCGCGGCCTTACTTTCTTCGTCGTCGAGAAGGGCACGCCGGGATTCACTGTCTCGACGTCCTTGAAGAAGATGGGCTGGCGATCGAGCGATACCGCGCTCCTAGCGTTCGAAGATTGCGCCGTGCCGGCGGCCAACCGCCTCGGCGAGGAGGGCAGCGGCTTCGGGGCCGCGATGAGCAACTTCCAGATGGAGCGCCTGATCCTCGCTACCTTCGGACACGCTGGTGCCGAGGTCTCACTCGCCGAGGCCGAACGCTACGTTGGCGAGCGCTGGACGTTCGGCAGGCCCCTGAGCGAGCACCAGGTGATCCGGCACAAACTGGCCCGCATGGCGACGCTGGTGCGGGCGGCGAAGTGCTTCGATTACCTCGTCGCCGACGCCATGCGCCGAGGCATCGACACCATCGAGGAGGTGAGCGAGGCCAAGAACTTTGCGAGCGAGGTCGGCCAAGAGGTCTGCTTCGAGGCCGTGCAGATATTCGGTGGCCTCGGCTACATGCGCGAGACCGCCGTTGAACGAATGTATCGCGATGTCCGACTCCTGTCGATCGGAGGCGGCACGTCGGAGATGATGAACGAAGTCATCGCAAAGAAGCGTCTATTGTGAGGAGCGTCTCGATGAAGGATTGGAACGTAGGGGACGCACACGGCGACCCGATCGCCGCGGCACCCGCTGCGTATGCCGAGGTCTACGCTGCTCACCGACGACAACCGCTGTAGCGCCTACGCGGCACAGCCCACCGCATGCCGAACCCATCTCGTCGCATGAGCTGGGGTTCGCTGCGCTCTGGTACGCGCCAATAGCGGTGATGGTCCGGTGCTGGAGGTGCCGGAATCGTTGAGCGTGCATCTCGTCAAGGTCTCGCGTTCATAACGCCGTCTCGGAGCTGCATGCTCGGTGGCATGTCCAGGCCCCGCACGTATCCACCCGACGTCGGCCGGCTCCTCGAGCTGGTCGTGATGCATAGCCCCACCTGTGCGTGCGGAGAGGAGGCGCACGCGCGCCTCGCGCGCGATGTCATCGCAGCGCTCGATCTCGATCCGGTGTCCATCATCCTCGATGCACCGGCTCGCACCGCGCTGGTGACCGTCCCAACGGTGTGGACAGTCTACGACCTCTTGCGGCTCTTCGGCTCCGTGCGGATGGTAGCGACTCGAGGCCGCTTGGGCGGCGAGTCCTTGCCCGTCGCCGACACGCTTGCCTGGCTCCGGATCCGCGATGACGAGGTCATCTTCCTGCGCTCGTTGGATGGGCTCGGCTTCTGAGCCGAGGCCTCCGACGACTCGGGCGGCCCGGGACGACGGTATCCCCAGAAGCTACATGCATCGTCGGGGAGACTGTCGACGACATCTGGCAAGCACGAGAGGTCGGAAAGATCTTGGCCCAAGAGCCACGTGACGAAGGGCTCGAACATCGGACATACCCAGATCCGATGCCGGTTGAGTGACTCCTTCACGTGCGCGGCACGCTGTTCCCGATTCTCCTTGATGCGATATGATGGAAAGGCAAAGCGGCAGCCCTCGCCCGTGTATAGATCGTCGACCCAGATCGTTGCGCGGGGATAGTTGCAGAACCTACGAAGCAGGTACTCAGGAGCGATCCGGCTCATGTAGTTGTACTCGTCGTGTTCAAACAGCCGGACCATGAACTTGCCATGGTTGAACTGGCCGACGTCCGTGGCCTCGATGATCTTGCAGATCACGAGAACTCATTTCCGTTGGCGGGCTCTCGGAGCCACCGAGGGTCGATCATACGCACGTTGGCCATGAGATGGAGCATGCGGTGCAGTAGCGGTCCCCCTTCATCGATGAACCAGACCTCATCGATGTAGCCCTCGGTCGCGGTGATCTGGAGCAGGGTGTAGCCAACCTGGACCCATGCGAAGCTTGGGATCGCCGCACAGGTGGGAGCCTCGGACCCGACCCTCTCCTGTATCGCCTCGCCGACCAGGATCCAGTGGCGGATCCGATTCAGCAACCATCGTCCGCGCTCGTGCGTTGTCATCGAGAGTGGTCGTAGCACATGCGTTGACCGCTGGAAGCCATCCTCACGCTATGCGCACGAAGCTTGGCCCCTCGAGTGATCGCCATAGATCTGTCGGGGTGACCTTGCCTGGATCCAACAGAGCCCACTCTGGGATCTGGCGCCGATCTGGATCCAGGACGAGCACCAGTCGGACACACGTCCAGCGCGGGCGGTGACCATCGAGTCGCCAGTGTGCGCGTCTCGCGCGGAAGGGCCAGCCAAGCACGTCACCCACGTCGTAGGGCTTGCCGAGCTGCTGGAGCGCATAGGTGAGGCCGAGGCGGACATCGCGCAGCACGCGGTACTCGGCGAGCAGCCGGTAGCCGTGCTCGCCAATGGTCGTGCGGGGCTCGAGGGCCACACCCTCCCTGTGTGCATGGAGGGCGTGATCCCCGAGCCCGATCGCGACGTGGCTCGCGGGTCCACCCGTGAACCACTGGATCAGCCGGCCCGTAGGTCCATCATTGGTGAGTACGAGGATGGTCGGTTGCCCGATCATCCTCGAAGCGTACCCGGAGAGCCTCAGTTGGAGCTTTTCTTGATGGGCACAGCATGGATCGCGAACCCGAGAGTGATCTGGTCCACTGGATGCCAGGGCTGCTTGAATAACCCTGCCGGTGTGACGATGGTGACGTCCTGTAATCTCGTCGACTGACAATACCGCACAACGATCGTACCGTCGCGATAGAGAGAGACGCCCGCGAACACGTGACAGGCCGCTTCCGGGATCTCTACCTCGCAGACATCAGGGTCATTGAGGTGTAGCTCGTTGCCGATCGCGGTGATGATTTGTGCCGCAAGGTCCGTCGATGACATGCCGACGTCAACGATCAAGCCGATAAGCTCTCGTGTCTCAAGGCAGAGGAAGCAGGCAGTGATCTCCCGCGTGTAGGCAGTGATCTCCCGCGCCATCATGTTCTGTGGGTCACAGGCAGTGATCTCCCGCGTGTCGGCAGTGATCTCCCGCGTGTCCATCGTGTTCTGTGGGTCACGCCAACTGAGCGTGACATGCACCAGCGTCGACCCTGGTAGGATCCTGATCTCGATGACGCGCCAGTTGCTCGGCGTCTCCAAGTTCATCTTGAGGACGGTCATGGGCTGCCACCCAATTGACTGATCGGGGCCTGCCAGCAGCGCCGGCACCCACCGGCGCATTGCAGTAAAACACGCTCACCGCGGGTCACGATGGCCTCCATGCGACTGTCACAGATGGGACACGTGAGAACGTATGGCGGGCTAAATTGGCCGGTTCCCTCGTGCGGCTCATAGGTCCGCATCACGACGTGACTGCTATCGCCATTGACGAGTGCAGCCACTTGCGCGAGACGCTCAGCGTGCTCCGCGTTGTTGGCGAGTACCGTGATCAGGATCCAGTGATCCTGTCGTGTCTTCACGGCTCACCTCCCATCGCGGTGACGGTCAGGAACACGTGACCGGCCTCGTACTTCGCGATGAGCCAGCCGCTCACGCCTTGACCGCGTCCACAGGCCGCGTTGGGCGTGTCCAGGCGCGCGGTCCACCAGCGCGGCCGGTCACTGTCGAGGGCCCAGCCCCAAGCGGCTGGAACGTACTCACGGGGCTTGGCGTGAAGGTCGTCGCAGAGGTGTTCGAAGTCGTGGAGGTCACCGTTGAAGCGGACGTAGCCCCAGTAGAGGCCCGCACCCGCACCATCACTCAGCTCGCCATATTCGGCCTCGACGCCGGACCGATTGGCAAGGGACACGTTGATGATGCGCTCGATGCGGACCAGGTCATCGTTCCGGTGGAGATGGCCAAGAATGCCGCCCACCAAGAACGAGAGCATCACCAGGATGATAATGACGATTGACGTCCGGTTCATGGGAGCACCTCTTTGGCTACGCGCCGATCGAGGTCGCTCATGTTCGGAGGACTTGGTGGTGCCTCACATGCTCGCTCCGGATCGTCCGGGTAGCAGACGCGGTCAGGCACGGGTCGGTGGTTGGTGTCCTCAGTCAAGTGGAGCGACGACTCAACGCCGGTATCGCCCCAAACGCATGCCCCAGGGGGGCCAGCGACCGAGTCACCGGCATAGGCACCAACGGCTCCATCAGAGCCTGCATCGCTCTCCGTCTGCGAGATGCGGTCGCCGACCCGGTGCGGCTTGCCAGGCCAGCTCGCAAACTGCTCTCCATCGTGTTGGGTCACGGCCACAAATTCGCTCGTGATGTCATATGGCTTGCCGGGCATTGCGAAGCCCGCAGTGCGAACTTTCAGCTCGGCAACCGGAGGGCGGCCTGAATCCTTAGGTGTCTCCTTGTGGAAGTTGAATCCCTTTTTGTCGAAGTTCCAGTAGTCAAAGAAGAACAGCACACCCGTGAAGCGCCACATTCCCTCGGGCATGACTTCGACCTGACCGTTCCAGTGGATCGTGAAGTCGCCGAGCGTTGCGGACATGAGTGCGACGGCAGATCCACTTGCCACGACAGACTCGGTACCGCCACCAGCGGCCTTGAGCCGCTCCACCTGTGCCATGAACGCGTCCGAGCGCCGGATGTCGACGACGGGCTGGATTGCTGCCATCTCAGCTTTCGTCAGACAGATGCCCTCACCTGTGCCTCGGAGGTAGTGCGTTACGAGCTTGCGCTGCATAGGCTGGTCGAAGGGCGCCAGCCACATACCGTCCATGAACCACTCGGAGGCACTGTAGGCAGCATCGAGAGCACCGTCGACCACGGCATGCTCAGCGGGTCCCGCATGGCCAGCCAGCTCGTCGAGCACTGGCTCGGCCGACTTGCCCGCGACCACAGCGTCGGCGGCGCGGTCCGCATGCTTCTCGTAGAGGTCGCCGGTGTCACCGAGGCCATCCTTGAGATACACGCCCGAGCGCTGCTGGACGACGTGAGCCGCCTCGTGCGCTGCGGTGTGGAGATCGGGTGTCCCACCGAAGGCGACGCGGTTGCCGGTCGCGAAGGCCATCGCGCCGAGGCCGTGGCACGCGTTGATCGCCGCCTCGTCGGTGTGCGCCTGGATCTTGCTCACGTCATGGCGACCGAAAGAGGCCTGGATCTGGCCGAGGAAGGGCAGCGTGCCAGCGGTGCCGCTGGTGCCCATGGCGGCCAGCTCGTGCGGGTCACCGCCGGTCCCGTCGTGCGTGTGCTTCTCCTGGATCGGTGCCTTCGGCGTCTCCAGCTTGGGCTTGACCTTCGCTATCCTGAATGCCTCCTCGGCGGGGAGGCCGTTCTTCCGGGCGTCGATCCACCGCAGACGATCGACCGAGCCTGGCCACTCTGGACGTACCGCGGTGGACCGCGCCACCAGCTCGGGCACGTCAGGGGACGTGTAGGGGTACAGTTCCGCGCCCGGCCACATGTTGGCGCCGGGTCCGGGCGCATCGAAGCGGCGCCAGCCACCTCCTCTGCCAACCTTCGGGCCCGTCGCATGCGCGGTGAAGTACTCATTGGGTGCATAGACCGGCTTGCGGAGGTGCTGTGCCGTCTGCTTCGCGATGCCATGCTCGCTCGATCCTGCGTACTCCGAGACAAGAATGACCCGCTCGTACTTGTGTAGGTCGGGGACGGTCTTCTTGATGTATTGCGCAAGACCGCGCGGCTTCAAGAAATGGCCCTGGAGTCCGCCTTGTCGTGGCACCCGTACCTCAAAGGCTTGCTGGGAGGGCATGTGGAGCCCCCCTGGCACGCCCATTTGGGGAACATAGGGGCCCTTGACGACGACAACGAGCGAGCCAGGCAGGGCATCCACGCTATGGCCGAGCTGTGCAGCCTGCCTGTAGGGACCAACCCCGGCCCCGTTTTCGAGGATTGGATGTCCCACGACGATGACGTCGTTCTGGACGCTGTACAGCGTCGGCGCCGGTCCGCCTGCTCGCTGGCTCTGTGCATTGAGCAGATGGCTCTGTTCGTCCTGTCCCGCGGTGGGGATGCCGGTCTGCACGGGAGGCGGCTCGGGTGGTTCGGGCGGAGGGCGTCGGTATGAATCGAGCGGGATGATGTCCTGTTCGATCAGTGCAATCTCCTCGGGCGACAAGTCGCGTGTCGCTGCCAGGAGTGCGTCCTCTCGGAGCTGCTCAGGCTTCGCGTTCGAGGCCTCGGCCTTGATCGTGGCCTTGATCTCTTTGAGGGTCGCCAGCTTCTCGTGCCGCTCTGTGGCCTCGCGCTCGGCGCGCCTCGCGGCGAGCGCATCTTCTTTGCTGGCGTCCTGCACGGCCTCGACGCCATGGCGAAGCCGAGGCCATGGGCCACGGAGCAGGTTGCCCTCGTCGAGCACCCGCGTCAGTTCCGTGGCCTTGAGGATCCACTGCGTGATGTCACCCGCGGCGCTCAGTCTCTCGACCAGACGAGCGAGCGCGGCCCACTTCGAGCCGGCCTGTGCCGCCGCGGCAGCGCCGCACGTGAGCAGTGTGAGCGCGATCTGCGCCACGACGTACCCAAGCGCCTCCCCACGGAAGTGACCCCGCTGGTAGGGGTCCTCGGCGTCCCATTCCTTGGCGAAGTGCTCGCCCATGGCGCGCAGAGCGCCAGGCATCTCACCAAAGAAGTGGATCAACTTCTTGGCGATCAACATCACGACGCCTGGGATGCCCGACGAGATCATCGTCTTGACCAGCTCGAAAGCGAGCTTGGCGGTTGGCAGGATGGCGCCAATGAGATCCGCGATCGATTCATACACGCCGCGGATGACGCCAACACCAAAGCCGAGTGCGTAGTGTCCATCGGTGAGAATATCGTGAGCCGTGTCGATGATCGCATCGGCCGCGCGCGTGAACGGCGACGCGTACTGGAAGGCACGCAGCGTCGTGGCGTCCTTCCTCTCGCCGTTGAGGACCTGCAAGGCCTCCCGCGCCGAGCCAAGCACCGTCGCGAACCATCGACCGTTGATCGACGCGCCGCTCCTGAGATGGCTCTCGAGGATGCGCATCTGGTCGCAGGCCGCGCCGACGCTCATCATCGCCGTCGTCCGCGCCGCGCCGTAGTGGGCGAACCGCTCATAGACCTTGTCCGGCGAGGCGATCGAGAGCAACTTCTCGTTGACGACGTGGACCAGGGCGATGGCCTGGTCGCGATCCGTGCTCTCAATCTGGACGGCCGCTTGGACGTACGCCTCGATCTCCGCGACCGTGGCCGGGAGGCTAACGTATCCAGCACGCGCCTCGGTGAGCACCCGCTGCTCTCGGTGCTGGGCCTCTTGGCCCTCGACGAAACGCCGCGTCGAGTCCGAGGTCGGCCGCGCGCTGCCACGCAAGCGCACGTGTGCGACCTGCTCTGCGTCCGCGCCAAGCAGCTCGAGGCTCGACTCGTGGCTCGTGGCGTGATCCTCTGGTCCACGCTCCGGCGCGAACGTCACCGGAACGATCATGACGCTGTGGGGCTCTACCGTCTGCGCCTTGACCTTGGCTTCGAAGGAGCGATCCGGGAGGATCGCCCCCGCGACCTCCACGGGCTCGTCGTGGGGATTGTGGACATGGGCCACCTGCGTGGTCCGCTGGCCCCGTTCGGCGACCATACGGAGCTGCTCGGGCAGCGGCGCGAGCCGCTTGCCGCTCTGGTTCCGGATCCGAAATTGGAGCGGCGGAACTTTGGGCTTGCGTCCTGGTCCTGGTGCGGGGTCAAGGTCGCCAGCGGTGTCCAGCGGCCGATGGGGGACTTCCGTCCCGGTATGTCGATGTTTCATCTCACGGTTCTACGGCACCTCGCTGGCCTAGCTTCCTTTCCGGCACAGAGATACCCACGACGCGTGGCCGGTGACCGCAGCGGCCTCGGTGGTGTAGACCTCTCGGCAGAATGCTTGGCTCTCCCGCTTGACAACGTCGTGAGCGACCACGTGTGTTGTGAAAAGGGCGTCCTCCTGCCCACTCCAGACCGTATGGACCGATACATTTCCGATCGTGTTTGCCGCGATGGCGACATAGCTCGGATCTGCGACCAGCTCGGCCCAGCGCTCGAGGCTGATCAGTCTACCCTGGCGGTCGCGTAGCCTCATTCCTTCACGTCTAGTCGTCCCTGAAAGCGGCAGATCGGGCATTCGACGTGGATGATGACATTGTCATCGCGCTCGAATTCGGCGAGCACGGCGAGCAGGTCGGCGCTGTTGCACGCGGGGCACGGGACGCGTGGATCTGGGTTGTCAACGTCGTAGGAGACGGCATGGACCTGGCCACGTCGCGTGGCCATCGCCAGCACGAGATCGCTATGCTCCTCGATGGAGCCCGGCACCGTGATCGTGACGCGGGTGATCATCCTCATGGCCCAAGCACTCTATGGATGAGATCACTCAGCTCGCCGGACAGCTCGCACCGGACTCGGGTACGTGCCATGAGATCCTCGGACGTGCTCACCAGCGGGCTCACACCAGCGACGCCCTTGATCATACGGATCGCGGCTAGCATTGGCTCCGCGTCATCGTCGCGGATGTCTTGTTCGAACGTGACGATCACTCCCTTGAGCCTGTCAGTCATTTTGGACCTCCCCCCCCTCTATTGTTTGCGCCGCACGTCATCACGGCCGAGCCTCAAAGCTTGGTGACCTCGATCAGGTCTGGCCGATCCTCCGTGTGCGAGACCATGGTGCCCGCCGCGTTATACGTCGTGTTCGCGTCCCCGCAGGACACGTAGAGCGCGCCGTCGACGAAGGAGCCGATCCTACGCGAGAGGTAGCAGTAGGTACCGCTCGGGCCCGTCGAGCCCGTGCAGGTGGCCCCAGCCGGGCAAAAGCGCGGGGTCGGCGTCTGGCAGATCTTGACGACGTAGTCATCCTCGGGGCCAACCTCGTGCATCACGGCGACGCTGTGGAGCGTCTCGTTGCGCGACCCATCGGCGAAGCGCAGAGTCCACGTGTAGTCCTCACAGGTGACCTGGATCTTTGTGGCTGCGCGAGCATCGGGCTCGTGTGGATCGGAATTGGATCCCGCGTCTTGGCTCACGTCGGGTGTGGCGTCGACGAGGTTGGGCGCGGCTCCATCATCGGAGAACTTGCAGGCAGCGGTGAGGAAGAGCAGCGTGAATCGTACAAGGGTCATTCCTGATCTCCTTCGGGGGACACGTCATCGTGGACGAGGCCACGAACGCGCAACTTGTCGAGGTACATCGTGGTATCTCCGCCGACCGGCACATACTCGATTCGATCGGCGAGCCCGGCTGAGAGCGGGAGCACCATGCTGCGCACGATATGTACCGCCTGCTCGATTACCACGTGTCTAGCCGTGCCCCAAGGCCATCTCCGAATCTGTCGGCGTTGTACGCCCCTGTACATCACGCGGACCCGTTGCTTGTACACGGTGCGGCGTTCGGCCAGATCGGCGAGGAGCTGGTAGTCCCGAAACTCCGCGTGCCAGAAGCCCACGACGTAGAGATCCGCGCTCGGAGCCCGTACCATCGTGAACTGTGCCCTATCACTCCCAGCGCTCGAACGTGAAGCCGACACCTGGTCCTCCTCCCAACTAGTGATCTGCGATGTCACCGTGTTTCTATTTGGCGTTCCTCGCGGTGCCTCGACATCCCTGGGTTGTCTCTCCGGAAGGTCCTGAAAATCAATCGTTCCTCACGCTCACCCGATGCGGGTACACTTGTTGACATGTTGACGTATGCGCTCAGGGGACCGGCAGCCGAGCCCATGACGATCCCGATCATCGTTCAGCCCTCCGCGAACGGTGACACGGCGGCGACGCCGATCAGGACGGCGGTGATCCAGCCGCTCCTGGTGAAGCAGCCGACGACTGCCACGACGGCCACACCCTCGGCCCCCAACGTGCCCGCGCCGCCCACGGATGCCAGCACCCCTGCTGCCCCCGCGCCAGAGGAGGCCGCGTCCGCTCCTTGGTACCGGAGCCGGACGGTGCAGATCGCCGCGGGTGCCACCATCGTCGGTGCTCTGGCCTTCTGGCTCTGGCGCCGCTAGCTGCCATGGCCAGACCTGCGCGTCTTGATCATGCGCATGCATCCCACCACGAGGCTGAGAGACGTCGTGGTCTCGAACGGCGTAGGATCCTCGGCCATGAGGCACGCGCTCTCTCCGATCACACCCGCAAGACGCACACCCTGGCGGCCCTGGTGGGCCACGATGGTGCTCGTCGCGTACGGGGCCATGGCAGGCTACGCGCTGTACCTCGGCGCGTACTTGGCCGCCGGTCTCACGACCGCTGCCACGTTGATGATCGGATGGTTCGCACGGCAGCAGGACGTGCCCGAGGAGCCGCTCGTGCTCCAGGGCGCCGAGCGGCTACTGCCGCCCGTGTCCAGCCAGCAGGTGGGCGGCGAGGCCAAGCAAGAGCAGGAGCCCGGCCTCGAAACGCGATGATCTCACGCTCGGTTCGTCAAACGTGGATGGTCACCGATGACGAGCTTCGGACATCGGAGGCTCGGCTCGTCGATGCGAGCGTCACCCACGAGCGGCTGCTGAACGATCGCGCAGCACCGACCACAGCACGCGCCGATCGTCCACGGTGGCAGCTTGCTCGGCACGTAGCCGGTGAAGCCGAAGCTCTGTGCGAGATCGACGGCGTAGGTCAATAGCGGCGGGCGTGTGAGGCCAACACTGATCGCAAGGAACCGGTGGCTCATCGAGGTCCAGAAGTAGCAGTGGAAGTCATTGAACAACTGGACCGCATACAGCGTGGACAAGTTCTCCGGCAGCATCGCGGAGGTGACGATGGCATCGATCGCCCGTTGCTGTTCGGGCCCCGGCCTAAGGAGGATCTGGTTGTCTGTCATGGGCTGAGCCTTGCGCAGAGGTTCCCCATGACGTCAAGCGATTCGTTGCAGCACGTAGCAGGGAAGATCCACGTGGGTCGCGACGTAGCTACAGCCGGGCCCGATCGACGTGGCGAGGTATCAGTCGGGATCGCGTGGGTAGCCGGTACGGATCCAGCGTGCCAGGGCAAAGCACGCAGAGCGGAGTGCATCCTTCAGGACGATCCAGGTGTATCGCATGCTCCCTCCATGGCCGAGGATGCTTCTCCTGATCTCTCTTTCTCAACGGCTCCGGATCCGGATTCGGATATGCTAGGGGCATGCGTACTACCCACCGCAGCGCCACGACGGCCAAGGGCTGGGGCAGTCGGGCCCCCAAGACCGTTGGAGAGCGCCGAGCGCTCCGAGCACGTTGTGGTCCCCGTGCCTTCCTCGATCCCGAGGGGCTGCGCTTCCCCGTGATCGCGAAGCGAGGACGCTGCCTCCTCGACTGCCAGGGCCTCAAGGCTGCCCTTGGACGGGCCAAGGCGAGGCGCTACCGCAGCATCGTGGCGAAGGCCGAGAGCCTGCTGCGCCGCGGTTGTGGCGTGTGATGGCCCGCCGTCGCAAGGGACGGTCGATCGTCTGCCGGAAGCCCTGGCGCGAGCGGCTCCGGGGCGGCAAGGCCCGTGGGCGCAGGCCAGCCGACTTCGACCCGAGGCAGCTCCAGATCGGGACCCGAGTTGAGATGGAACACACGGACGATCCGTGCCTCGCGCAGGAGATCGCGATGGACCACTTGACCGAGAGCCGCAACTACTACGTCCGCTTGCTGCGGCACCACCTCGACGGTGCCAGTCGGCGCCAGAGACGCTAGTTGCCAGCGGCGATGCGCCAGAACGTGTAGATCGACCGGCCAATGAACGGATCGATGGGATCATCGAGATGTTCAAGACCCTTGAGGATGCGCAGCCGCCGCTCGGTCACGTAGGGGTAAGTCACTGCATCGAGCGAAGGAACCGCATCACGCAAGGCTCGCTCGATGGCGTCGGCCACGCGCAGCTCAATGTCAGAGCCCCGCAAGCGTTGGATCGCGTTCCACCGCTGCACTACCCGCTCTCGTTGGCGCGCGACCGTAAGCCCAGTGGTCCCGCTGCCAAGTGGCACGTTCACCTCCCAGGTGTGAGCGGCACGGCGCGGCAAGCGGGCCATGATGGTCCACTGGATCTCGTCGTTCCAACCCATGAAGCGAGCGGACTCGGCGGCCGATAGCATCGTCACGCAGTCCTGGCACTGCACGCCCATGTTCCCAAGTGCAACTTGCTGGATCATTGCCTCACAGGTATCGCTGGAGACGTCGCTGTACCGGAGCCGTCCACAAAGCACACCGGCCGCGTCCGACCGATGCACCTGCGTGACCAGCGTGCCAGCCTCCTCTCGGTGGACAAAGACATCGAAGGTGATCATGCGATCCTCTCATTGGAGATGGTCTCGCGCGGGATGATCACACCGGTATCCTCCTCCGAGTAGGCCTGGACGCTCACGTCCGCCAGGATGCGACGGCCCAGGGCCCGTCCGGTATTGAAGCCCGGGAAGTCCGGATAGTCGCGCTCGTAGATGTCGAGCACCTTGAGGAGAGACTTCACCACCCTCCAGCATCCTGGATCGGGGCGGCCATCGGTTACATCGAGCGGTAGGCTTTGATGGACGATACGGCCTTGCGCAGGCCCCTCTGAGAGCACCCTCCACGCGAAGGTCACAGTGTGGGAGTACCTCGGCGCCCAGACGTACCAGCACCCGAGGAGGTAGGTCCCCTCAGGTACTGGCTCGTACAGGCTGGTCTTCCAGAACCTGTAGGTAGCGCCGCCACCGAACGTGGTGACCAGGTCATGCGAGGCCAACCAAGGCATCATCTTGCGAGCAACGTCTACGACTTCGCCGCTCACGTTGAGATGGTCGTCGAAACGCATGCAGGCAGCGGCCGCGACGTGGCTGCGCAGGAACCAAGAGGCGCCATGCGGTAGCATGTACGGCTTACGATCGCCACGTCGGTACCGCGTCAGAGCGTTGTTCGCTTCGTGTGCCTCCAGTTGCCACACGCTGATCGCGCCCGTCGGGAGCATTGCAACGGTTGCGTCAAAGCCTTCTGCGATGGGAATGTCTGCGGTGTCACTCATGCGCAATCCTCCTCGTCGTCATCCATCATTGTCGTCCTCCACCGTCACGATCAACAGCTAGTCACAGGTGGACTGGCAACTCACGGGGAATTCCTCCTCGTGGTCGTGAAAAATCGCGTCCACCCGCCAACATTTGAGTGCTTCCAGCGCAATGAGGCAATCGCTCGCGATCTCCTCGTTGAACGTATGCCCCGCCTCGCAGACGTTCGCCTCCGTCCAACCGGAACAGCCAAGCTCCGCCGCGTACATCGCCGCGCAATCACCGGTCACGGTCTGCCCACACTGGCTAGCGTCCATGCACAACGTCGTGGTCAGTTCCTTGCAGAACTCTCGTGGCGACAAGGCCGACCCGGAGCCAGCACCGAGGCTCGAGTCCTCCCCGCAAGCGGTGGCGATGAGTAGCAGCACAATGATCGTGATCCTCACTGTCCCTCCTTCTTTGTCTTCGCGAACACGAAGCACACCGCCAGTTCCGTCCCCATCACGCCTGCCCCTGCGCCTTCAGCTTTATCCACGGCTTGCCCGCCAGTTTCTCGGCGCACACCAAGTGGTCACCGCCGATCGGGATGTACTCGACTGGAATCATCAAGCGGTGGTCCTTGCCGTGCTCCTCACAGGCCTCGGCGAACTTCCCGCCGAAGAACGCTACCGCCGCGGCCTCGCTCGGCCCGAGGTACGGCGATACGAGCACGAGCAGCGTGGAGTCCCCCGAAGAAGTCACGCCCGTGACTCGTAGCTCAAACGTCTCGCCCTTGCGTACCAACTCGGCGTAGATGGCCATCCCAGCAAACCCTGCATACCAGACCCCGACGATGTAGTCGGTGGGGTCGATGATCGTCACGGCGGGTGTCCACCTTCCCGCCAGCTTGTCGTTGTCGTCGGCCTCGTCTCGTTTCATCTGGGAACCTTCTCACGCGGCTTGACGCCGAGCCAAGCGCCGCTTTCGCTCCTCACGCGGCCCGGGGCAGCGCCAAGACCACGATCCGATTCGAGTCCTTCCGCGCACTTCCGGTTGTCAATTCGGAGTGCTTCAAGAACGAGTTCCGCCGCGAATTGACAATCGCCAAGGCCACGTCTGAGTCGCCCTCGATCCGGAAGATCCGCTTGCGCGGCGACTTCTTTGGCAGCAGCGTCCCCTTCGGGATCGTCACCGGCGCGAAGTAGAGACCCCCGGGGAAGAGGGCCTCGAAGGCCTGCCGCTTGAGCTTCCGGTCCGCGCTCTGGAGGTTGTCGCGCATCGCGACGAGGTAACTCCGGACGCCATGCTCGGCCTGCTCGATGGACGCCTCGCGCTCCTTGGGGGCCTTCCAGGCATCGGCCAGCTCGCGCTCAGCTTCCTTGAGCCGGCCACTCGTCTCCTTGTGCTTGGCGTAGAGCCCGCGCCGATCGTCGACCTGCTCCATGTCCTCCTCGATCCTACGGAGGCGCTTCCGGAGCGTGCCGATCTCCTTCTGGAGGGCGTCGACGCTGAGGTTCGGCGAGCTGAGTCGGCGCTCCATCGCTGCGCGCACCAGCGCGACGAGCTGCGCGATGCGCGGTTCGTCCAGCTCGGTCGCGATGCGGCTAGCGAGCGCCGCCTCGACCTCCTCCACCGGCTGGCGAAGGCTCATCGTACAGACCGCCTTGCCCTTGCTGGTGTGGGCCGCGCAGCCGTACGAGTAGACCTGCACCCGGCGCCCATTCGCCATCGTACGAGGCCAGCCACGCACGTTGATCGACCCACCGCACTCCGCGCAGCGCGCGAGAGATGAAAGCGCGTACTTCACAGCGGGCGATCGCTTGCAGTGCTTCGAGGCTAGGCTCCGCTTCGCACGTGCCTCCTGCACCGCGTGCCACAATTCGTCATCCACGATGCGGAGACTGGGCGCAAACTTCTCGAGCAGTGGCTCGGGACGCTGGAGACGCTGCTTCTTGCCTGTGCTCCGGTCCGTGTAGGTCACACCCCACACGACGAGGCCGCGATAGCGTGGGTTGGCCAGCATCTCGTCAACCGTCCTGGGCGACCACGTTCGACCCTTGCGCTCGGCCTTTCGGTCCGCGTACGGGGGCGGAACCTTGTCAGCGTTGAGGCGCGCGCAGATGAGCCGGGCGCCCATGCCGTCGAGGTTCCAGCGATAGATCTGGCGCACGACCTGGGCCTCAACCTCATGCACGATGGCAATCGGCTCGCCGTCCATCTCGACGTTGCGATAGCCGTAGCAACCGCCATTGATTGGCCGTTCTACCTTGAGCCTGCCGCTCGCGATGTCCTCGGCGAACGTGTAGAGCTTCTGCCGTGTGTTCTCGATGATCTTCTTGTGCTCTGCCTCTGCGCCGAACGCCTCGACGGCGTTGATGACCCAGTCGGTCGGGTTATCCGCGCGAGTCTCCTTGCGCGTCTGGTAGTAGAAGAGACGGGCCTGCTTGCGCTGGCAGATCTCACGGATGAACAATAGCGAGTCAACGATCGTGCGCCCGAGACGTGCGGCATCACGCGCGATCACGATGGAGCCTGGACGGAGCCGCTGCATCATCTCGCCCAGCGCCGTGCGCGCGTCCCAGTCATCACCGGACACGCCGTTGTCGGCGAAGACCTCGATCGCGAGGCCGGGGAACAGCTCAGCCGCGAACCGGCGCCCATTTCGTTCCTGGATCTCGATGGTGTCGTCGTCGGCTTTGCTGAGACGGAGCAGGAGACAGACCGTCGGCAGTGACGGCACCGGTTGCAATGCATGGGCTCTCTTCACGACACAGACTCCTCGTCGTAGCAGCCGCAGGAGATGATCTGGCCGCGGCATCGGGGGCAGCGCTCCATGTCACAACCGGGATGATGGAACCCGCCGGGCGGCGCACTACAGTCATGACAGTGGCCATCACCAGTGTACGGAATCGGCGTGTCACCGCACTTGGCGAGATCCGGTGCGTTGCCCGGACATGACACCTTCAGGAGCATCTCTTGGTTGCAGAAAGCGCAGGTGGCCATCAGGTCACCGGCTCCTTGAGCAGCGCATCCGCGATGATCTCGGCGAGGGCCGCCGGAACGGGTTGCAGGATGCGGGCGGTAGCGTTGTGAATTCTCACGGGGGCTCCTTGAGCAGGTGGTCGGCGATCATCTCGGCGAGCACGACGAGGAACGGTTGCCAGTCCTCGGCGTAGCGAAGGGTTCCAACCTCGGCGAGTAGTGGTGGGCCATCGTCCGAGGTCGAGGTCTTGGCCTTGGCCGCACGCACCCGCCGTGTGGACCGAGCGCTGCGAGCCGCACGGAGCTTGCGGCGAGCGCCCTCCATCACGGCGGCCAGGCGCTCGCGCACCAGCATGTTGAGGCGAGCGTTCGCCTCGTGTGCCGCGCGCCAAAGTCGCCGGATCGTCGTGTCGGCATCGCCACGCACCTCGGCCTCGACGGCCCTGGCTTCCGCGGTGGCGACCTCGTGCCACTCCGGTGCGTCGATCGCGGCCTGATCTTCTGTGGTCCAATCGTCAAGCGGGATGATGTCGTCGTTCTTAGGGGTCATGATCATTCTCGGTCCGCGAGGGAAGCTTGAGTAGACCGTCCTTCATGACGACGGATCTTCGACGGGCGTGCCAAACATTTGCAGAAGACCCAGGAATCTAGCGAGCACGCGCGCCATGCGACGCAGTTCACCCGCGTCCGCGTGTGCCGTGTACCACTCCACGAGCCACTCGTGTCCACCCCTGGCACTCCGTTCCGTCTTGTACGCCACGATCGGCTCCCAAACAGTCTGTTCCCAATCGTGCTTGTCCAGGACCTCGATCGCCGTATCGAACAAGATCGGCTCCCGTCGGAAGTTCTCGCCGTACCAGAGCGTGCGGATTCGCAGGCCATGCACGGTGTCGTCACCGATGGTGCGATACGCCCGGTCATTGCGTAGGCGATCCCACTCAAGGGCGTCGATTGGTTTGCCGTCGCGGTCGAGATACCAGGGCAGCTCATCCTTGTTCGTTCGCTCGGTCATCGTGGGCTTCCTTTCTTGGGAACCAGCAAGATCGTCAGCTCGCAGTCGAGCGCATCGGCGAGTCTTGCCAGCGTACTGACCGACAGGTTCGCGTCGGCTCCAAGGATCTGAGACACACGGCCCGCGGTCACCCCGAGTCGCTTGGCCAGCTCGCGTTGCGTGATGCCGCGGCTCTCCAACGCGTCGGCCAGCACCAGCGCGACCGCTGCGAGCGCGCGCTCCTTGACGAACGTCCGGTGCTCCTTGGGGCTACGCTTCCGCGTTGTCGGCATGGAGCCGAAGTTAACACTTGCATAAACCTAAAGCAAGTGTCGCTCCTCGACGGTGAGGGTGCGGCCCGTGGCCTGAGCTGCGTACACGCGCCCGGTCTCGGTCCGCTTGATGGTGTCGACGTAGACCTCGACGGCATGCATGCCGCAGCTCTCGTCCCAGCCGTGCTCACCCTTCACGCGGCCACAGGCCATGCAGACGACGGCGACGTTCCTCACTGGAGCACCACCTCGTGCCACTCCAGCTCGAGATGAACGGCCGCCAGGATCGACGCCTCGATCTTGGCGGCGAGCAGGCACCGGTCGTCGGCCGTCATGCGGACCCGCGTGGCCATGACGTCGGCGATCCGATCACCCTCCTGGGCAGCTAGCTCGCGGACCTGTGTGGATAGCTCGATGGTGTCCATCGCTATCGACTAGCGGCCCGCGACGTCATGCGGCGCCCCCAACAGGGGAGGCGTGAGATCCGACGACGAGAGGACCACTCCCGCCGTCGGGAGCCTGTAGACGGGACTCCACGACCTGGATTCAGGAGGAGGGACCCGTCATGGCCGGCAACGGCAAGCACAAGCAGCCCGTGGACGCGCCGAGGACCAACGTCTTTTGGTGCGACCCGCACCAACTCGTGATCGTCGGGCTCGACACCAGCGATACGGAGGAGCATCCACTCTGGGACGCACGTGGGTTCCAGGAGCTGGAGGAGTCCTTCGTCGTGAACATCCTCCGCAACGGCGTAGTCTCGACGATCACAGCCCGTTCCGTCGACGGGCAGCTCCAGGTCGTCGAGGGCCGTCGTCGCGTGCTGCATGCCCGCGAGGCACTGCGCCGGCAGATCGCCGATGGCATCCCCGAGGCCGAGCTACTCCGGATCCCAGTACGGACGATCCGGGGAGACGATGCTCACCTCCTTGCGATGAGCCGAGTCGCCAACTCGTTTCGGCGCGAGGAGACGATCCTCGAGAAAGGCTTCCATGCTCAGCGGCTCCTCGCCATGGGCAGGTCAGAGGCCGACGTGGCGATCACCTACGGCGTGGATGAGACGACCGTCAAGGCGTGGCTGTCCCTGTTGGAGTCCGACACGAACCTCCGCAAGGCGATCATCGAGGGCAAGGTGTCGCCGTCCGCGGCCTACCGGTTGGCCCGCCTTCCGCATCCGGACCAGCGCAAGGCACTCGAGGAGCTACTGGCCAGCGGCCACGCTTCGATCCGCGAGGCGCGCCGGGTCACCGCCAAGCGCCGTGGTCACGGCGATACCGTGGGCGCACGGCGCCGGACGCTGCGAGACATGCGCGATCTCCTGCGCACGGACAAGGAGCCAGACGACTTCCAGCGCGGTGTCGTCGCGGCCCTGGATCTTGTCCTCGGCGCAGAGAGCGAGGGTCTCGATACCCGGATCCGACGATGGACGATCGAGGCCGCCGCTCACCGCAAGCAACTGAAGGACAAGCCATCGTGAAAGTGCCGTTTGACAAGTTTGCGAGCCTCGCCAGCAATGAACTCCTGGTGCAGCGCTGGTTCTCACTGTTTGGCTCGCCGCAACTCATCGAGCTGAGCGACGCCGTGCTGGACTGCCAAGACCAGCTCAGGATGGCTCACGTCGAGTTGACGACCGCGCTCAAGACCTTGCTGGTCGACGTCGTCCAGATCGCGACGAACACCGTCCCTGACTTCATGGACAAGACCTCACTCGACGTGATCGTGGAGGTGATGTTTACGATGCTCGTCGCCGAGCGTCGGCACCAGCGCGAGCAGCAGCGCGCGGCGCGCAGCTTCAAGCTGATCGTCGAGCCACTCGACGGCGGAGATCTCGATCCGGAGCACCTCCAGGCCGTGGCCGATGCCACTGCCGACGGCAGGCCTACTGGGGATGCTTGGCGGGCGCTCGCGGACAGGCTTGCCGCCTGCAAGCGCCCTGCGCGAGCCTGGACACCTGAGCACGAGATCCATGTCGATCTCGACGAGGACGAGGACGAGGACGAGAACGAGGACGGAATCCAGGACAAGACCACGCCTGTGCTCATGCCCGCTCCGGAAGCTCGCATAGCCCATCCACTGGAGATCGTATCGGCCACGTTGGCATGGTCACTGGGCTGCGACCAGTGTGTGCGCCTTGGACTCACCCAAGACGAGGAGGGCCATCCGTGCCAGCTCTATTTCTGTGCCTGTGCCAACAACGGGACGATCCTCGTCCAGGGCGCGATGGGCGTCCGTGCGGTACCCTGCGACGTCGTGCGGCAGGCCCCTGCCACGAGTCTAGCTCCTCAGGTCGAGGGGCTCCGGCGTGCCATCGCGGCAAGGCTTCTTGAGGAGCCATGAAGCCACGTATGCCCGTCGAGGAGGTCCGTGCCGAGTTGATGCGCGTCATCGACCTCAACCCCAAGGCTGGCACGAAGACACGGGCCAAGCAGCGGTCCGCCGTCGATCGCTGGCTCGCGTACTCACAGGGCGATTGGTCCCCGATGACCGCGCAGGCCTTCTACAACTCCCTCCTCGCCGAGGGGAGGCTCAAGCCGCAGTCGGCGAACAACATCGTGATCAACCTGCGCTCGGTCACGAACCAGTGGGCGGCCTACCTGCAGGAGCCCAAGCTCGCCATCTTCGAAGCTGTCCAGACCAAGGACAATGAACAGCCGCTGCAGGCGATGGTGCTCGACGAGAAGCAGGCCGAGCACCTGGTGCGCCAGCGTCTTTTTGAGACACCCCTCGGATTGCGCGACTTCGCGATCATCATCCTGGGGCTGCAGACCGGCATGCGCCGCATGTCGTTTGCGGGGGCCACCCTCGAGAACACGTCGCTCGCCAACCGAATGATGCGCGTGCCTGTGAAGGGCGGTCGCAAATTTGACGTGCCCTTGTCGAACGCTGCCGCGCAGGCGCTCGAGCCGTGGATGGCGTGGCTCGCGGGCCATGGCATCAAGCGTGGTCCGCTCCTGTGGTCGTTCCATCCAGCGCGGATCGAGCCCAGAGAGCCTCTACGCGGCCCGCTCACGGAGCGTGGCTTCGATGAGGTCGTCGGCTACCTGCGACGAGACGCGGGCATTCAGGGGCTCACGCCTCACTCGTTCCGGCATACCTTCGTCACCTGGTGCCGGTTCAGGGACGTTCCTGCATTCATGATCGCCGCGGTGACCGGCCACGTGCTCGAGAAGTCAGTCGGTGGCGAGGGTGGCATGATCGGCGACGTCTACACCCGGCGCGAGATCGCTGGTGCGGAAGCCGCGGAGCGCATCGCGCAGCCATGGATGTTCAAGCGCTAGCCGAGCCCGAGCCCACACCAAGCGCCACTTGGACCATGGCCACCAGTCGCTGGATCGCGATGCCATCTTCCTTGAGCTGCTTGTTGAGATCCTCCTCCTCCTCGATGTCGCTGTATCCAGTCCCGATCCGCGCTCCGAGCTTCGCTACCTCTTGGAGGCAGATGTCCGCGACGCTGTGCATCGGGTTCCCACTGGACGTCGGTACCAAGGCCGTGAACGCAGCGGCCTGCTCCGGCGTGATCATGTTGGCACTCATGGTAGCAACCCTCGAGAGCTTCGCGAGCCCTGGCAGCGCATAGCGCTTCAAGGCTCCATTCTGCGGCTTGCTCTTCGGCTTGCTCTTCGGCTTGCTCGTCGGCTTGCTCGGCTTGCTCTTCATGTCTGGCGTGCCGTAGTTCTCGAGCCAGGCATGCAAGAGGCTGCCCGTGATGTCGATCTGCTTCGCCATGGCGTGTTTGCTAAGGCCTGAGATCGCCATGAACTCGATGACGTGACGCTTGAAATCCTCATTCCAGGTACGATAGGAGCCCTCTCCACCTTTCCGAGGCATGATGGCGGCTTGCTCGCGCAGTACTGCAAGCAAGTGCTTGTGTTCGGAGGACAGCTCCTCCACAGTCTTCGTATTCGTATTCGGCTCCATGATTCTTTCCTTTCCCTCTTTTTTTCAACGTTCAATCCAAGTTGGACAAGCGTTCGAACAGCACTCGCGCATCGAGAAACATTTTCAGATGCTCATCGAGCCACTGATCTGCGTGCTCGTTGAACAAGGGATCAATGGCTCTGACTTTCTGCTTGAGTGCGTCGACGTTGCCATTCACCTGCACGTAGACTAGCTCCTGCGTGCGTCGACCCTTCTGCCCCTCGAGTCCCACCGTGAGCTGATACATGTAGTTGTCGCAGCGGAAGAAAAACTCGGTCTCGGTCTCGCTGGGAGCTTGTCGCTTCCGCTTGGGCGACGCACGCTCCTTGAACAGCATGAACTTTGATTGGGCGTCAATGTCCCGCCCGAGGATACCAAGGCACGCCGTCTGATCCGCAAAGCCAACGAACCAGAAGCCATGTATCACAACAATCGATGGCAGGCGCACGGAAGTTCCTTGTGCTAGACCATGAGTCCTGCGATCTGCTCTAGCTCTTCATTGAGCCGTTTCCGAGCCTCCCGTGCCTGCTGGACTTCGATCTCGAGCGGCCTGCAGTCCTCTTCGGCCTGCATCACGGCGAGCTGCGCCGTCTCAAGCGCATCCCTGGCGATCTTGAGCCTGGCCTGTGCCGCGCGCTCACTACGGATCGCCTCGAACAGCTCCCGCATGAGTCGCTCACTCTCACCAGGCCGCGCCGGTAGAGCTGACGGAGCTGGTGGAGGCGGCACGAAGACGGGCTCCTTGATCACCATCACGGGCGAAGATGGCTCGGGTGGCTCTGGTGGCTCGGGCTTGGACGTCGGAACGACGAGCGCCTCGGCCTCGGCCTCGGCCTGCACGGGCATCGGCACCGACTCGGTGCCGTGGATCGGTACGATCGTGGCGGCACGCTTGATCGGCTTCACCGCCTCGAGCAGGCCGGGGCGCTTCGTCATGTCTATGCCAATCATGACGTCAACACGACCCTCCTCCTGCCAGCGCACGAGATCTTCGAACATGTCATGGATCTTGCGCACTGACTCGATGACCGGCGTCGTCCTCCCATTCTGGTAGTTCTCGATCGTCTGCTCCGTACATTCGAGCCGACGTGCGAGTTGTCCACGGGTGATGCCGTCCCGGACCCGGACGTACCAGAGTGCAGCACCCCATGCCCGCGGCACGTTGTCATCGGACCATCCTGTGATGCGGATGTTCTCGCGATCACGCTGGAGGGCTTTGACCTCGTGCTCCAGTCGACGCTCCGCTACCGCGCGCTCCTCAGGCGTGATAGGCGCTGGATTCTTCTCCTCTGGCACCCCGCGAGTCCCACGTAGCTCTGGCGCAAGCGCCTTGAGCATCCTCCACTCATCGCCTGACGGAGAGGCCTTCCCAGCGAGCCACTCGAGCATCCGGGCTTCGTTGCAGCCCTTCTGGCCGATCATCTTGGCCAGGATTCCAGGCGTCCAATCTCGCTTCTTGAGCGACCAGGCGAGCGCCTCGGGGAATGGCTTCAGCAAGTCGGCGAGCTGTGTCCGCGCACCAGTGGCAGCAGCAGCGGCGTGGAGTCGGTCAACATGGTTTGAGCGATCCTGGTGATGGTGCGCGATGCGCTGTGCCTTCATGGTGTCTCCTTGTCGCGGTTGATGCCAAGCCGTCGATCCATGTCTTCTGTCAGGAGCCGTCGTACCTGGCGGAGAATGTCCACCGGGTTCTCCCCGTCGACCTCCTGGGCGATGATCTTCGCACGCAGCGCGACGGCGAGCTGGCGGTACCGATCGATCTCCTCCACCATGCGACGCGCCGTAAAGGCGTCGATGGGATCGATGCGGTTGCGGATCTTGTCCAGCTCCTTCGAGCTGAGATCTCCTCTGGGCATGGTCCTCGAATTGGCCATCGGCTCCTCCCATTTTTTGTCGACGCAATGGTCAGAGGTGCCCTACTTGATCAGTGGGCTCGGATGGCGTGACGACCTCAGCCACGACCTTGCCCACGACGTAGTAGCGTGCCCCCCGCTTGTCACCAACCTTGGTGATGCACCTCTTGCCAACCAGCTTGCGCAACGGGTAGCCAATGGTCCGGAACGGGACGTTCAAGGCCCGGCGGATCTCCTCGGCGCGCATGCCGTCGTGCGTCTGCAGGCACTCAAGGATCCGGACCATCATGTTCTCGAGCGCGCGCGTGCTCCTACGTCCCTTGCGCACGTGACGATGGCGCTTGCCGTCGTCGGCCACCAGGACAGGCTCATCGTGAGCAGGCTGATTGGTAGCTCGCAGGAAGGCGTCCGTAAGCTGACTGCGAGCTGCTTTCCTCGCGAGCGCTGTCACGTCGCCAATGAAGGCCTCGACGAGGCGCTGGATCTCCCCCCTGAACGCGATCTCGGTCATCGTTCGCAAGCTGTTTGTAAACGGATCGTACACGTGGGGCTAGCGCGTTCGCCAGAAAACACGCAGGAAGACTGAGGACACGCCCCCTTCGGGTGATAATGATCAACGGTCAGACACGTGCGTGTGCCCGAGATACTCCTCCTGATAGGAGGATCTCACCGGCAGCCCCTCCACCGTGCGCCAGCCCCGCCAGATATCAGCTAACAGCGTCTTGACCATGTAGCGCACCGCTGCGCGATGACGATGCGCATCGCTCTTGCCCCAGCCCGCCGACGACTTGCGACCCTTGTACGCGTCGTAGAAGCGCCGGTAGGGCGAGTCCACTTGCAGGAGCACGGCACCAAGCACGCCGACCATCTTCGTGCGAAGGAACTTGTTATAGGACAGCTTGACGCCCTTCTGTGGACGCGCCGCGCGCCGCCGGATCACAACGTCCTCGTCGAAGAGCAGATCGCCCTTGCGCTCGCATGACGTCCGCGCCGTCGGGTGCTCGTAGTGACCGGTGACGTCGGGGATCTTGTCGACCTCCACACCACAACGGCAACACGCGTGGAAGGCCACCGGCGCGAGGCCTGCGAACGACCAGATCTGCGACGGGGTTGCCGCGCGGTAGATGTCGATCTCCGAGAGGATGACGCCCGCCATCGTCGGGCCGATCCCGCGGAAGCGGACCCGATCCGCCAGCAGCTCGGTGTACGCGTGGATCGTCCTCAGGTGCTGCTCGACGTCACGTAGCGCCTCGCGCTCCTCACGGTGTAGGCTCTTCGCCCGGCGCTCGAGGATCGCGAGGTCGACCTCATGGAGCTGGATCTCTGCGTCCGGTGCCTTCCGCTGCGTCCGCGCGGCGCACTGGATCCGCATGCGTTGGAGGTCGTAGAACATGCGCACCTTGCGCCGGAGTGCGAGTCGCGACTGCTCCGGGGTCCGATCGGTGACCGCGACCGGATCCGGGTTCCGGCGCCGCCCACGTTTGGGGGCCGGTTCGGCCTCTGTGGTCGGCTCGGCCCCGATCTCGGCCTGAGCGACCTCCAGCTCGGCCTCTATCTCCTCTGTGCTGGCCTTGTCGTCCTCGTCCGTGCCGGCCTTGTCGTCCTCGTCCTCGTCTGGCTCGTACATGGGTCCCTCCAGGGACCCATGTACGAAAACTCGACGACAAAGGCGGGGAGCCTTACCCTAGGAGCCCTCAACCACGTCGAGGGAGCTTCTTTGGCTTGCCGAGCAGGTGCTCGGCCACGCGGCTCATCCTGTCCCATGGCCCGACGAGCTGCTCTCCCCCGGGCAGCACGATCACCACCGAGTCCGTGTGGACGTGAGGGACGATCACCTCGAGCGTGGTGGGGCCCACGGACCTCGCCGATGGGATGGCAGCCCAGATCGGGATCGCGGGCTTGCGCCCGTAGACCTTCAGCCCTCGCCCTATGGCCTTCTGGCGTAGGTAATGGAACTGTGACCGATCAAGCTCCAAGAGCCGTGCGCACTGCGCCTGCGCAACGCCATGTCGACGGTACGTCTCCGCGAACAAGTAGAGCTTATCCTGCAGCTCCTCGGGAAACGAGCGCCTCTTCCTCTGCCGCCGGTCGGACCGATGGGCCATTGGCTTGTCCTTCTCACGCTCGATCTGGGCGCAGAGAACGCTCGCATCCGCTTGCGCGCACTGCAGTGCTCGGGGATCCACTGCGCGATCCCGGGTGTCATCCGGAGCCCCCCCACCACTGGCCGTGGCCAGTCGCCTCACCGTCGAGGACGTGCGATCGCTAGACCCGCTGCTGAAGTTCACGGTGGTGTGAGCTTATTAGCTTACAGCGCCGTGAACAAGGGGGGATAGTTTACGGTGTCTAACTGAGACGCACAGGATGGAGCGATGAGACCGCACGGGAGCCAGGTTCCCATCGCTCGAGCATCGAGGCGATGGCACTCCGTCGGCGGCCGAGGAGCTTGGCGATACGGTGGAGTGGCCATCCCATCAGGCGCAGGTCGTGGGCGATCTCCTGGCGCGCTGCCTCGAGTCTCGCGTCCCGTCGATCTCCGGTGATGTCGTCCTCTGGCACGCCAAACCGAATCGCCGTTGTGGTGATCTTGCTCAGTCCAAACGCGTCATGGACCTGATCATCGTCGATCTCGAACGTGCTCCCGCAGACGCACTCCCCGAGCCACCCCTTACCAGGCCACACGCGCCGCGTCGTGAGCCAGTGCTGCGCGCGCCATCCTAGGCTCACGAGCTGCCCTCGGAGATGACGGCGGATCTGGTGGCGAAGTGATGCGTGCATGCGGGCCGTACAGCCCGCCGTGCTCACGCGGCACCTAGCTCGACGATATCGGTCCGGCGCTCGTCGACTTGGATCGTCCACTCCCCGCTGCCGAGCCGTTCCTGCGCGATGATCCGAGCGTACGCCTCTGACTCGGCCAGCACCACGAGGCGCCGCAGGCGTGCCTTGCGTTCGCGGCCGATCGGAGGCCGCTCTGCCGTCACCACGAACAACGCGAGCGTCGGCTCGGGTTCGACGGCATCGATCTCGCGCTTCAGATCCTTGACGTCGTGCTCGAGGTCGTCGGCCTGGCGCTCCAGCGTGTGGATCAGAGCCATCGCACACTGCGGGCAGAAGTCGTCGCCCCGGTCGAAGCCACCCACGACGATGTCAGCGCCACACGTGATGCAGTAGGTCGTGAGCATGAGCATCGTCGTGCGGTCAAGCTCGGATCGGTAGAGCCCCACGGTCATCGGATCCTCCTCGGTTGGAGGACCCAAGCCTCGATCACCGCGACGTCAATCGTGGTACGAGACGGCTCACGCAGGGGTGCCTACCTACGTGCCTACTGACGCTTGCGCTTGTGCGTGATCACGCCAGGCCGAGCGTCGTGTACCGTGAGCGTGCGCAGCTCCCAGCTCACACCATCGCCCTTGGCCTCGGCGAGGAACGTGCGGATCGCCCGCTTGAGCGAGCGCAAGGGGAAGCCAAACTCAAAGCAAACCCCAAGGGTGCGGCCGACCACCACACCGTCCTCTACGTCCACGGTCATCCACGCAGCTTCTTCAGTCTCCGAGGTCGCGGGCCAGTACGCCGGACGTGTGTCTCCGACAGGCCGCACCAGGAGGAGGGCCATTGCCTTGGGCGCGGCCCTCCGCTTCGTCTTGGTCTTCCGCTTGGGCATGGCGTGGAGCGTGCTCCACGCCGACGGCACCGAGGGCTACGGATCCGGTCGCCCGTCGACGGCGGCGGGGGCCGCGCACAGGCGGGGCTGTCGCTACGGGGCAGTAGCGACTTCCACGCGTGGGGGGACTCCAACCCCTACCTCCGCCGCCACAGGGACGCCCTCGTCCTCACCGTCGAGCATCGCGCCGCCGCGGCGCCAGACCCGACTCGCCTCCAGCTCGTCGCTCGGGCGCCATGTACGCGATGGTGCCGACGAAGACGTCGGCGGTCTCGCGCACGCCGGCGAAGGCGTCGGCGGCCACGCCGAAGTCGAGCAGCACGACCTTGCCCTCGTCGGTGACCAGGACGTTGGCGGGCTTGATGTCGCGGTGGACCTTGCCGGCCTCGTGCAGCGCGGACAGCCCGTTGGCGAGCTGGCCGAGGGCTACGGATCCGGTCGCCCGTCGATCCAGGTCAGTGGTGTTCGGTTGCCTCGTTCATCGTTGGCCCTTCATGGCACGGCGCAGCACGTCGCGGGCACGGTACGGGTCGCCTTTCACACTGTGCTCCTTGAGCACGGTCACGCCGTCGCCGGTGTCGAGGATGTTGCCCGCGCACCAGTCGAGCGCGTCGAGGTCAACGTCAGTCACGCTCTCGGCCGCGTCGATCTTCGCGATCGCCCGTCGGGCAGTGGTCCCTTCGGGCCCGCGCAGCGTGCCGTTTTCGACCTCAATCGCCAGTGCTGATCGGAGCGTGCCGATCTCGGCTCGGGTGAGAGCGAGGATGTACCGCTTCGTCATCACTTCCTCTCGGCGAGGTACTTCGCGAGCCGCGCTTCGACCTCGTCATTGCATCGGTAGGTCTCGGCGCCGTTGTGATCGAGCAGCACAGCGCCACCTCGCTTGCGCTTGACGACGAGCCGGTTGCCCCACCGGCCCTTGCCAGGCCAGCGCAGCCGGCCGATCTTGCTAGCACGCCAACGTGGTGGTTCATCGTGAGCGAAGCGCACGCGAGTGGGGCACGATCGAGCATCTACACCACCGGCGTGCGTGGTGAGAGAGCACGAGCTGGCGCAGCAGACAGCTCCAACGGTGTGTGAGTGCACTGTGGAGGACGTTGCAGATGCGTCTACGCAGCGTGAGGCGTGGGAGCAACGCCAGGTCCACGCAGTCATCGGCCGGTCCGGTGCCCCGTGGCGTACGCATGCGGTGTGTGAGTGCTCTGTGAGTGCATCGTGGAGGACGTTCCCTGAGCCGGAACGCGTACAGAAGTGACGTGTGGAGCGCTCTGTAGGTGATGCGTGATGTACGTGGATGATCGTGGAGAGTAAACGCCAGCCGTGTGGGAACGCATGCTTGCATGGCGCACTGCTCGCCTGTAGCGTCGGGTACTTGCACTGCGTGCTCTCCTGGGATGCCTGCATGTGCGTCTGCGCACGCAAGACAGGTGCACGGCATGGAGCGCTCCTCGCTCATGGCTCCTCCTGCGCCGGGATGGTTTGCTCCGTGCTCGCGTAGCCACCATCGCAGGTCTTTCGCACGGTTACGCAGCAGCCCGCACGCGTGACGTGCTCCGTGCTGCCGCGGAGAGCCTCTCGTACTCGTCGACGATGTAGAAGAGCTAGCTCGTAGTCAGCGCTCATCGCCCTCTCTTCGCCCGGGCCACCTTCCGGGCCTTGGGCTCGGCGACGGGCTCGGCGACGGGCTCGGCGAGGGTGGGCGTCGAGAGCGCCTTGCGCTGCTGGGCCGCCTTCGAGAGCGCCTTGCGCTGCTGGGCCGCCTTCCTCGGCGTGGCCGACTTCGCGTGGAGCTTCTCGCGGACCGCGGCAATGCGCTGCTCGAGGCGATCGTACTCGTCGTGCCTGTCGCCGATTCGCTCGAACTCCTTGAGCAGGTCATCCCAGGCGCCGGAGAAGTACACCGGCTCGCCGTTCGGTCCTGGTACGATGTAGTGGCTTCTCGCGGTGCTGAGCAGGCGCTGTTGCGCGTCGTAGAGCAACGCGTCGAGCCCCTCCTCGAGAGTCACGAGGTCGTCCTTCGTGAGCTTCGTCGTCATTGCTCGGCTCTCCAGAGCTTGTCATCGCTCATTTGTTCGATTCCCTTTCTTGCTCCCAGAATAGGAGCTGTTGCGCTCGACCAGATACTCGCGCGCCTCTCGCCGGGTCACGAAGCGAGGACACAGCGCCTCGTCGTACGGGATGCCACTCGGATAGTCATGCGACCCTCCTCCTCGCCCTCGACGGGACACACCGACTTGTCATCGCTCATTTGTTCGATTCCTTTCTTGCTCCCAGAATAGGAGCCGAGCCGTTGCAGTCTCACGCTCACTCGCGGGGTTCGTCTCGCGGGAGCAGCTCATGCACACGTGCGGCAAACGCCCGCTGCTCCTGCGTGATCTCGCCAAGGTACTCGAGTTGCTCCCAGAGGTAGTCGAGCGCGCGCACGTAGCCGAGGAGATCTTCGATCAGGAGCCGGTCATCGGTCGCCGGCTCGACGTGGATATCGTACTCGCGCACCGACCTCACGTAGGACGCGCGGACCTGCGCCCAACTCACGGTCCCTCTGGGCCCGACGATCGGGCCCGACCACGTCTCACTCAGCTCGCTCTCGAGCCGATCGACAGCCAAGGCGGAGATCCGCCCTAGCGGACGAGGTGCGATCACGCCCTCCCTGTTCTTTTCGCGGACGTAGAGCACGAGGCTCCTGTCCTGCTCGCGCACCTCGTGGAAGTCCGGGATCAGGCGGCACCTGACTGCGTGCCAATAGTCGGGAGACGCCAGAGGTCCACGTCCATCGTACAGCAACTCGCGCGGATCCTCGAGCACCGTCGGAAAACATGGCACCTTGGCGAAAGGCCGGCCCCGCATCCGGGCACCGCGCAACTCGGTCTTGCCCCCACTGCTGAGCAGCGGGAGAGCCCGCTTACGGAGGAGCTTGCCACGCAGAAGCGTGGCGATCTTGTCCTCGAGCCAGCGGATCCCCTCGACGGCTTCTCGTTGCGCGGCTACGCGGTCGGGGAAATTGCCCCGTCGGATGTCCAGCTCGTGGGCAATCCCCGCGAGTAACTCAGTGATACAGGGGTTCATGGGTCGGGTCAGTCCAATATGTGACGGAGCGCGGCGCAGACGTCATGAAGCGCCACGGTCGGCCGTCCAATCTCCGCCAGCGCATCCTTGACCGGACCCTCGAAGGAGACGAGCGCACAGAGAGCCCGCTCTAGCGCTTCCCGGTCGTCATCCTCTAGCGCTTCCACGATGCGTTGCTTGCCCTTGGGCATCTTGACCTCCTACGCTCGACGCGGATTCAAAAGTACGACAGGATTGTGAAGGCGTGCGTGCAGGACGCCGTGGCTGAGCTGGCGCTGAACGTGCCCGAGCCCTTCGCCCCATCGACGTCGGGGTTGACGCGGAAGGTCCAGATCGCGTGCGTGCCACCGGTCCCTGTACCGGTGAGGGTCACGGAGAGCGTGCAATCACGGCCCACGTACGAGGGCGAGAGCACACCGGTCCCGACCGAGGACGCCACCGTGTAGCCGGTGCCGCTCTTGACGATCTGGAGATCGATCGTCTGCTGAGGCACCGAGAGTGAGCAGGTGCCCTGGCCCCACGCGATCGTGGCATGCCAGGGGCCCTCTGGATGCTCGCAGAGGTACGACGTCGGAGGCTCGGAGGAAGAATCCGAGCAAGCGACAAGCGCGAGCGCGATGGCGAGAGTGCGTGTCCTCATGACAGTGTCTCGTAGGAGAGAGCATCCCACGCCTCGCAGGTGTTCGATCTGGAGTGCGAGACCTGGCTCAAGCGCGGTCACGGGACCTTCCCGACGGTGACACGTTCGCTACCATCGAGCGCCTCGATCCATCCCCAGGCGCCATCGGCCACCTGGTCCGCGTCTGGCCACTCACGCTTCTCGACGAGCTGCTCGATGGCTCGCTCAATGTCCGCGGCGACGATCCGACCAGACGCTGCGTCCGTGCGCCATGCGTACGCCGTATTCTCTGCGATGATCTCCGCCCAACATGGTCTGGGCCTCGACCCTCCGAGCGCCTCCTGCTCGTCATCTGTAAGCCACTGGGACCAGTCGATCACCTCGACCCGCATGCCGGCCATGTAGGCCTGCGTTCCAATTCTGACCGCTTCGCCGTCGATCTCCTCCCCGTCGACGACAGACCGGATTTCCCGGTACGGCCTGAAGGTGATTTCAAGATCTGACTCGGTACCGGCGCCATCTCCGGTCCATCCGACCGCCCATTCCGGGCCGATCGCCGCCTTGACCGACCGCACGACGGCGGCACAGGCCTCGTCGTCGTTCGCGTCGACGGTGACTCCGACGATGTATCGGCCAGGCGCGCGGCGGTGACCATCCCCGATCGAGTACGGACACTTCTCGATCATCGCCTCGTCCTGGCTCTGATTCTCCGCCTCGTCCGAGGGCCAGGTTTCCTCATCCTGCGAGGGCCACCCGAGCCCCGCAGACCCATCCGTGCACGGGGTCAACGGGCGCTCGAGCGCTCGTTGCCACGCGTAGGTGGCAGCGCCGCCTGCGCCGCGCGCGACGTCGCGCGCCGGGAGATGATCACGGCTCTCGCGATAGGCGATAGCTGCGGCCTCGGCGGCCTCGGCGGCGATGGAGGCATGCCAGGGACAGGGGACCGGGCCATGGGGGCCCCTGTAGCAGTAGTCTCTAGTCACAGAATCAGAATCAGCGTTATCAGCGTTATCGATGATCACGGGAATTTCCTTTCTCGCCCCCCCAGGTAGGGAGCAGCCTCGTCTATCAGACTCGTGCAATGGCCATCAGAGTCCCGTCACGGGACCCGTCAGCGAGCGGCGATGACGTCGTCAACCGTTTCGCCAACTCGCGCGCCGCGAGCGTCGAACCAAGTCGTGACGCCAGACGGACCGCGCACTCCGCCGGACCACGACAGGGCGCCTCCGGTGGATGGTCTGCATGCCTTGGCGTATCGCGCCGCCGCTTTCCTCGCGGCGGCGGGCGTACGGTGTCGAGACCACTCGACAAATCCCCTATTCTGTTCCCAGACTCCAGCAGAATAGTAACTCGCGATCACGCTGGCCATACTTGTTCTCCTTTTTCTCGCCCCCAAGTAGAGGCTCGCCTCGTTCTAGCAGACGGCTGACGGGGTCGTCATCCTCAGTGATGAACCGTCGGTGGGTCACTGGCCTTCCGCGTCCCCTTGATAGCTGTGATCTGGCCGCGTCGGCGCGCGCGATCCATAGCCGCAAATGCAGCTTTGCGCCTCGAGTATGTGCGCTCGCGCATGATGACCGTGCCGTCAGAATTGTAAAAGAGGACCACCATATCGATATCTCCTAGAAGACGTCGTAGTCAGCGCGGGCGACGGACGCTGCGTGCGCGTCCGCATACCCACGACGGAACGCAGCGCACCACTCGGATTCGATCTCGTCCCAGGCGGTCTCGTCGAGGTCGAGGTCCTCGCAGATCGATCCAATTCCGACGGTGGAAATGTACGCAGCGTCGGCGCCACTGAAGGGCCATGCCCAAGTGGTCGGCTCGCCTTGGGCGACGTCCTCCGCTCGTCCAGAGTAGTCCTCCCAACCCGCCTTCTTTCCGTGGACTCGCACAGCAGCATACGAGATCTCGTCCGTCTCGTCCGTGCCGCCCCCCTCGCCCTGGTCGCCTGCGGGGAAGAGCACGTGCTCCGGCACCGGACCGAGCCACAGCTTGAATCGCCAGACCGCGATGTCCTCGTCGGTAAGCGAGGTGGCTTCGCCCTCGTCATCGTGCCGAGTCAGGAAGAACGGGCCGTGGAGGTGGTGATAGCCACGAGCCGAGCTGGGCGCGACGTCCCGGCTGAACGGCAGATTCTTGCAGAGGGGGCCGCCCTCCTCGTCGCACCAGAGATCGACGCCATCCTCGAGCGGCACGCACTGGAGGTAGCCGTCGACGATGCTTCGCATCCCTCTCAGGGTCGGCTCGATCTCCTCGACCCTCGGCTGCTCTCCGACCCGGCACACCAGCACTCGAATCTTCCTGTCACTCATCATCGCCTTGGCCTTTCTCGTCCCCAAAAGGGACGCATTGACTTACTGTAAGCATACACGATCGGCGCTTCGCGCGCCACCCTTCTCACGCATGCGGGTTGCGGTCGACCTCATAGCGCCGATCGCTGCCGAGCCCTTCGGCCGTGACGTGAAGCCAGTTGATCTCGCCTTGCCCGTTGACGACCGGCCCCGACCACTCGTCGGGCAGCGACTCGTCCAGCTCGTCGATCGCGTCGGCAGAGATCGTTCCATCAGGTCCCGCTCTCCTTCAACACGACGTTGCGCATCTTGTGGGCTTCCGCGATGAGCATGCGAGCGCATGCGATCGCGTTGTCGATGTTGGCATCGAAGTCCTCAGCGCTCTCGCACGAGCCAGCGTTCTCGAGATGCTCGTTGAGGTCGTCGGCCAGTTTCTCCAAGTCACCGACGAGCGCCTGTCGCTCTTCGAGGTTCTTGCCTGTCGTCTTGCTCACGGCTTGTCTCCGAGCTTGCCAACGTCCTTGACGCAGCCCTTGTCGAGGATCTTGAACTTCCGACCGGAGTAGGTACGAACGCGCGTTGCCATGGCTACATGTCCTCGTCGCGCTCGCTCTGCGCGGTGAAGAGGGCGCGTTGTGCCTCGACGTCCAGCGCGCGCACAAAGCCGGCGTTGACGCCACCGAGCTTGGCGACGATCTCGCCGCCGTTCTGTCGCCAGAGGTCACAGAGGAACACAGCCGCGTGCGACGGCTCGCTCGTCATCGCCGGCTCCTCGGTGACCGCCATACGGACAGGGACATGCAGCCTGTGAGTGGCCACGTCGAGCACCAGCGGCCGCCGGTAGTCGAGCCAGAGTGCCTCCGTGTAGTGGTCCGGTGCACCGCCGGTGTTGTTGGCGATCACGATGCGGCTGTTGTCGCTGGCGTTGGTGTGGCGGTAGTACCGGAAACCGCGACGCGTCTGACGGATCAGGTTCCAGGTCATAGCAGCTCTCCTTGCATCGCCTCGGTGCCGGCGTCCGTGAGGAAGGCGATCGGCCTTCCGTGTTTGCGCTCGAGAACCACGAGACCGCGGTGCACGAGATCATCCGCGGTGCGCCGCCACTCGACGGCCGCCGTGGCGTCCGCGTGCGTGCCGCCGCGTGGCGACGCGTGACCACCGGTGCGGCGCACACACCACTTGAGGAACAGCCGCAGCACGAGATCCTCGTGCCTCGTGAGCACGGTGTAGGGTCGCAGCTTGCGCGCGGCCTTCTGGCGCTTCGTCACGACACCATCTCCACGAAGTTGCGCCAGCAGCCATCGGGCGCGAACCCGCTCGCTCCGTTCGTGACGTCGTAGAACAAGCCCCCGCTGCGGCCGCTGTGCGTCGCGGAGAACACCGGCGTACGGACCCACACGAGCCCGTGCGTGTCGGGATGCTGCTCCAGCTCGATGCATCCGGGGGCGCGTGCCACGCCAGCGTGCTCCAGCAACTCGACCGTAGCGTGGCCGTAGATCATGCGAGGACGAGCCGTCACGACGACACCCCCATCACGTACTGAGCCGCGCGCCATGCAGCGTGGTTGAGCTGCCGCTGCCAGGCACCCGCGGTCGGCGACCAGCGAAAGCCGTAGCTCTTGAGCTTCGTGCGCATCGCGCGTCGCGGTGCGCTCGGCCGCTTGCGCGCGGGCCTCGGCGCGGTCGGCGGCGCGCAGCTTGCGCTCACGCTTGCGCTCTTGCTTGGCCTCGTACGCGTCGATCCGCGCGGCGAGGGGTTTCTCTTCGGACTCGGACTCGGACATCGGCAAGCCTTTCTCGTCCCCAACGCAGGGACGTCTGTGGAACGACCGGAACCTAGCTCTAGTCGTCCCTGGCGGTCAATCCTCGTAGCGGTATCGGGCGAGGATGCCACCGTAGATCGCGTAGATCGCGAACCCGTCGGGCTCGACGCGGATCTGTGATGCCTCCGGAAAGTCGAGGTAGGACAGCGCACCCTTGCCGCCCTTCTCCTCGAGGTCGGGGCCCGAGAACGCCACGTGCACGGAGGTCACGCTCGCCACCACGCGCACGAGGTCGCACGGGCCGCGGCCGTTCTGAACGAGCCGGAGCTTGGTGCCGACCGGGATCCGCTTGAGGCTCGCCAGCGACGTGACGAGGTACGCGGGCGCGCGATCGTCGCTGGCTTTCTTCGTGGCGCCGCACGACGCGCCGTTGCCGTCCCGATGGTTGTAGCTCACGACCTCGACGTGGACGTGGCACTGCTCGTTTACCGGAGGGCGTTTGTCGGTGAGCAGGCATAGCACACGCTCGATCAGCGCGGCCGGTGCGCCAAGCTTGAGCATGGCCTGGTCTTCCGTCACGGCCAACTTGGCCGTCCACGCGTGGTCGCCCGTCGAGCCCTCGCCGTCGATCTGGAGATAGCTCGGATCTTTGCCATGGTGCGCGGTGCCAAGAAGCGTCGCGAGGCGCTTGGCGGTCACTAGCGTATTGGCGCGCAACGTCTCACGCTCGGACAGCGCGGAGACGCACGCCTCGTACACGCGGAGATAGTCGGGAAGGAATCGAGCCTTGATGTCGGCCGCGATACGGCGACCGCCCTTATCGACCGAGGCATTGATGGCAGGCGGAGTCTCGTCGACGCCGTAGTCACGCGGCAGAGTGACGCCACGCGCCGAACGCGCCGGATCCTGCGGGTACGTGCCGCGCACGGCAACACGACGCTCGCGCACGAGGATCTCGAACCAAAGCGCCGCTCCGTCGCCACGCTTGATGTCGAAGGTGAACGGGTAATCGCTGGTCTCGAGTCGCCAGCCGAGCGCAGTGGCGATCTCCTGTGCGAGTTCCATCGCGAACGTGGACGTGATCTCGGGCTTGTCAGAATCAGACATCGGACGTTTCTTTCTCGTCCCCAAGACAGGGACGCGGTGTGTGTTGGTTGAGACGACTATCGAACGCTGCTATTCATTGGGCATCAACGCGAGCGCGGCACGCTTGGCGTCGAGAGCTTGCTTCACCTCCTTGGCGTAGTCGCCGAGCCCGTCGCGCTCGGCACAGCGGAGGTCCGTCTCATGGTCGGCGATCTCCGCTTCGAGCAGGGCGCGAGCCGTATAGCGCATGCGAGGCGTGTAGGCCATGACTAGGACTCCGGGGCGCCCTTGATCACAGCGCCCTTGCCGAAGTGGTCGACGAGCGCAAAGCCGGCCCAGATCTTCGCGTCGTCGTTCCACACGGCGACGACGGCGGCGAAGCCACGCATGGCATAGGCCCGATGGTGCGAGTAGATCTCGGTGAGCATCACGTCGGGAACGTAGACGGTGACGGGCGCCGCTGGCGGGTCGGCGTCGCCGATGTACGCGGCCACGAGCGGAACGTGGACGCGAGCCTTGGGCCTCCGCATGTCAGCCCTCCTCCGTCGACGAGCGCCACGGCTCCCACGTGTGGATCGCCGGCCCGGGAACGTGCTCCGACACCATGCGCATCACAGCGACCTCACCGTGACCAGCGAGGCACCCGGTGCACGTCCGCACCGCGCCCGCGTTCGTGGTCCACTCCCTGATCTCGTCGTGCTTGCGCTCGGTGCGGCACGCGTCGCAGCGGAGCCAGTACAAGCGATGCGCATGCTCAATCGCAGCGGCCTCGGCCTCTGCCGAGGTGTCGTAGCCCATCGCAGTGCAGCTGAGGCTGAGTCGGATCCGTTCTTCGGGATCGCCGTCGCCGTCGCCGGGACCGATACGGAGCATCGCGTACTCCCACCCGCTCGCGTGCGGCAGGATGATCGCCGTGCCGAATGCCTCGCCACGCACAAGGCGGGTGCGATCGAGCCCCGCCGCGAGATTGACCAGGATGCGAGCCACGCTGGCGACGGCCTCGGCCTCGGTCGCGCCGGTGCCCTCGACGGCTCCCACAACGGCGCACCAGTGGAGGATGCGACCACGAGGATCCTTGACGTTGAACGTGCGGACGGGAACGCGAGCATTCTTGTCAGCCATGGGAGCGAGCCTTTCTAGTCCCCAAGATAGGGACGCGGTGTGTTGGTGGAAGGAAGGGGGCCCGCCACCGTGGGCGGGCCCCGGAGGGCGAGCTAGGCGGACTGAGCCGCGCTGGTGCCGGGATAGGCGGGGTAGAGCGCGCGGCCGTTGTCGTCGACGACGCACTCCACGTTGTTCGGAGATGACCAGTGGATCTCACCGGTCGCGGTCTTGATGCACACACGGGGGCCCCACTGGCCGACATCGGCGCGCAGCACGACACCCTCGGTCCCGAGCGGCACCTTGCGGCCGCGAACGACGCGCACGAGCCGACCCTTACGGATGTCGAGGCTTGCATCCGTGCGGCGCTCGGTCGCGATGGCCAGGGGGACACCGTCAACCATCGTCGCGGGAACCGACGACACAACCGGAGCGGAGGCAATGGTGCTCGTCACGGAGCGCGCCGGACGACGAGGACCGCGCTCGGTCGGGTTGATGACGACGCGCTCCACGGGAACGGCGACCGGAACGGGGCTCGGAGCCGGCGCCTCGACGGCGACCGTCGCCGCCGAGACGTCGCTGATCGCCTCCGGGATCGCGTCGGACGTCGCGACGGGCATCGCGTCGGACACCGCACCCTCGGCGCGCAGATCATCCCAGATACCGGCGAAGCGGATCGCCTCGGGTGACAGGGTGGGCGCGATCTCCTCGATGGCGGCCCGGACCGTGGACCGAAGGAGCGCCACGTGCGCATCGCCGAGCAACGCGGCGAAGCCCTGCGCGCGCTCGAGTACGACCTTCATGCGCTCATCGAGGCCGAGCGCGATCTTGTCACTGATCGGCTTGCCCGACGTCGCGGCCGCGTCGCGTGCCTCGCCATAGGCGACGAGGACATCGCGCGCCTCGTCGACGAGCGAAGCGACGAGTCCCTCGCGGAGTTGCTGACTCGTCGCGATAGGGAGCGCGGGGAGGATCCACGAACCACCCCACCCCTGGCCCTTGAGAGCGGTGCAGAGCCGCTCGGCTTGTATCGCACGCTCGTGGCGCACGTAGTAGCTACCGGGCCCATAGCCGATGCCGGCCATGCGCTCGCGCATGATCTGGCCAAGCCACGCGGTGACATCCCCCGCGGCGAATTCCTCCGCCTCGCGGCGCGCCTCGTAGCGCGCGCGGAGTTGCGCGGCAAGCGAGGCGAGGTGCGCATTCAGCCCGACGTCCACGGTCAATCGCTCGTCGCGATCCAGCGTGGCCACCATGGCGACGGAGCCGAACGAGTCGCCGACACCCTTGCCCGTCTGGAGATCGTCCACGCCGCCGATATTCCACTTGGCGATCCAGCCACGCTGCTCGCGAGTCTGGCCATCGGCCTCGACGGCGCGTGCCACGAAACCATCGTGATTGATGGCCGCCATGATGGCTCCCGCTTGCGCGCGAGCAGTCTTGGCCTCCGGGGCCCATGCTGCGGGGAGTCCCGCAGACACGAGCGCGGCCTGGATCTGGCCCCGCGTGCGCTTACCGCGGCCGGACCACCCGACGAGCGCGCCATCGCGCACCTTGCTGGCGCCCGCGACGATGTCACCGTTGGTGAGCGTCGGAGCACGCGTACCCTGCGCCGGCGCGGTCAGTTGCGCGTTGCGCGCGGCATCCGCGTAGCGCGTCGCCTCGCCACGCTGGGCCACAACCGCGGTGTTGTAGCCAGCCACGGGGTTGACGTCGGCGCGCGCCACGCCACCGCGCACGAGATCACGCTGTGCGTGAAGCCGCTGGCCTTCCGCCGTGGCGGTACCGAGCGCGTCGCCGATGCTCGCCGTCGAGGAACCCGGGATCGGGGCCGGGGCCACCGACTCCTGCGCCGCGCGCTGCACGTTGCGTGCGGCGATCGCCGCGTTGCTGGCGAGCCGCGTTTGCGCATGCGCCGGGAGCGCGACCGGAGAGGGCGGCACCGGGGCCGGGGTCGGCGCCGGGGCCGGCGCGACGGGGGCCAGAGCCGGAGCCGGGCGCCCCAGCGCAGGGGCGCGAGTCACCGCGGTGCGCGCAGGGAGAGGATCCAGCTCGAGGGCGGCGAAGCGAGCGGCAGTGTCGTCGGTGGCGGACATGGGACGGACCTTTCTTGTCCCCAGATAGGGACAGAGACTTACGGTGTCGGGATGGCGGGCACAGTGCAGAGCCCGGCTAGGGTTACGGCTAGGGTTACGAGTTACGGTTCACCATCGGGATCACCGTACGACGACTCGATCTCCGCGTCGCACTCCTCGACGAGCGCGACCGTCTCTCCGTCGCGCTCGACGGTGAGAGACTCGCCCTCACACTCGAGGGCTGGACCTTCGTCGTACGTGGCGCACTCGAGCGCCATGCCTGCATGGTAGGCGGCCGTCGCGCACCACGCACAAAGGCACGTATCGGTGCCCTTGACGACATAGAGAATCGTGTCGCCTCCCGCGCTCGTGTACTGCGGGAGCGAGCCATCGGCGCGGAGTAACTGGCGAGTGACAGGGAAGGTCACGACGCACCCCCAGTCGCGCGGTCGACGGTGCCAGGGACGATCCGGTACCCGTTCGCGGCGGCCCAGTCGTACGCGTCCGGCGCGGCGACGTGGTACGAGACGGCCTGCTCCGACTCGGTGTCGACGAGGACGATCTGGCCCTCCACGACGTTCGCAGAGCACGTGCGGGGCTGGCGGACCACGTGCGCGTAGTGGGCACGCACGACGTCGCGGATATGCACGTCGGCGCGCACCGCGGGCGCCTTGTCGTCGAGGCGGAAGTACGTCGGCCTGTGGCACGCGACGCACTGACCGACCACCACGGCAACGTCGTCGTCGGAGCGGTAGCGCTCCTCGACGTGATAGAGCCAGATCGTCCCCCCGCACTCACAACAGGGGCCGCAGTCGGTCACGTAACGACCGTCGTGGAGAAAATGGCAGCGCGTCACGACGCCGTCTCCCGGACCGGGAAGAGCCGGTATCTGCCCGCACCCTCGATCGCCCACACCAGGCCAGCGGTGATCGCGCGGTGTACCGACTGGTACCCGTACATCAAGCTGCCGTGCGGTCCTACGACGGATGCCGCAGCCTTCGCCGTGCAGCCCGGGTGGGCTGCGACGTACTGCGCAATCGCGGCCATACGTGGCCCAACGCGTCTCTTGGCGGACATGGAATCAGCCTTTCTTGCCCCCAGATAGGGGCCTGGTGTGTAGGGACCGGGGTACCGCCGGTCGTGAATCACTCGCAAAGGTAAGACGACCGGAGTTCCGAAGTTATTTAGCCAACCGTAAACTTTCTTCTAAGTTGTTGAAATCATTGACGTATTCCCATCCGAAGGGGATCGTAAGTATGCGAAATCATTAAGTCATTGGAATTCACGTACTTAGGGGATCGGAGTCCCATCCGACTCCCTTCGGATGGGAGTCTAGGGAATCTCCTGATCGGGAGTGCGCCCAATCCAAGGAACTCCCGATCGGGAGTGCGTCCGATTTGCGTTGACAAACGGAGCGAGCTGTTAGCTCACAACGAATCGCCTGTAACGCATGAAGATCGATGCCCATCGCGGATCACGGTGACCGCGGAAGTAGTCCCGTCCGGCCCACGGTGCACCATCCGTCTCGACGATGGCGCGGCCAAGCTGGCGATCATTGCTCGCCGAGCAATGGGCCACGCGGAGTCGATGGTACGGTGGAGCCTTCGTGTTCCATTCGAATTCGGAGAGCAACTTGCCGTGGCCGTCGACCATGCCAGTGACCATGCCAACGTGGCCGATACGATCTCGACTGCCATCGCGATCGTAGTCAATCGAGGGGTACACGATCAGGCACGCGGACTCGGGCCACGAGATGATCTCGAACCACCGCATACGCGTGTGAGCTTCGAGAATCATGGAGTCAGTGTTGGCCCAGTCCCAGAGCGGTGCAAAATCGGGCTGCATGCGGTCGAAACCAAGACTCCAGGTCTGGTATCCAACGCAGTCGCACGTTGCGCGACGGAGCTTGAGCACTGGAGAGCGCCAGTGCGTCGCCGGATCGAAGGCATCCGGATCCGCGCCCCCGTTGTGCCCTGGCTCCATGCTGTAGCGGATCGCCCTGCCGCCCTCACCGAGCATGCGCCGGGCTCGTTGGAGCGCCTGCTCACGCGTCATGGAACGGACGCGCCCGCGCTTCGCGAGTGTTGCCGCGTCCGCCATGCGCTACCGACGGTATCGGCGCCTGCGTCGAGCCATCATCCGAGGCCCATACAGGCCCCGGAGTGTCTTGCGACCACTCTTGAACTTCTGCAGGCCCCAGACGACGGGATACGACACGATGAACCCGGCGATGCCAGCCGAGGCCAGCGTCAACGCGGCCATCACGGGCAACGGTTGCCGCAGAATGAAGTCACCGACGGGGTTGCCGAGGCTACGCGGTCCATCGAGAGTCATCACGCTTGGCATGGTCAATCCCTCCATCCCGGGCGATCACTCTGCACACGTTCACAGATTCGATCGACCTCGACGGTGGCAGCGTGCCACGGTGCCTTCTCTCGAAGCGAGGCTCCCCGGGGTGGACGTGCCACGTCGAGATGATTCCGGGCTACGTGACAATCACGTCTCTTGGCGGCTGCCACGGCGAGCCTGAGATGATCTGCCCCCGAACCGAGATCCCGACGGCGCCGCCTGCGCTTCTTGCGACTCCTGCCGCTCACGCGTTTCTCCAGCCGTGCCACGAGGCGCCGATCATCGTCACGCCGGCGCCAACATCGATCGCGCCAGCCGTGAGGTGCGGTACCTTGTCGTAGCCCCTCGAGTTGTAGAAGTACAAGCCACCGAGCACCGTACTCCCAAGGCCCGTGAGCCCACCGAGTCCAGCGGTGACCTTGGCGAGAGTGGTGTGCCCCTTGCGGCCCAGAGCGATCGAGCCGAACGACGCGGCGAGCCCAGCAGCAAGCCCAGCCCACTCGAGCCAGGTCAAGTCGACGTAAGGAATCGGGCCACTGAGGAACGTGGGCAGCGGTGCGCCGAGCATCTGGGGCAGGTTGCCCAGCATCTGCGGCATGGAGTTACCGAGGACGGCGGGCAGATGAGTCGACGTGAGCATCACTTCCTCCGACGACGGGGACCCTGGAGGCCACCGCAGCGATCGGCCACCGCGTCGGCGGCCTGGTAGTAGAGGCGCCGGTCAGTCGGCGAGCCACCTCGGGCACTCTCGAGATGCATGCGCGCGATGCCACACTGGCCCTTGGTGGCCGCGCGGTACGCCATGAGCCGGTGCTGACTCCGGCCCGAGGATGTCGCCACCGAGCCGAGCCCTTTGCGCTGGTAGCGGCGACCATGCTTGCGCTTGCGGCTGCGCGACATGCTAGCGCCTTCGCTTCCAGAAGTACCGTCCGCCAAGGAGCGCACCTGCCGCGCCACCGACGGCGGCCCAGAGCTTCCAGTTGCCGAGCACGTCAGTCACGCCCGCGAGCTGATCGATGCCTTCCATGCTGGCTGGATTCCAGAAGAACGCGCCATGTGCACCCTCACTGGTGCCATAGGCGGGCACGATCCGGATCCGCTGGTACGGATTCAGCGGCTCGAGGCCAGCGACCTGCTGCCAACGGCGGGCGGCGATCATGCCAGTAGCATACACGGTGACTTACGGAGCGTGCTAGTGAATCGGGACGCTACCCCGGAGGACCGCCAGATTGAAGGCTCGCCGCACCGGGGGATAGAGACTACACAGCCGGCCCATCTCCCGCGGAATCTGGTCCCGGAGCGGGTCTCGGTCACTCCAACGGATCCAGCCGTCGACATCGGCCATGGACACGTCAGTCTCCGTCTCGCTGGCGTGCTGATCGGTCGATGGCGCTGCGTCGGTGCGCTCCAAGTGGACCACGTAGCCGGCCAGCGCCAGGGGGTGCCGATCCTCGAGCTGGCGCAGGGTGGCCAACTCATACTGGTACCGACAGTCATCCACCACGTACAGCGGGCCGTCCTCGGCGACAACTCGGTCGATCAGGGCCTTGACGAGCACACCCTGTCCCAGGCCAGACCGGAGTCCATCGCCGATGCGCTGCAAGAGCCAGCGCGGAGTGACTCCATAGCGAGAATCGATGGCTTCCTTGCGCGCCGGATCGCGCAACATCTCATTCGTGAAACCGAAGGCATGAGACACGATCGAACGCAGCGGCTCAGCAAACGAGAGCAGTCTCGCACCATAGGTCGCGACGAGAATCTCGGCCGCCGTCGACTTGCCGGTCTGCTTCCGCCCGTGAAACGCGATGATCGTTTTCATTCAGCGACGCTAGATGGCCTAGACGACACCGGGCCATTGCTGCCGTCGTCGGCGATCTGGACCGGCACCTCACCGTAGAGCACGTCATCGTCGCGATCGGACCTGTGTGCCATGGTGCGATTCCGCACGTCGGGCCGCAACGCGTCAAACGCCTTGCGCAGGGCGACCTCTGCGAGAATCACAGCCCGCAGCTCGCCCTCGACGGGGAGCCAGCTCTCGTGCCCGACGCCATCGAAGCCCGCACAGTACTCCACCACGACGTCACGATTGTTGATCACCACGCGATAGGAACCAGCGACCTTACCACCCTCGTAGGTGAACCGGATCACGCGACGCTTGTTATCGGCGCGACGCTTGACCTCGGCGTTGATGACGTTGAATCGAGCCTCGGCCTCCCGCTGGCGTTCGGCCTCCCGCCGGCGTTTCTCGAGCTGCCAGCTCGTGGCGAACTCACGCAGGTTGCGCTCGATAGTCTCGAGATACGCGCTGAGCCGGTGGCCTGAGTCCATGACAGCGTCGATCGCCTGCATGAGCACCGTCATGCGCTGGAGCGCCTGCTCGGTCTGGGCCTCGACCTGTGCGTCGTGGAGCGCCTGGTAGACGGTGTGGTGGGATTGCACGACGCGCGCGCTGAGCCCAGCGGCCGTACACGCCATCTCGGCGGCCTCGGTGAGCAGCCGGCTCGATGAGCGAACCGTGTCTCCACGGCCCGTCGAGTATCTCCAGCCCTCGTGTGCGATCGCGCCGATCAGGTCATGGAGAACCTCTGGATCGAGGCCTGGCACGTAGTCTCTGAATCGCTCGAAGAGCGTTTGCTCGAACGGATCGCTCGTTGGCTTGATTTCCACGTCGGACTCGCTCATGGCTCCCTCCCGATGTTGCTGGTGATGAGTAGGCACTCAGCCGCCTGCCGGCGCGTGCTATCTGCCGCGATGGTGCGAGACTCGAAGATGGGCTCGACGGTGGCCCACCGGTAGAGCCCCCGGATGCGAGGCGTGTCCGCGTTGCTCGTGACGACGGCAGCGCCGCGACGTGCGGCGCTCCACAAGACCCGCGCGAGCTGCTCCTGATCGTCGGGACCGAACCCCTCCGCCGTGTAGCCATCGAAGCCCTCGTCATAGGGTGGATCGGCGTAGATGACCGGGGGAGCGACGCGAGTGATCTCCCGAGCGATGACATCGTTGGCGAGCGCGTGGCCGATGGCAGCGTTCTGCAGCGCGCTCGCCGCGGCCTGGAACGCGTCGAGGCTAGCGAGATACTGGCGACCGTCGCCATAGGGCACGTTGAACTCGCCGGCCTGGTTGACCCGCCAGAGGCCGTTGAAGGCAAACGCGTTGAGGTAGAAGAACCGAGCCGCATCGTCGAGCGTCCGTGCGCCATACTTGACCAGACTGCGCTCCTTCTCGTACTGGTCACGTGCGCTGCGCGTCCAGATCCGCTCGGAGGCGAGCGTGTGGAGAGCCAGTGGCGAGCGACAGACCCATCGCCAGGCATTGACGACGTCGGAGCAGGCATCGGCGAGCAGCATCCGGCGCTCCGGCATCGCCAAGGCAACGGCGCCGGCCCCGAGAAATGGCTCGACATAGAGGGCGCCTGGGCGGGCCTCGAGCGCCCGCTCGAGGAGCGGGACGATCGTCGAGACCAGACGACGTTTGCCGCCCGGCCATCGGAAGATGGGCTCGGCCATAGGGCCTCAACGTGCGTGCTGCGTCAGCGCCAACTCGCGCATCGCCGGATAGACCTGCTCGCACGAGGCCAGGAGGTGATGCTCCATCGCGTCGAGGTGTGCGATGCACTTTCTCACGATGGCCTCCATGGCTGCGCGCGGATCCGCATCGAACGCGTGCTCGAACGTCGGCATCGGCGCTGCGTGCACACGAAGTCTCAGGCCGCCCTGGGTGAGGGTCCAGCAGAACTCGAGATCTCCATCGGTCGCGACACTGGTGATATTCAGCATGGCTCACACGCTAGCGGACGCAGACGTCAGACCTCTGCCCACGACTTTCCTTTCTTGGTCTCGATCGGGAACGGGATCGTCATGCCGTTGACGGCCGTGTGACTCTGCTCGAAGCAGTCTTTGACATCGACCATGAGCCGGTCGGCGTCGTCCTCGTCGCACTCGAAGATCACCGCATCGTGCACGTCGATGATCGGAAACGCACGGCGACGAAACCTGCGCAGACGCGGCATGATCCGAACAAGCCCGCTCTTGATCATGTAGGCGCTGAACGACTGGATGCCCCAATTCACCACGTCGGCCGGCGAGAACATGCCGAGCGGGAACGCACGGAGCCGGTTCAGGAGGAGGCATCGCATCTCGTGCGGTGGCTTCGCAACTGCAGTCAAGATGCGCTGCTTCCAGGCAATGAGCTGGTGCATCTTCGAGCGCATGAGCGCGATCATCTCGCGTGTCTTGGCGAGTGAGATCGTCGGGTCACCGAGCTTGACGATGAGCGTCTTGTGGACCGTCTCCTCGGAGCCCTCGTAGAACGAGGCATATTCGGCGTTCTTGACGCCCTCACGCAGGATCGAGCGCGATACATCATCCAGCTCCCAGAACTGGGGCCACACCACGGCTGCAAACTCGGCGTGAATGTCCTTACCCCTGGCGAAGACATCGCAGAGCCAGTCATCGCCTGAGACGAGTGCGATGGCACGGGCCTCCTGCTGCCTGACATCGAACCCGACGAAGATCCGGCCCAGCGGCGCCACGACCTGCGCGCGGAGATTCGGGAGCCCAGCGAAGCACACACCACGGCGCGGGATGATCGTGTCGGTGTGCGGACACTCGCCCTTCTTGGGCTTGCTGTGCCAATAGGCATCAACGCCGACGAGAAGCACCTTGCTCTTGCAGGCGAGGCACTGCATCGGATCGCCCTTGGAGTAGTTTTGGACAACTGGCGCTGAGGCGCCCCATCGGCCGGTAATCTTGTGTACCGCCCACGTGGGATGGATGCGACCATCATCCTGGACGTGACCGAAGATCGTCTGTCCCTTCTCGTCGACGTGATCGTACATCGGCAAGACGAAGGTCCCGTAGATCTTCTCACGCTCGCGGAACTCGATGAGCTTCTGCACCATCTGGACGTGCCGGAACTGCTCGAGCACCTCGGCATCCGTCGCGGGCTGCTTACCGCTCTTCGATCGCTTCTTGAGGAACAGGCCAAGCGACTGGAGCAGTGCCACGACCTGGAGCTGTGCATTCGGATTGAACTGCCAGCCCTTCTTTGTAGCTCGCTTTTCGATCTCGGCTCGCCGGAGGTGATAGCGCTCGATCGCCTTGTCGGGATCGGTCTTGCGCTTGACGTTGGCTTGCTGCGCGGCGAGCCGATCCCAGACCTCGCTACGCTTGCTATCGACGGCCTCGCGCAGCTCGAGGAGCGAGCGGTCGATGACGTCCTTGAGGACGATGGCCAGCTCGAGATTCACCTCGCGGCTCATCGGGATGCCGTCGAGATGCATCTGGCCTGCGATGAGCGCACACTGGCGATCCAACTCGTAGACCTGCTCGACCTCTCGGCGCTTGATCCAGAGCGTGAGCGGCGCCGTCAACGCATGCGTGCTGAGAACATCCTTGGCACAGTACGTGACCGTGTCTTGGTCCGAGTCACCGCTCGCCCTATACTCGGACTTCCACGGCTCGACGGCCCAGAACTGCGACACGATGGTCTGCAGCTTGTGGCTCATGCCAGGGAACGTGACGTGATGCATGAGCATCGTGTCGTCCCACGCGTCATCCACCTCGAAGCCGAGCGCCTTGAAGACCGTACGGTCATAACCGATGCCATTCTGGCCAATCTTGCGGATGGCTGGATTCTTGAGCAGCAGGCGCAAGAGACGGACTGCATTTGAGCTCAAGAGGCTCCATAGCACCGAGCAAGCCCAGCTTTCGGTGGCGAGCCCGAGCACGCGGATCTTCGCTGCGAAGGGCTGGCGCGCATCATGACGCTTGGGGTTGTCGACGTAGGTCTCGAGGTCGATCGTGATCGCGCGTTCCTGCAGGGCTCGTCGGTACGCATCGGCCACGAGCTTGTTGGCACGAGTGACGTCGGCGATCTCGGTCTCGATGCCCGAGAAGTCGAGGCGGATGTCACGACCCCGCGCGAGCGACTCGATCTTGCCCGCTGAGTAGACCAGGTTCCAGAAGCCGATCTCGGCCGCATGCGCGCCCTTCACCTCGCCACCACCGCGCAGGATCGCAGCCGGGTGGATCGTCGGGATCACGTCGCGCACACGGCCCGTGCCGTCGACATCGACGGCGTGCCACGTGTCCGCCAGCTCGGTGATGCCCTCGAGCCGCGTGGGCAATAGCGTGCGCGCTGCGATGGCACCCAGTGCGAGGATCGGCACTGGAGGAAGCGAGGCCAGCTCGCGCTGAAGTCGTGGCAAGCAGGCCTTGGCGGCGAGAAGTTTCTCCTTGATGTCAGCGTTCGGCGGCGGACGGCAAAGCGTCGAGTTCGTGATCCACACCGTCGAGCGATCACGATGAACTTGACTCAGCATCTTGGTGACTAGCGCGCCCGACGGGCCGATGAAGGGACGAGCCATCTGACACTCTTGTGCGCCAGGGCTTTCTCCGACGATGATCCAGGCCGGATCCTCGGCTGGCCCCTCGGCGGTAACTGGAGTCGCGGGCATGCCATTACGGGAGAACGGGCACGAAGCACAGTCCGCGCCGGCGACCGATCCTCGACGGTAGGTCCGGATTACCCCGTCGAATGGGAGATCGTCATCCACGAGGTGGGAGGCTACGGGCCTGCGACGTCAACACGTGCCGCGTGTTGACATCTCTTGTCGCTATGATCGTGTCATGATGGTCCGGCGATGGACATCCCGCTGGTGCCTCGTAGGCCTCACGTTCGCGGCGATGCCGCCCGTGGGAAATGGAGACGGTCTGGAGGGAGCCGGAATGCGTACCCTCGAGCGGAACGTGAGGGGGTCGTTCCTCCCGAGGACGCGGTCCCGGAGCCATCGGTGACGACCTACTGGATCTGTCTCCGATGGAACCACGCCACCATCGGGCCGCCGGAGTGCCCTTGCTGCCAGGATCACGTCCGCATCGATCTCAACGATCCGGATCACGACGTTGACGCCGAGCTACGCGTCTGGTGGCGACTGCGCATGGCGCAGAAGCCACCAGCGCTACAAGCGGACATCGCCTCTGCCGGGTGGGGTCTGTATGGTCCGGGCTGGGATCGGACCGTGGCAGCGCTCGTGGAGGGCGCTCGTCGACGGTCGACGGGCTTTTACGTCCTCAGCCGTGAGTATGAGGATGTCTACTATGGCTTCGTGAGGTAACTCGGCCAGACCAGTGCCTTGGGCACGAGCAGGACGCGATCCGGAGTTCCACCCATCTCGATCGCGATCTGCGCGGCCTCGACCATGTCAGCGGCGAGGACGAAGCTCGTCTCGCGTCCCTCGGAGACGGTCCAGCAGCGCAGCTCGGCCAGGCGGCCGAACAGGGCGCCGAGCGCCTGCTCCTTGGCCGTCATGGCAGCCAACTCGTCTCGGAGGGACTCGATGGTCTTCTCGCGATCGATGGCGCACCCACCTGCCCACTCGAGCTGACTACGGAGCGCCTCGATCTCCTCCTGCGCCTGCTCGAGGAGGCTCGCAACGGAGCCCTCGATCGGAGCGTGCGCTTCCGCATCATCGTCGTCATCGTCGTCGATGTACTCGCCAGCCGAGAGATCGATGTCCTCCACGGGGGGGACCTCCTTGACCTTGGCCAGAGTCGGTCGGGAGGCGTTCTGTCGAGACGTAACCGCCATGGACATCCTCCTCGCTCAGCGACGCCGGCGCTTCCGGGACTTCTTGCGAGCCTTGCAGCGACGCGGACAGCAACTCGACAGCTTCAGGCGCTTGCCGCCCTTGCCGACACACCGACGGGTGGTTCGCTTGGCCATGATGCATTGACTCCTTGCGGCCAAGGATAGTCACGCAAATTGACCGGTTGCAACCCCGTTTTGTCACTCGTGCTCGGGATGTCAACGCGAGTCGCTAGACTGCCATCCATGCGCTACCCTGACCAGCTCCGGCAGCTCTCCAGGGGAATCGAGGCCGTCATGGACGTCCTCGAGTTCCTGGCTCGACTCACGCAGAACACAGCAGATGACCAGGCCGTGGCCATCGTGCGGACCGTCCATGCGGCAGTGATCAGCGCGCTGAATGGTCTTGTCGGTCACCTGTCCCCCGAGGACGTACTCGACCAGCTCACCCGGCTCACGGAGGATCTGAAGCACAATGATCTCGCAACGGATACCGAGCTGGATCGGAAGTTCCGCGATCCGGGCTAGTGCGCTGGTGGAGCCGGCATTCCGATCGTGGCGGTCGCCTGCAGGACCGAGCGGGCGGCCTCGGAGGCCTTGACGACGGCGGCATCGCTCGGGTCCAGCGCCGCCACGGCGATCGCCTTGTAGACGGTCTCGAACAGGAGCACGATGGTCTCTCGAGCCGACCGGTACGAGGCGAGTTCCCGCTTGGCTTGCTGCAGCTCGAGGGCCGCGTGGACGATCAACGATTGGTGCGTGCGGTCCCAGACGAGGAACGCGTCGCGCGCCGCGTTGACGGTGACCAGGGTCGCCCGGAGCGTGCGCTGCTGCGCCGAGGGACCACAGGCAACGGCAAGCAGGACGACCAGGCCGAGCCACGAGCGCCTCATGGCTCGACGGACTCTCGCCGCTTGGCCACGGCCAGGCCGACCGAGGTGAGCGTCTTGGTACTGGCATAGACGCCAAAGATCCAGGTCGTGTAGTCACGCCAGGCTTGGGCGTCGATGCGTCCTAGGGCAGTCAGCACCGTGGCGCCGACCAGAAGGAGAATGGCGATCACGCCCTTCTCACTGCTCCACAGGTCTGCGATGGCTCCCATGGAGTCAGGATGTCATGAGTCCTTTCACTGGACGCAAACATTCGATAGGCTCGCCCCATACGCCGGACGTCAACGCAGCCGGTCAAGGAGCAAGTGATATGGCCAAGCGCGCTTTCAACCTTCTCCACTGCGCGGGCATCTACAAGCGCGGTCCCAAGAAGGGCCGTGTGAAGGCGACCGATGGCTATGCCAGCCGAGGTCCAAACCGTTGCCCGGCAAAGATGCGTGTGACCAGCCAGAGGCGGGTGAAGCGCACTGCTGGCTGCCGAACACTGATCGAGAAGGCGTACAAGAGCGGTATCCTCAAGGGCCGCAAGCTCCAGGCCGAGCACAAGCCCACACCCCCGAGCGTTCCTGCGACGCAGGCCATGCTCAGGGGCGCCGGGCTCGGTCGCGCTGGACGCCGGCGCCGACGCTAGCAAGCACAGACGTGGATTCGGTGCTGCCGGGGCTGGTCCACGTCACTCAGTGAGCACGGAGACGTCCCCACCTCCCTTGGCCAGATAGATCGCCGTCGCGACGAGACCCATGATCGAGACAAGGCTGAAGCCCAGCACCGGGATCGCCACTGGGTGCAGCGTCCTCTTTGGGGGCTCCTTCACGATCACGATCGGATCGTTGCGGAGGATCTCTGGATGGTCGCGGTAGGTGTCACCGATGTACTTGCCGATGGCGTCCGAGTTGGCCGCCAGGAGCCGAATCCCATCCTCGGCGCTGAGCTTCGGGTCCAGGAGCGCGGCGACCTCGGGTGGAGGCGGGACCGAGCCCGCGAAGACCGCAACGATGAACTTGGCCGCGGTCGTCGACGTCGGACCTGGACGTCCGTCGACCGTGACCTCGGCCAGGTTGATGGGGAGCTGCTTACCCGACTTCGCCATGGCCTTCGAGACCTGCTGGATGACGTTCTGCAGGAGCAGGAAGGAGTTGAGGCGGTCCTCCGTACTGGGGACGCAGACAAAGACGTTGTTGCGAGTGCTACAGGTGTAGCCGGCCGTGGCCGCGCCGAGGATATGGATTCCGAGCATGGGCTACACCGGGGGTGGAAGGTAGCGAGACGAGCTGCGACGATGGCGAATCGCCCACGCCGCGCCGAGTCCCAGGAGCAGGATGGCACCACTCGCACCGAGCGTGATCTTGATCCCAAACGGGAGCTTGAAGTGCATCGGTGGTGGCGGCGAGGGTACGTCGAGATCGTCGGGCAAGTTCTGCGGCAGGATGCGCGCATCGGGAGGCTCGAGGCCCGGGAAGGTGAGACGCAGACCGCATTGTCCTGGAACACTTCGGCGGGTTGCTGCTGCCGAGAAGAGCGCCGTGAAGGTGACGACGTTGGGCTCGAGGCTCCTCGCGCTGGGCGCATCGACGAACCGCTGGAGGTTGTCGAAGACCGCGTTGAAGCCAGAGTAGCTCGGAGCCTTGAGGCTCCGTAGCAGTTCCAGCTCCCACAGCGTGATGGCATAGCCACCGACGTCGGCGATCCAGGCGACGAAGGCCGGATCGAGAGCCGGGGCTACCTGACTCGGCGGCGAGAGAGTGACGCCATCCTTGACCGCGAGGGACGCGAGACGATCCGCCTCGCAGCGGAGGAGCGCGATATCAGGAGCCGTCGCCAACCCGTCCTCAGCGAGCAGCCACCATGGCGCGGCGACCTCGAGCAGGCTTGCGCAGGAAGGCAAAGTAGCCGATGCCCAGCACAGCGATGCCGCCGAGGATCCACTTCCACGGGATCTGCCGCCCCATCCCTGGCGAGGGTGGCAGGCCCGGAGGTGGCTCCGCGGGCGTGACGGGCGTGCCTGGCTTGGGCGCTGGCACGGGCTTGAGCTGGAGGTAGGTCGCGCCGATCTCCAGTTGCTTGGCGACCAGCACCGCCGATGCAGCGAGGGTCGTATAGCTGCGCGACGGCGCCACGAGTGTGGATCCGATGGCAGCCGTCGCCGGATTCATGAGCAGCCACTGGACGACCTTCTGCAGCGCTACAGCGGTCTTGGAGCCGATCTTGCCGTCGACACCAATCGGTGAGAACCCAACCGAGCCTGTGTACTTGTTGATCGAGGCCTGAATGCTCTTGAAGAGCTGGTCAGTCTTCGGGTCTGTGGCGTAGCAGATGTCCGGCGCCGCGGGATTGGCACACTTGTACGTAGGCGTGACGTTCGTGAGATCGGGCGGAGCCGCAAACAGCATGGTCATCTCCCCTGGTGGCCAGTCCTCGTTCCGGTGCGATCACCCTAACACAACGTTGACAAACGGAACCATGCTGCGTGCTAGTGTCAGGTTGAGCTGGCGTGATGCCGCCTGGGCTGGCGGGACATGCCGATTGTAACCACCCCAGGGAGGAGTCTTCCGGTCATGACCGTCACCGCTGCTCGGCAGTTCAACACCAAGAATACGATCGTCTACCTGTTCACCCACGATGGTGGCGCCGGCGATGCCGCCACAATCCCGAACGATGCGGGCGCTTCACCGGATCTCACCACGGATGCCGAGGGTGGCCTGCTCAAGGCGATCATGACGGCGCGCACCAACGGCTACGGCGCGTTCGCTGCCGGCGCGCTCAACCAGGCACAGGCTCGGGCCCTTCTGTTCTCGATGGACCCCAGCAATGTCTTCGGCACGGACAACATCGCGCGCGCACGGTGCGCGACGCTCACCATGACGGGCGTTGACGACTGGGTTCTCGACGCCAACGTGGATGGCCAGGGAGATCCCGTGCTCACGGCCACCAAGACGACCACGGCGGCAGGGACGTTTCTGGTCACGATCCAGGCGCTGCCATCGCCTGACTACTGAGCCTCTCGCCTAGGGCGACAGGCGTCGCCCCGGTGCGTAGACTGGTGCGGCGTGGATTCGATCCTCCATCCGAACACCGACTGCCTCCCTTGGTGGCATGGCCGGTATGCACTCCTTGCAGAAGGCCGGCAGTACGTCGTCCGGTCGGGCTGTGCCATCAACGCCGAGGGCAACGTGGGCTGCTCTCCGGAGTCGATGCGAGCCCAAGCGCAGGGCGTGCTCCGCGCTTGGGGCTACTGGTCGATCCTCCGCAGCCTGCCACTGACCGTGTACACGCTGGCCCGGTACATGGCCTCCGAGGTCGGATCGCACTCGATCGAGACCCGAGCCGCGGTCGGGATGGCGGCGATCAACCGAGCCAAGCTCGAGGGCCTGGCCGACGTCAACGCCCTCCTCCTGTACCGGCAAGGGACCGGGAGCCCAAACCGCGGCTACTACGGACCGATCCATGGCTCGGGTGGCACCGGACACCCCTATGGCCGCTGGGCTGCGACCTCACAGGACCCGTCGCTGGCGGACATCCTGCTGGCGGACTTCCTCCTCGGCGGGGGAGATACGGGCTGGGCTCGAGGTGCCGATGACCAGGCCGATCTCACCAGCACGGCCAACTTCCCGAACCCGGTCGCCACTGTGCGCGGGTTCGGCTCCCAGCGGAGCTACTGGATCGGGCCACTCCCTGGTGTCGACCACCGAGTCACCTACCTGATCGCCCGCCGGAACGACATCGAGCCCGACTCGGACGCAGGCCAGTACCTCATTGAGCGAGGCATCGCGATCTTGTCCGCGCCGTCGCCGAGCTGGTCCGGCCTAGGTGTCTGCGCGCGTACCGGCTGGATCTGGGCCAGTGCGGCCGGCGTAGCCTCGATCGGGCTCTCGTATCTCCTCAGCGGAACTTGGCCAAGGCGGCGAAGCTTGCTCGGAGGGCCTCCGTCCGACCCGTAGACGTCTCGTGCAGCTTCTCGCCCGCCTGGCTGATCCAGCGCTGGCGCCGGTTCTGATCGCGCATCCACGCCGAGAGCAAAGTCACGATGGTGGCACTCGCGGTGCCGTACTCGCGCACGACGGCGTAGATTGGCTGGGAGCCCTGGCGACGACCTGCGATCTCGACGATGCGAGCGGGGCGGTCCTCGTCGATGATGTCCTCGAAGAGTCGAGCCGCAACGCCGTTGCGCAAGAGTGCATTGAGCCAGTGCGCAACAACCTCATCGTCGAGATCATCGCGCTCGACCCGTGTGAGATATCGCTGGCGAAAGCGCAACAGTGCGTGATTCGACACGTTGATGTCTGCAGTCACGCGAACACGATACGAGGTCTGGACGACAACGACTCCCGCCATCACTGGCCAGCACGCTGGCCAGCCCATGCTACTCTTCCTCGTCACGTCTCTGCAGCTCGCCCGTGATAGCCTGTGGATGATGCCACCCCACTACTCATTCACGGTGGAAGAGAAGGTGAGCCCTCCGCTCGATTGGTGCCTGCCGGGCACCGTGGCACTCGTCGACGCATGGGAAGCACAATATGGCCGGACGCGTGACGGAGGCCCGGTACTGATCCCCTCGGATGGATGCCAGCAGTCCCCAAACTGCCCCATCAAGCCCGAGACGCTCGCGGCCAAGGCCGATGCTTGGCTCCGGCAGCGTGGGATCCGCCCGGTCGACGCGCCCCCGTTGCCCCTCGACGTGTACACGCTGGCGCGCAACGTGCGCTCGGAATTCGGATCGGGCACAGCGATGGAGAAGCTGGCGATCGCCTGGGTCGCTGTCAACCGGACCCTCATGGACAATGCCGCGTCGATCACCGAGCACTTGCTGGGCACGTTCGGGACCTTCGGCCGCCAGGTCGGCTCGAGACGCCCAGCCTCGACGCAGCAGGATCCCTCGGTGGCCGATCTCCTGATCGCGAACCACGTCTACACGTCATGGAAGACCCGTGGCACCGAGGAGGATCCGACCTTCGGAGCCGTGTCCTACTTCGACAAGGTCTCACAAGATGCCATGCACGCCAAGGCGCCCGACTCGAACCCGGCGCCGCTGGACGTCTATGACACCTGGACGGGTGGCGGAAACTGGCTCACCTGGATCGGCCACGTGCCCGACATCCGGCCCTATCGCCTGCTCCTGTTTTCGATCCGCAAGGATCTCCGAGCGGCCAACAACAACACCGAGCGGGCCCGGATCCGCAATCTTGGGCGCCTGGCCCTGCTCGGCCAGAACCGGGCACCCCGAGCCGACTGGTGCCAATAGCGCGCACGCTTCCAGAAGCAAGTGCCATCTGATAGGGTATCTGCCATGCGTGTACAGGTGACTCGTCCAACGCCTATCCGGCAGCCGGTTCGGCAGCCGGTCAAGGCACCTGCACCGCGGCCGGGATGCTGCCTGCGTCCGGTGCTCCCACCCCGTCGTCCGCCCACGCGCCCGCGCTGAGGCCGCTTACCAGGAGAGAGATCCATGGCTCGCAAGTTGACTCTTCAGCAAGAAGCCTTTGGCGTGGCCACGCAGCAGTGTCATGCCGAGACGACGACCGCCAAGGAGTACGGTCGTTGCGTCTCCGACAGGATTGGAAGCATCCTCGCGTCTGGATCGGTCGCCACGTTCAAGGCAAAGGCAAAGGCAAGGGGTAGGACGGCGGCAACGGGCAAGGGCAGAGGCAGGGGTGGAGGCAGGGGCGGAGGTAGGGGCAAGAGCAAGAGCTACGCGTGGCCAGGTCGGTAGGCTAGGCTTCGACGGTAGAAGGTTGTGGCCAAGGATCTCGAGGCCGCGGTCAAGGCTGCCCAGCTCTATGCCGGCTGCGGCGCCACGATGCGCATCACCGATGCGCAGAAGCTCTACCGTCGACTGCACAAGGCGGTCGAGCGAGTTGCCACGCGTCGCGGGATGAGCTTCAGCGACGCCCATGACCAGATCACGCGAGAAGCGAGCCGCCGCGGGCCGATCTGTCCGACGCCGGGGAAGGACATCTGAGTCTCTGGTCGGCAGTCAAAATGACCTAGCAGCTATGACGAAGCGGAAGCGACGACGGTTCCTCTGGAGCGCTGCTGCGCTCGGTGCCGTCGGGTTTGTCTGGTGGTTACTGCACGGCTCGGCTGGAGGTGCGAGACTCGCGATGCGTCTCGACGCGACGGGCCTGCACGCTGGCGGTAAGGTCATCACGGCGGAGGAAGCCGTGAGCTTGGCCCGAGTGGCTGGCGCTGGCGTTGACCTGGTCGTGACCGGGGACGCACGGCAGGGCGACCTCGATGCCGTGCGGACCCTCTTCGCGCAGGCGCGCATCCTGCTCGCCGTCAAAGTGGCCGCGTGAGTCTCTGGTCAACAGTCGGGGCCCTCGCCGGTGGCGTGGTCCTTGGCGTGCTCGGTGCCGCGGCATGGGAGCGCCGAGGCCAGCTCGCCGGACTCCCCGAGGACTGGTGGCGCAAGCGACGCGAGCCCAAGGAGCGGCTCTGCTACCGCACGAAGTCGGAAGCGCTCCAAGCCTTCCGAGATGCGAACCGGCACCAGATCGAGGATTGGGGCGGGCTCGACACGATAGCGAGCCCAGCCGAGTTTGATGCCATCAACGCTCGATACGGGCTCAAGGGCTCACGTGCGGTGCGCACGCTGGCACAGGCGCTCTGGGCCGTGATGCCGGCACACGCACCGTTCTGCCTCGACGAGATCGACGTCGAGACGCTGAACGAGACGAGCCCGGGCCAGCATGGGACGGGCTTCGTGCTGCCGAGCTGGGCCTACGACCTCATCGCCGCGCGCGACGAGGCCGAGCACTATGCGACCGCAGGCTAGTCAGCACAGGGCCCGAAGGAGCCCCCAAAGGCATCCGTGGCCGATGGCACGAGCAGTCGCTCGCCGTCACCTGCGACGTTGACAACCCCGGCGGAACTCTGGAACGTGTGGCCACTTGGCGGCAGGTAGCGACTGAAGATGACCCGCTCGCCAGAGATGTCAGTGCTGAAGTCACCCACCACAGGGCCCGAGAGACTGTGATTGGTCAGCTTGACAGCGACGCCACCGGTAGATGCAACGCGGAACAGCTTGTATGCGCCCTCTCGGTCGCTCGAGAAGACAATGCCCGAGTCGTCATTGAGCCATCTCGGGGCGTCCTCGAAGGAGTCGGCACCCAGGGTCAGATCAAGGGTATTCAGGCCGTTGATGTCCGTGGTCCAGATGTCATTTTCACGGACGTAGGCAACACGGTAGATCCCGTGTGCGAAAGCTGGCGTACGTTCGGCAACCTCCTCCGTCCTCGTGATGTTCTGCGCAGGTCCACCAAGGATGGAGATCCAGTACAGATCCGACGGCAACGAGATGGTGCCATCCTTGATGTTGCGGTGAACGAAGATGATGCCCCTGGAGTCCGGGGCCCACACGTAGCCGGCATCATCGATCTCCAGCGCGGTGACGGCCCTTGCCACGGTACCGTCGGTGGTGCCGAACCAGAGTTCCTTGCCACGACGCCACAGGAGCTTGGTGCCGTCAGGCGACCAGCGCGGCCACGTATCCGCCAGCACGGGTCCGAGGACGTCCAGGGCATGGGTGAGGTTCTGGACCATCGACCCATCGGGGGTCACCACGTAGATGTCCGAGGTGGTATTCGATAGCTCGCGGCTAGAGCCAAAGGCGATGAGATCGCCCTTGGGCGACCACGTTGCACTATCGATCGGATTGCCAGCGGCGATGCTGTACGCGTTGGAGCCGTCAACGTCGGAGATCCAGAGCGCACCGCCGAGCATGTACGCCATGCGGCAGGCCACTGCGGGAGGAGCGTCCGGCGTTCCGGGAGGTGCATCTGGGATATCGGCATCCGGCGTCGCTGGCGTGGCATCTGGAGGGAGCGCGGCATCGAGGTCCGCTGCGCTCGAGACGCAGACGCCCGTGAGTGCTCCACCACTGTCATCGTAGACATAGCCCGAGTCGCACATGCTCTCGGGATAGGCGCAAGAATCCCCTCCGCTGGGAGCCGCCAGGCAAAGCCCGCTCGGGCGCAAGTTGCACTCGATGTCGGAGCTGCACGAGAACTGCCGGGCGCTCTGACTACAGCCACTGCAGCCGGCCATTACAACGAAGCATCCAATCAAGATCAAGGCACGCATGAGATCCTCCTGCTGAGAAACACCGCTTATCGACGCAACTTCATGCCAGAGACAGAGACCTTCCAGCGGTCCGGCACCGGGGAGAACCGGAAGATCACGTAGAGGTAGTCATCGGGATCGTCGGCGTCGCTCACGTAGCTCGGATGTTCGCGGAGCCGAGCAAACGCCCATGCGTAGTGGGCACGGCTGCTCTCGCTACCAAGGCGCGCGCGAACGTGTAGCTCGTCACCTTCGATCCAAGCTTCGCGAAAGCGCACAAACAGGATGCGTTCGAGATCAAAATCTCGCAGCATGACATCTACGGTCTCGTCGTCGATCATGGACATCTCACTCGACGTGGCAATCGTGCGAGCAGCCATCGCCGTCGCGGTTATTGCCATCATCGCATTGCTCGAACAGGCCCTCAGGGTGACCGTTGCCACAGACGTTGTTCTGTTGACAGAGAGCCGAGCAGCCGTTGCGGGTGTCGACGGCATCACCATCGTCGCACTGCTCGGCGAGCTGCTCGACGTGGTTGTTGCCGCACACGTTGTTGAACTTGCAGGCGGTGCCGCAGCCGTTGCGGTCGTCATCACGGTTGCCGTCGTCGCAGTCCTCGATATCGGGACCTTGCTTGTCGACCATGCCATCGCCGCAGACGTTACGCTGGCAGTTCGGCGTGCAGTCCTTGTCGATGCCATTGCTGGCTCCGTCGTCGCAGGTCTCACCGGCGGCAACGTTGGTGATGCCGTCGCCGCATCGGACGAAGGTACAGTCAGCCATGAGTGCATCGGTCACCGCCGCGTCAGGGAGCGCGTTGGATTCGACGCACACGTTGTCGAGTGGACCATCAATCGTCCAATGAAAGCCCGTGCTGCACGCGGTGTCGGGATAAGCGCACGTCCGACTCTCGTCCGGTGACGACCAGCAGTGGCCGTCGCCGGCCAGGTTGCACTCTCCGTCGGAGCTACAGTGGTACTCGGCCGACGAGGAACAAGCGGCCAGCAAGCTGGCAGCGATGGTGAGAGAGATATTCCTCATGCTACATGACTCCATTGGGATCGATCTTCTCGGACTTGCGAGGCCGGCTTGACCTGCGCTTGGGCTTGGGCTTGTGCTCATCGTTCGCCGACGGAGCCGTGATGGCAGCCGCTGGAACGGGCTGGACCGTGAGCACAGGAATCGGAGGAGCTGGCGGAGGAGCTGGTGGGGGCGCTGGCGGAGGAGCTGGCGGGGGAGCCACCATGAGCGTGGGGACTGGAAGCATGAGAGGACGCTGCACCGCAACGCCCCCGACGCCATAGTGGGTCACCGCAGCGATGGCCACGGCGCTGCTGCTCGCAGCGATAAGCCCCATGCCGACAAGACGGCCCCAATGGCGCTGTGCCCTGGATGTCGGCGCGATGACACCAGCAAAGCCGCCCATCGACGTGGAACCGGAGACGCCGCTCATCGACGAGGGACTCGTCGGTCCCGTGACGGCGCTGGCCATCACCGTACCGCCGTTCATCATCGTCGGCGTCTGGACCGGCGCAGGAGCCACCACCGGTGAGACGCCACCAGTCGGCATGGTCGCGTGAACGATGTCGCCTTCGTTCAGCTCGATCACCTTGCTCTCGCTCGGATCGGCGCCCCGAATGGCATCCAGTGGAGCAGACACGTCATGGATCGAGATCGGCACGCCTCCCGGTGGAAAGAAGGGTCGCACCAAAGCGGGCTTGAGCGTGGGCTCTAGGCCCAACTCGCGCCAGTGATGCATGAGGAGTGCAGGGCCATTCGGCGACGTGTGCGACAACGCGATCGCCACCTCGCGCATGTCCCTCATGCGATCGCCGGGCTCCCACGCCATCGCGTGGGCAAAGAGCGCATCCCAGTACAAGCTGACATCGGGCCGAAACCTGGTCGCCGGCACGAACGGCCTACGTTTGGCCTCGTAGATCTGCATCTCGTTGCTCCCCTCGAAGGGGTATCGCCCGGTCAGCATGAGATAGAGCACAACGCCAAGGCTGTACACATCTGTCCTGGCATCGACGTCACGGGAGTCCTGCACCTGCTCGGGCGACATGTAGTGTGGCGTGCCCATACACAGGCGCTGCATCGTCTCGATGGCCGTCGGGAGCACGCATGGTGCAAGCGGCGACGTGCTCCCAGGTGCAGGCACCTTGGCAATGCCATAATCGAGTAGCTTCGCCACTTGCACACCATCGATATCGCAGATAAAGATATTGGAGGGCTTGACGTCGCGATGATAGATATTCTCCTTGTGGCCCTTGTAGAGCCCGCGGGCCACCTGGGTCCCGATCGCAATCACCTCCTCGACGGTAAATCGCAGCTTGATCTCTTGGAGCTTCTTGAGATCGTGGCCCGTCAAATACTCCATCACGATGAAGTGGCGGCCATCGGGGAGCTGTCCGATCTCGTAGATCGTCGTCGTGTGCCTGCCACCGACGCGTGATGCGGCGCGTGCCTCCGCGTAGAAGCGATTGACTTGCGCCTTCGCATCATCGCTCTTGCTCGGCGGCTGCGTGAGCACCTTCATGGCACGGCGCTCGTCGAGGTCAATATGGTGGACCTGATAGACCGTGCCCATGCCGCCAGCACCAATCATCTCTTTGACGACGTATCGGCCGACCTGCTGTCCTACTAGCAAATCGATCCTCCTGGTGTCGCCCTGCCTGCTGTCAATCGTGCCTGCGGTCGTCATCGATTGCCCCCTTTCCTTCCTTCGCGACGACGGCCATGGCCCTGCGGAGGACCATGATCAGATCGGGTCTCTCAGCCGTGCCCTGCCACACGGCATCCACGTCGGCCGGATCATGCACGCAGCCTCGTAGGCTCAGGAGCAACGATTGGACGGTCGCCTCACGCTCGGCCGTCCAGAGCGGTGGCGGCACCCCCGCAAGGAGTTCCGCCTGCAACCTCACCGAAGAGGTGATCGAGGCGCAGAGCAACTCTTGCTGCAACTCTGGCTGACACACTGGGTCACGCTGGCGGAAATTGGCCCAGAGAAGCGCGATCATCAGCAGGGTCAACGCAAGCGCAACTTGTTTCATGGCGACTTGTTTCACGGCGACATCCCCTGTCGAGCTTGCCGAGTTTGCGCAGCCCACATGAGTACCGGCATGAAGGAACTCCGGCCGTCGCTTACGTCGACGGTGACGATGGGCGAATCGATCGCCTCATGATGCGTGGCCACAGCAAGATCGGTGAAGTCCTCATCGATCCACCGCACGAAGGTTGCACCCTCGAGCTGCGTCTCAGCTTTGCGCAGGATCTCGCGATCGAGTTCCCCGTTCATTGTCTTCCAGATCCCCGCCGGGCTCCCCACCACGCCCGCGTCTGGATCTCTTGCGGGGTACTCACCCGATAGCATCTCGGCATAGCGCTCGACGCCGTGGCACGTGAAGCGCACAACCTCGAGCCGGCCAGTGTCCGCTCCTTTCGTGCGATACGAGCCGATACCCTCGACGTCATGCTCCTCGAAGCGCGCGAGCAGCGTCGCCACCTGCTGCTCGTAGATGACCGGCTGCGTATGCACAGGGTGATAGGCCTCGAGCATGAGGAGCAGCTCGTCATCGGACATTGTCGACGCGAGGGACTCGCGCAGGATCTGGCCAGACAGCAAGACTTGAAACTCGATCGCACGAAGAAACTCGATGCGATCGGTCGTGTCCTTGGGTTGATAATGCGCGCCGTCCTTGAGGCTGCTGCGAGCTGAACGGGCGAGCATGGACCAGGACTTTTTCAACGCGTCGACAGGCACGGCGATCATCGCCTGCTCGAGGGCAGAGACTGGCGCGGCCTCGACGCCGGCGCTCATGAGGACAAGGATATCGTTCTCGGCGATCCTATGAAGCGCGCTCTTCTGCGCCTGCACGTAGATGCCGACGATGGCGCCAAGGACGACAAAGCTCACGGCTTCAAAGAGCAGGTCAATCAGGAAGTTCCAATGCGTGTGGCGCGTGAGCATCGCTGCCAACTTCGCCTCACGCAACGCATGCACGAAGCTCTGATCGGCGACCATCATGCGGAGCTGCAGGGTCCGTATCAGCGTCGCCCGGTCGGGTTGTCCGAGAGAGCAGCCCGGGGCGACCGGCATATCACAACGGCCTGGGTGGTCGATGTCGGGGACGCCCGTCTTGCGGGCGCTACGATGCGGAGGTGTGTACCCGATGCGATCGTACTCGGCCTGTGCGATGCGCTTGAGGATCACGTAGCGATCCTCGAGATCGGAGATGTCTCCCGTGGTGACAGCGTTGAGATGCTCCCTGGCAATGAGGAGCTGAGACTGCACGACGAGCGCGATGGGCATGGCCTTGGCGATCTCGGTCCCCTGCAAGCGCGTGAGGACGTCCGCAGCGGCCTCGAGCGCCAAGATGGCCAGGTGCTCCGGTGGCGGCGCTGGCATGTCCTGCGTGAGTGTCTTCTTGCCTGGCGTCGGACCCGCCTTGCCCATCCCTGTACCCCCCTTTGAGTTGTGCGTGCGTGCGTGCGTCTTCATCGGTACTCCTTAGGTTCCGTTCCACGTCGGGACCCTCATGTGGCCGCTAGCCTACGACGGCGAGCATTGCGCTCGTCGCTACAGCTCACGCAGAGAAACCCCTCTTTGCTGGACTCTCTACAGCGGGTGCAGAGCCCGGCAGCGCGGCGAGCCCAGTAGCGATTCTGGTCGCACTTGTTCATGCGACGTCGGCAACGGCGACACGTCGGCACGCCCCTCCGCTTCAAGCAGACGGAGCAGAGCCCCCTCGCGACTCGCTTCGCACGGAGTACGGTGATCGACCCACCCACGGCTCGACCTAGAACCTGCCACGGACGGCGACGTGCGTCGGTCCGGCTTCGAGTTGCAGATCGGGTACGAGCACGAGCCGCACGGTCGCCGCGACGGCCACAGCGCCGGCACCGACCAGTGCAAGGGTGCCCATGACCGAGCGCGTGTCCGCTCGATCGAGGAGCTGGGCCTGCTCACGCTGTGAGCCCGCATCCGTGTCACGCAGACTGCTAGCGCTCAGCTCGAGGCCAAGGCCAACGCCACCGAGCACGACGGCGCCCCCAGCGAGGGACCATCCAAGCGTGTCCTCGTACCAGCGTGGGCGCGTGGGCTCTCGCCGTCGTGCGCTCGTGAGCGTGGCATCGATGGTGGGATCGACAGGCTCCTGATCGGTCACGGGCGACACGACCGGTTTCTCCTCGGCGGGGGCGAGTGACGTCGGCGGGCGCGTAGCTGCCACGGTGGCCTTGTCGATCGAGGTCTGGCACGCAGCCACGAAGCCCTTGGCGAGGCCAACACGCTCGGCTGCCTTCGGGCGATCTTCGACGGCGGCGATGAACCGCCCATAGAGCCAGATCGCCTTGGGACAGTCCCCGGCCATGCGGTAGGCCTGCCCGAGGTTGTAGAGCCAGACCGCGAGGTCTGGTGCGGCCTGAAGCCCTGCCTCGAATTCGGCAATCGCCTCGTCCCACTTCTGGACGGCGTAGGCCGCACGCCCAGCGCGGAGATGCCGGATGCTCTCGGCATCCGTCGGCTCAGCGAGCGGGTCAACAGGTTCTGCAACAGCAACAGCAACGCCGCTCGTCAACACGAGCGACACGATGACAACGCGCAACATCTAGCCCTCCTCTGGCACCGGTAGCTTCTTCGACGTGTTACGGGCGAGCGGCGAGGCCGTGTAGAGACGGCGATCGGACTTGCTCGGCTCCTTCGGTTTCTTCGACAAGTGCCCCCCATGGCAATGAGCGGCGCATCACCGTAAACTTCGCCGCCAGACCATCATGCGATCGACGATCCGGGTCCCGTCAAGGCCTAACTAGCTGTCCCGACGGAGATACGATCCAGCGCTCCGGACCGGTAATCACGTTGGGTCCAACCAGTCGTTTGGTAGCGGCCGGCACGTGCTCCGCGCCAAGAGATCGCCACCACGGACGGGTGATCAGCCGTAACGCTGCACGTGCTCGGCCATCGCGAGGTACCCGTCGAGCGTGGTCGAGTCCACGCTCCCGATCACCGAGATCGAACCGGGCCCCCTGCACAGGATCAGGAGCGTCGGCGTCGACGTGACGCCGAATCGATCGAGGAAGGCCTGGACGTCTGCGCGCTCGTCGTCGGCCTTGTAGATGCCAACGGGGATCTCCGGGTTCCGTCGCTGCAGTTTCTCAACGGCCCGACGGAAGCGTGGCTCAAACTCCTCGCACGCGCCGCACCCGTCAAGTACGACGAGCGCAACGAACACCTTGGCGTTGCTGAGATCCAGAGCCATGCAAGGGGGCGTCGGCCCCGATGGAGCGAGGAGCATGCTATGCGGCCTTCGCCCTCCACGTCGCCGTCGTCGGAGCTGGAAGCACGTCGACGTCGATCCTGGACGTGTCCTCGTCCTCGTCCTCGTCCTCCTCCTCCTCCTCGGCACCTGTGATCGCGTTGTAGCGAGGGCCGCGCTTGAGATGCAGGTACAGCGCGACGCCAGCGATGGCACCGAGCACACCGAGCCCGAGCAAGCTCCAGAAGTCCCACTTGCCAGCCATCGCCGTCGGACTGACGTCAACCTGGGGGATCAACTGCAGGCACTTGTCGAAGCACACCTCGTTGGTGTCCTTCACCGTGCACGAGGCCATGCACTTGTTGCGGGCCTCGTACATCCCGAGCGCAACTTGGGCCTTCTTGTCGATCTCGAGCATCATCCGCTTCTGCTCGCTCTTGGCCTCGATCGCGTTCGCGAACGCGACCACCGCCGTGAACCCAGCGGCGAAGCCAACACCAGCGACGACGAGGTAGATGATCAGCGGTGCGAGACCGAGCCCGCTCTTCTGAAAGTCGAAGGTGACGATCTGCGGGTCCATGTAGTTGGGCTCGCTCGTCGATACCGTGAGACTACCTGACGGCAACGGCTGCACCGCAAGGGAGCCCGCGAGCGGCATGGAGCAGTCGAGGAGTGCGGAGTCCTTGCCGAGCGTTGTCTTCCAGTTGAATAGCGTCGGGCTTGGCGGCAGTGCGGGCAGGCCTGTGACGCCTTGGGCTCGGAAGAACTCGAGCATCGCCTTCTGGCTCTCGTACACGGCGAGCGCGAGCAGGTTGTAGGTCTTGACGTCCTGGCACGTCGCGGCGCCTTGGGCGTAGAGGAGCGAGACACTGCGGGCCGCGCGGCGGACCGTGTTCCACGCGTTCTCAACGGCCGTGGTGACCTCCTCGGCGGTCTTCTGGGCGTCGATCACGTCTAGCTCCCTGTGCCCGTTTACGTACCGAGCGGCCCTATGATGCCACAACGGCGCTTGACTTGCGGTACCTTGGAACCCATGGCCAACACAGTTATTTACAACGTCGTTCCCTCGATCGAAGAGGCGCGCCAGCGTGGGCAATCGGTCTGGGATCTCTACCTAGAAGGCTTCTCGTCGGGCGCCAGCGGGAACGTCTCGATCTACCCAGAAGATGGCCGCCAGGCACTGACGTCGGTCTATGCCATCACGATCGGGAACCGCTCGCATCTCGACCGGTGCTTCGTGCTCTGGGATCCGCAGGCCACGCTCGCGCCCATCGACTCCGACGATGGCGTGCCGGACTTCATGCGACGTGTGACGACGACCGCCCCATTGATCTTCCCGCAGACCGGCAATGTGGGCCCGACGTCGATCGTCGTCGCAACGCCACCTAGGCTGGGCGCCATTCGTGTCGCGGGCGATCCCGCAGACTTCATCCGCAACTTTGCGACGCAGTTGAACCGGATCGACAAGGACGTCGTCTTTCGGCCAGTCAGCTACATCCCTGTTGGCGGCGCAGAGGTTGTGATCGACTGGGACGTTGCGCCGAATATTACAATCGCCCCAGTCCTGCATCTTCAGTTCTATCTGCAGCCACCGAACCAGGTGCCCTATGGGCGTGCGCCCTATCGGCAGTGGAATGGGCGCGAGATCAATCTCGCTGCCGAGACCTTGATCCTCATGTGCGCGATCCACGGACGGCGTCTGGTTCGCGTGGAGGTGACGACGGACGATGCCCTAGTGACTGACGCGACCGTGCGAGTTGGCGCGTTCAGCCCGATCGCGGAGGACCCGGTGGCCTTCATCCCGCGAGAATTCACCATTGCCACCGGCGCCATCGTCTCGAGTGCGCCCGCGAGTATCCTCATCACGAATCCGGTGGCAGACTGGCTTACCGTCTATGCGACGTCGACCAGCGGTGTCGGCAACGTGAACGTGAAGGTTTACGCCATCGACTAGCTCCGGGCCCAACGATGGTGAGCTGCGATGCCCGTGGCGAGTAGTGCGATGGCACCAAGGACCGCCAGCCCGGTCCGTGGCCAGTCAATGGGCACCGTCGGTAGCGGGGCTGGCTTGGGCTCGCCAGGCGTGGTCGATGGCTGGCCGCTGGCAACTGCATCGGCGCGCGACAGGAGCCATTGGCCCTGCTCGCGCACGATCGCATCATCGGCGAGGATCGCGGCCTGGGCGAGCGCGCGGACTCGTGGGTCATAGGCGTGGAGGATGCGATCGGGCAGCCCCAACAGCAGCGCGATCATGGCGCCAGCTTGGATCTGCGGCGTGGCACCCGCCTCGGCGAGATCCATGACGGCCTCCTCGATCCCAGTGAGGTCCGAGAAGGTCGCGGCGTAGAGCCAGCCAACGAGCAGGTTGGGGTCCTTCTCGACGCGCAGGGCCCAGCGGAGGACGTGCAAGTCCTCACCGAACAGGTGCCGAGCTGTGCCGGGCCGCTCGCTGGTCTCGAGGAGCGCGGTGAGTCCCTTGAGGCCTACGGTCCGCTCATGGGTCGACTCGAGGAGGTACGGTACCGTCACCAGCGGCACGCCAGGGAGGTGGACGAGGCAGCCGGTCGGCTCGTCCTGGTAGTAGGCCAGGAACGCATGGGCGACGATCGTGGCTTGCGCGAGCGTGTAGGGGGGCTCGCGCAAGCTGCCCGACATGCCGAGAGGAAGCTGGTCCATCCACGCCTGAGTGCGTGTGCAGGCGTCGCCCATGACTCATGACTCCGCGAATTGCAGCGGAAAGGCCTTGCTCGCGGCGACGGAGACTGAGCCACCCGCACCCACGCCAGCGCAGTACAGGACGTCATTCGGCTCGAGGACGAAGACATCCGATCGGTCCGCCGGCAGGAAGTAGGAGTCAAGCACTGACTGCGACGAGATCAGTGCGTTGGCCGAGTACGAGATGAACACGCCACCAGGTCCATTGTTGCGGACCATGGCGCGCACAGGTCCGCGGACCGTGGCACTGGCGAGCCGCGAAGGGCTCGCCGTGCCGACGGCATTGACGGTGACCGTCTTGGTGTTGGCCGCCATGGCGTCACCTCACCGTGAGTCGCTGGGCGCCGCGATCTGGATCAGGAAGCCCTGCCAGTTCAGCTCGATCTTGAGACTCGTCACCGTGGCCACGAGGCTTGCGGGCTCGGCCAGGGTGGTGACTGCGATCTGGAAGCCACCCGAGTTGGGCAGCGTGTAGGGCTCAGCCAGCTCCCACGTGCGCTCCGACGTACCCTTGACCATGTCACGGATCAACGTCGGCGCCTTCGTGAACTTCTGGTCCGTGCGGAAGTCGAGGATGTCGAGCCGCACGAGCGCCTGCAGCGTGTCCTGATCGGGCTGCGTGCCGAGCAGGAGCTGGTTGTTGTCCAGGGCAGCCACGCGGGGCAGCAGCCGATGGATCTCGAACGGCTTGTCTACCTGGTTGGTAAACACGACATCCGGGAACGTGACGCCATTCTGGGAGAAGCCAATCACCAGCTCGGCCGGCATGTTGTACGGAAACCGAGCCGTGATCTTCTGCCCCGCGAAGGTGTCGGGCAATCTCCCCATAAATTACACCGCCTCGACCCCCCGTGATCATTCTTGAGGGCCGCGAAGGGTTGTTGTGGTGGTCTCTCTCGAGACCGATATCAAGGGGAGGCCGAACCCTCCCAATGGGACGTCCGATCGCATTGTCCGCTGTGCGGGCGACGCGTCCGGGATCTGGATCCTCAGACCACGGGTCGCTTGATCAACCCTACCTTCTCGACCTTGAAGTCCATGAACGTCAGGGCGACGCCGCCATCCGAGGCGGCCTGGCTGATCACCAGCGCTGCCTCTGGGAACATCGCCATCTTGTAGCCCAGGTTCTCTTGCTCGAGGATCGGCAGCACCATCGACCAGCGGTCACGCGGGCTCGGCACACCGTTCTGCGCCAGCTCGAAGTCGCCAGTGGTGGCGAACACGTTCCAGCCGTGGCCCTGGGGGTAGTTCTGCATGACCCCCTGCGAGTAGATCTTCTCGCGGTACTCGTACTGCAGGAAGGTCACGCGATCGACGCTGAACAGCGTCTGCAGACGCACCGGGTTCGACAGCGCGCCTGCACCGTCGGCGAGCACCGGCTGGGTCTGTCCGGTCGGCGGACGCGTGACGCGGACCGCCTTGCACGCGATCGTGTAGACCAGCATCGAGAACGCCTGCGGCAGTCCGTTCGGACCCGGGCGTGGGATGTTGGTATCGACACGCGTCATGGTGCGCGTGCCACCGGGGATCTGCTGCGAGCGGCCGGCGGAGAACGCCTCGACGGGGGTTCCCTGACCGTTGGAGAGCTGGACCGTGCCGTAGTAGCGGTCATCGATCCAGTCCGCCAGCTCGATGACGGTTCCGTCCGCGAGGGCGAGAGTTGAGGTTCCTGGGGCTACACCGACAGTTCCAACCACGGGTCACTCCTGAAGGAGGTTGCAAGGAGGGCTCGTGAAACCCTCGGATGGCGCCGTCGGCAGTGGCTCAGTGCGCGCTGAAGAGGTTGGCACCGTAGGCGGAAGCGAGACCATGAGGAGCCTGCAGCGTCGGGCCGGCGAGCATCTGGGCCTGCATGCCCAGCGCGCTGCCACCCCCGAGCAGGTTGATCGGCGGACCGAGCGCAGCCGACTGCGCGACGCCAGCGACACCGGGCACCGTGCCGTAGGAGGATGGTGTCGGGATCACGGTCGCGACGCCGAGCCCGCCGTTGAGATAGTTGACCTGCGGAAGGCCAAGCTGATTCACGACGGGCACGCCGAACGCGCCCATGAACGAGCCCTTGGTGAGCTTGTTCTCGATGGCACCGACGCCAACGGCGAGAAGTCCACCGAGCACAGCGCCCGCGCCCGCACCATGCGTGTCCGGTCCCATCGCGTAGAGCACGCCTCCCGAAAGCGCCGCCAGACCAAGTCCGATGTAGAGCGCTTTGTCCGCCACAGAGGGGATGAACTTGGATCCGATGTAGCCGGCTGCTGAGGCACCACCACCGATGGCCAGACCCCACAGGGGATTCAGACCGACCGTGCGGCCGAAGTCATCGATACCGAGCAGGTTGACGTGCGCCATGACTTTGAATTGCTCCTCTGGTGGGCGGCCTAGCAGCGACCCTCGAACTTGCGACCGTTCCTGTGATCAGGAGACTTTGGCACCACACACACCTTCACGCGTTGACGAGTACGGGGATTGAAGGTGCACCAGCACGTGCCGATCGGTTTCTCATCTGGTTGATAGGCGGAGAGCGACTTGTCGCGTCGCCGACGCGGCATCAAGAACCTCGAGACCACGTCCAGCCCGGGGACTGCACGGAGGTGAACGGGTACATATCGGCGGCTTGTGCGCGAGCACCGACCATGCCTCCGATGCGATCGTCGATGAGGTGACGGGAAAGCGCCACCGGAGCATAGGCGATCGGAGTCATGGCCGCCGCTGCCGACGCTGCTGGATTGAGCACCGGCGGGAACACCTTGGCACCTTGGGTGACCGCCCGCATCGAGATCGCGAGGGCGGCTTGCTCTTGGCGATTGAACTGCGGTGCATTGGCCGTCGGGATCGCCATCGAGGTCTGGTCACCATAGAGACCCGACATTCCGCTCCGGCGCAGGGCGGCCTTCATGCGCTGCTTGGCGGCCCAGAGCTTGATGCGCTCGATGACGCCGACAGGGCGATCGCCAAACCCGCCACTCTGCAGCGCGTCCTGAACCCGAGGTTGCCAGATCGCCGTGAATCGCGCAGCGACCTCCTGCGCATTCATCACGGGCTGGTATCCCGGAATGGCCGTGAGGACACCCGTATACATGACCGCGTCGGGTCGAATCAGGTGCAGCTCCTCACCATGGCGCATGGCGATCACTCTAGGAGTGTCTGCTCAGTAGTTCAACACTCGTCGTGAGTACCGTTGCCGTCCCGAGCAAGCTAGTGATGCAACGGCTGTCAAAGCATGCCAAGCTTGCTCAGTGAAGCTCTACCGACTCGATGAAGTCGCCGCCCAGCTCGGTGTCTCGGTAACTACGATCCGCCGATTGCTCGCGTGCGGGAAGCTCGCGCACGTGCGAGTTGGCGGTCAGAACCGGATCCGCGATGTCGACGTGGCCGCCTTCATCACAACCAACACTTCGAGTGCGCCACGAGTCCGGCGCTAGAGCTTGCGCCAGACGCTGAAGGCGAGGAGGGCTGCACCCGCGAGGCCGAGATACCATCGGTTCTCGTAGAGCCAGCCTCCGGCGCGAAACCAGTCGGTGACGCCGTCGATCTGTCCACTGGTACGGAGCTGCTCGACCTGCTGCGGTCCCAGCGTGCTGCGAGCGGAGTTGACCATGACGTACCCGAGTCCGTTCATGGCCTGCTGCCAGGCGGCCGACGACGGCACGAACCGGTTGAGCCTCGGGTTGAGATTCGGATCCGACGAGAACTGCCAGGTTGGGATGATGCCGAACGGCCCGTTCATACTAGGGAGCCTTTCGGACGTGGTGTGGCAACGTTGCATAGTACTTGCCACCGACCGTGACGACGACGACCTGGCTGCCGTCGATGCTGCGCGTCCCGACGCGACGCCCACACAGCCTCTTGGACGACATGATCAACTCCCAGCGCTCCGACGAGCTGCCACGCCAGTTGCGCTTTCCCTCATACTCGTAGATGTAGCCATCGCCGAGACACACGCGACCGCTTCGCTTCACCATGGACTCCTGCTCCCTGTGAGTTGCTTCTGAGACCGCAGGGTCATCCACAACGAGATGCCCGCGCCCAGCAAGGCAACGATGGAGATGCCGAATGAAAAGCCCGCTAGGTTCCACTTCGCGACCGGCCTGACCGACTTGGGTCGCCGCTTGAGGTTGACGGTCTCGCGTTCAGAGGTCTCGGCCATGGTCGCCTCACTTCTTTGGCTTGCCGTAGCCTTCCCAGAACGCGACGGCGGGCGTGATGATCGGAAATACGTAGCCGAGCACAAACCATCCGACGCCCCACCCGACGGACCCGTTGTTGCGATGGTAACCGTGGTAGCCGGACACGAGCCCGGAGACGGTACCGACGACACCCCAGAAGCTCAGGCCAGGGATCGTCAAGCCGAGCTGGGAGTCGCCGACCATTCGGGAACTAGGACGTGGATAAGGCATCATGTGCGGCATGCTTGCCCCTCAGGCATCGAAGTCAGCGTGCTTGGCGTAGGGGGCCTCGAGCCCGAACCGTCGGCCCGGGAGAGTCGAGTCGAGGGCGACCCACTTTGTCGGTGCGTACTTCGGCAAACCCGCCATCACGTAGATATGGGACCAGTCCCCTCGCTTTGAGGTCGCCGTGACTCGAAGCCGGGGCTCGATGCCGTTCAAGGAGAGTAGCGTGGCCAGCAGAATCGACTGATCATCGCAGTCCCCTGCGCCCATGGACCACGTGTTCCAGCCCGTCTGATAGTAGTCGATGGAATCCTTGGGCCCGTTGCGGCCATGCTTGATCGGCGCGACGTCGCCGGAGTAGCGGACCCGAGCCTTGACCGCGTTGTAGATGGCTTTCGCCTCGCACAGCCCGTCTCGCTCGGGACACGCCCGAACAGCATCGGCGGCGATCGACTTCATCCTCGGATCTGATACTGACTTGAAGACCTGATCTTGGATGATCCCGATCCGCTCCTGGATCGACATTCGGTGAGTGCGGAAGAGTTGAGTCATGCCGTTGCCAGCATGCGTCACCTGCACCGGATTCGGACGCGGCATTGGACCAGGCGCGTAGTAGCCGAGTGGGGATCGTCCCTTCCATGCCCACGCCAACGCCCCTAGCGCGGCAATACCGCCCACGCCAAGGAGCACCTTGGTCGAGGTCTTCACGAGTCCACGCTAGCACGAGACGTCAACGCAACTCGAGCAAACGTGTTGACTAGCGGAGCGCTGGTGTTCTATGCGACCCTCTCCGGCATGCTCCAGGCATTCATGATCCCGTCCCCGCGCATGCTTGGATGGCATGGTGCTGGGCTTGGCGCCGCCAATGCCAACGTCAAGGCGATGCAGCAGGCGCTCGCGGCCTATGCAACGGCCACCAACTACCCGCTCGCGAACCCGGGCGCGATTGACGGCTTCATCGGCCCACGGACTCGTGATGCCGTCCTCGCGGTCTTGCCTCGTCTGCCCAAGCTGCCAAGTGCGGTCAAGTCACTCCTGCAGTATGGAGCCATGGTTGCGGTGATCCCCGAGGTGGCGAAGCATCTCGACGACCTGATCGTGTCCTACGCCTCCGAGATCACCACAGCGCTCAAGCTGCTCCAGGTAGTGCAGACGCCAGCGACGCCAGGGACACCCACGGGTGCAGGCACGACGGCGACGCCTGTCGTCCCTGCTACTCCGGCCCCTGGGGCAAGCTTGCCGGCCGTCCCGACGCCAGCCGCAGGCCTACCAGCGACCGGCGCTCTGCCGGCCCCGGCCTGGTACAAGACAGGTCCTGGGATGGCCGCGCTCGGCGTCGGAGCCACTGCCGTCATGGCAAGCGCGATCCTCCTGGCGACGAGGTGATCCGTGCTGGGCTATGACTGCTTTCCGGGCGTCGCGGGTGGCTGTTCCCAACGAGGGCTCGGCGACACCAAGGACGAGATCAACAATTGGCTCAAGACCGTCCCTGTGGTTGGCTCGGCGCTGCAGTCCGGGCTCGACAAGCTCGTCACCTACATCAAGTCGGAAGCCGAGACCGGCGCCAAGCAAGCCATCCCCCAGATCCGGAGTGAGGTCCGCGACGAGGTGAAGCCCTATATCATCGCAGCGGTGGGGCTGTCCGCCGTTGCAGCCGCCATCGGGATCACTGCCCTGGTGCGAAGGAAGGGCTGAGGCCATGCCACGGATCTGGTGCGAGGAGCAACTCGCTTCCAAGAAAGCCATCGATCCTGGCTCGTATCGCTGGATCCGGAGGGGACGAGCCCGGCTGCTGGTCATCTGCCCCAGGGGTCATTGGCATCCGAGGCGAAAGCCTGGCAAGCAGTGCGACGTCAGGCTCCGTGCATACAAGAAATATGTGGACCGTGGCGGGCGATGTCGCGTCTACGAGCGCCGAGTGAGCAAGGACTCGCCTTTCTTCTCGCGCCATCGCTGACATCGCTGACTCGTAGGGTGGCTCGCATGACGCGAGAGACGTCGAGGACCGCCGCTGACTCGATTCAGCCTGACACGCAGCGCCTCCGTCGGCTCGTCTTTACCGCACTCAGGGCAAAGGGGAGCCATGGGATGACCTGCGACGAGGTGGAGGTGATCTGCAAGCTGCGCCACCAGACGGCGAGCGCGCGGATCCGCGAGTTGTTCGTCCAGTCGCGCATCAAGGACTCTGGCCAGAGACGGCTCACGCGCAGCAACCGGACCGCGATCGTATGGGTAGTGCGATGAGACTCCTTGGCTACGTAGTGGCGGCGCTCGCCGTCACCGTTGCCGTGGTCGGCTGTGCGGTGTCATATCAGGCACTGCGCAGGAAGGACGATCGAGACGTCAACTGACGTGATACCGTTGCTGCCATGGTCATCCCCAAGCGAGTAGGGGTCGCGCCAGGCACGACGACTCTGCATCTGGGCGCCCCACCGAGCAAAGGGGAGAGCTGCATCTACTACGGTCCCGTGAACACGATGGGCTCCTTCGGGCCTCTCACCTCGTATTCGAGGAACGTGTCTCCGGCCATGCCATCGGCGGCCAGTGCACCCCTGGGACCCGGCAATCCATACGGCTCGGAAGCGGAATTCAAGGGTGGACTCGGCTACATCATCACGCCGACGGGCTACACGCCAGGCCGGGTGCCCTGGGAGGTCGTAGGGCTCTACACCGACTCGAAGGGCCGCCGCGGCTGCGATCCGCAACACAACGAGCGTGGTGAAGCTGGCTTCTACTACGATACCCAGCTCGGTGGGCTCGGTCGGGGCATGCCCACGGATGCACAGATGTCGGTCCAGCATGGCTGGACGCCGACGTTTGGGCCCGGGTACATGCCCGTCGTCGACCAGATGGTACCGACGGCCGATGGGAGGCTTCTGCCGTTGCCATGGGTCCCACCGGACGGATGGAATCCGGCTGGCCGATCGGGGCCCGCCTCGGCTTGGGGCCGCAAGCCATCGGGTCTTGGCGAGTTGACCGAGGAGGAGATCCGGGCCAACGCCGACCGCATGTACAAGCTCGCGCTGTACGGTACCGTGGGCGGGCTTGCGCTCGGGGCCATCACCCTGATCGTGACGCTCGCCCGAAAGTCGTCGTCGTCGTCTTGAGACGAGGCCGCTATGAGCATGTCCGCCAACGTCGCAGAGGCGATCAAGATCCTTCGCACCGCCGAGACCGAGCTGACGAGCGCGGTAAACCTCGGCTACACGACCGCAGTCGTGATCCCGGGTCCCGTCCCTGCGCCCGAGGAGACGACCATCATCGCGCTACGGGCGACAGGGATCCCGGGTCCGATCGCGATCAAGGCCGTCCTCATGAACGGCGACAAGTACATGGCTTGGCGGGCAGCATGGGAGGTGCTCATGGCCTTTGCCGGCTGGTGGGGCCGGCAGGCGCGTTGGCCGCTTGGCGACGGTGAGCGTGCCAAGAAAGATCCGACGACGGCGGCAGGTATGCCACCGCTGGGCGCTGGGCTCGCGGCGCTGTCCGCGACCCTGACAGCGATCACAGCACCGACCTGGAAGCCGTCCGTACGGCTCG